ACTTCTAATCTTATATTACCTTTTGTTCCTTCATTTAAAAAGTTTTTAGTTTTTGGTATATGAACTTCGCATAAACCATTACTTTGGATTGTCCCATTAAACATGTAGGACATATCTTCTGTTTCAACAACAACTCTTGCTTTAGATTTTGATAAAGAAGTTCCTTCAATATCAATATTACAATTAAATTTTGTTGGTTTGTCTGTATATAAATTGTACGCCATATCGTATAAATATCTTAATTGTTATTAAATTTTACGTTAACATTAATATTTTTTGGTTCGGTCATCGCCATTTTCACATCTTTCAATTTTATTTTGACCGTTTCATTTTTATGTTTGTTAATCCTTGTTTCAAAAACTAATTCATCAACTTGTAACCTAACAAATAGTTCAATTAGTATTTGTTTTTCTTTTTCCTCAAGTTCTCGAACCCTTTTTTTTATTCCTCTTCTTGGTGGTCCGATTACATTTGAAATGATTTTTTTGATTATACAACCTTCGGCCCATGTGAACGGTGTGTCGACCCAAGCAAAAGGTGTATCATCCCAAGAGTAACAAATAGTTTGCATAATATTTACTATATAGATAAATATGCTTAAAATTATGACATGTCAGATATTAGGAATCAGTTAATTAAAGATAGTTTCGATTATGTTCTTCAATCAGATTTAAGTACGGGAATTGTTTATAGAATTGGTGGTGATATACCAATTAACCCAACTTTTTTATCAGGGTTAACTATAAACAGTGGTTTTACTTATTCTAACGGAACAGAAATAAATGGTTACGTATTAACATGTGATTCAAATGGTAATGCTAATTGGGGTCCTGTTTCTGGTGCGTCAGGAAACTTTCTTTCACTTTCTGGAGGAACTGTATTTGGTAACACAACTTTTACGAGTGGGTTATCAGTGAATTATATTGATTTTGATACTACACCAACCGTACCGTCACCAACAGGAGGAACACTATATTACGACTCAAATGAAAATGCTTTATCATACAAACCAATAACACCAAGTAATGATGTAACTGTTAATTTAGGTCAAGAAAGTTTAGTTAGAATTTATAATAATTTAGGGGTTCAAATAAATAATGGACAGGCATTACATATAACAGGTGCAATTTCAGGTACACCAACCGTATCATTAGCAATCGGAACGGGTGGAGATGCGGTACAATTTCAAATATCAGGTATTGCAACTCATGATATACCAAATGGTTCATTTGGTTTTATGACTGTTTTTGGTGTCGTTAGAGATATTAATTTAACAGGATTTAGTATTGGTGAACAGGTTTATTTATCTCAAACTGTTGCAGGTGGATTGGTAAAATATTCCGACCTATTTTATACGGGCAGAACTTGTGAAGTCGGTCACGTTTTAGATAATTCATCTAATGGTAAATTACAAGTTACAATATTAAATGAAATTGAGGGAACAATTATTACGACTCAAGAAAATAATATATTGGCAGCTAATAATAGTTCCACCGGTGTTTTCCAATTCGGTGGACTTAGTATTGATAACCCATCAGGAACAACATTTAGTGTCGGTGAGGTTGAGGGTTGGATAATTGATAATGTGACAGCGCCAGCAAATCCAACAATTCAACTTATTATATATTCTGGTTCTACAGGTAACACCTCATTATATTATTCTACTGCAACAGAAACATATGTATTACTTACAAGTGCATCAACAATAACACAACAAACAAGTTTTCCAACGCCACAACAAAGAAGACAAAACATATATCTTGGAAAGTTTGGTCACGGAAATAAACAGTTTTTAATTAATACATTTAACGAACCTGATTCTGTATTATCACCACTATCCCAATTAAGGGATATGTTTACCTCGATTAAATTGATTAATGATGGTGTTATACCATCCGATAATGGTGCCAATTTAACATTTAATACTTCTGCAGGTACATTATATGGTCTTGGTATTGGATACATTACAAACAAATTAAATCCGAATAGTTTAACAATTAATAGTCAAAGTCCAACAACCTTTCAATACAGAACTCGAACAGGTGGAACGGCGTCGAATACGACAGTAATTGACCCATCAAATAAGGATGTTAATGGTGTAATTACACCAATAACTGGTGTAAAGGCAACAAATCAAAGAATTTATTTATTACAAAACGGTCAAATAAGAATTCAATACGGACAACAGGAGTATAACCAATTGGCGGCTGCTGTTGCTGCACTACAAAACGAAACATTTGTTACATTCCCCAATTTTAGAGATAATGGTATTTTAATTGGTATTCTTTCTGTTTTAAGCAGTTGTACTGAATTAAATGATACAAGTAAGGCTCAATTTTTCTCAGTATCAAAATTTGGTGAATTAATTGGCGCTGCGGGTGGAACATCAACAACAACTTTACAACAAGCGTATAATAACTCATCTAATCCTGAAATCACAATTAATTCAACATTAGATGGTTTATCAATAAAAAATGGTACAATATCAGGTGATTCGGTAACGAATTTAATAGAGGGTGTTAATTCAAGTAATGTTGTTACCTCATTCATAAGGGCGGATGGTGCGTTTTCAGGAACATCTATATTCGGAAACACTTTGAATATTGGTGGTAACACGTCATTACAAGGTTTAACTGCAACAACAATATCTGCATCGACATACAGTAATTTACCAGTAAGTTCTGTTACTGGTGGGACAGGAATTTCAGCATCAACAAGTAATGGTGTTGTAACAGTTACAAACACATCTCCGGATAGAACTGTAACAATTACAGGTGGAACAAATATTCAGATTGCAGGAACATATCCAAATTTTGGGGTAAACTACACAGGTCAAACATCATTCCCTTATCTTCCATTAAGTGGAGGTACTGTTACAGGGTCAACAAGTTTTACTGGTGGTTTAATTGCAAATACAATAAGTGCATCGACTTACAATAATTTACCAAATACTTTATATACCGGTAACGGTACTTTGTCAAGTCCTAGAACAGTAAATCAAAATGAATTATCATTAACATTTACAGGAACAACAGCATCAACATTATCAATACTTGAAAAATTTAAACAAGGGGCACCTAGTAATAATCCAAGTGGTATTTTATCACATGCACAAGGATTAAGTACAACTGCTAGTGGTGCTTATTCTCATTCAGAAGGTGTAAGTTCAGGTGCGATTGGTATTTATTCTCACGCGGAAGGTTCGTCTACCGCTTTTGGTACCGGATCTCATTCTGAAGGGAATAGTACTATAGCAAATGGTTCTTATTCACATAGTGAAGGTGAACAAACACAATCTAACGGCTCATATTCACATTCTGAAGGTCATTTCTCAAGATCACCAGGTTCTCATTCACATGCTGAAGGTTCATATAATGATTCTAATGGTAATTATTCACATGCCGAAGGTTTTAATACTGATTCTAATGGTGAATATTCTCATTCAGAGGGTTATTATACAAATTCAGTGGGTTTATATTCACATTCCGAAGGTGCGGGATATTTTATTGACGGTTCAAATACTTTTGAACCATTAGTGAATAATCCTTTAACATATTTTAGAATTGATGTTTCAGGTGTCACTTATGAATCATATAGTGGTGATTGGTTAGATGAATCGACAATTAGAATAATTGGTGATTGGTCATCAATACCCGATGGTTCGATAGTAAGTAGGTTAATATTTAATTCTTTTGATGTTAATTTATGTTATTATGGACCATACTATATAGACAAAGCAATTTTCGATTCCGGAGCAGGTGAATCAAATGTTATTTTTACGAATAATTGGAGTGGTGTTATATTAAGTTCTGTTACTGGTTGTACAAATATATCTAACGGTATAGGTTCACATTCTGAAGGTTTATCTACACGAGCTAATGGTAATTATTCTCATTCTGAAGGTATTGGTACACATGCGGATGGTGAAGGTCAACATGCTTCCGGAAAATATAATCTCACAGGTAATACTAATTCATTATTTGTAATCGGTAATGGTACTGACGATTTTAATAGAAGTGATATTTTAAATGTAAACCAAAATGAAGTAAATGTGTTTGGTAATTTGAACGCACCTTTTATAAGTGGTAATACATTCGATTTACAATATACAACATTAAGTTCTACTTCATCTGGATTCATAGATTATTTGACAGTAATATCAAAAGAAACCAATTACGGAGTATCGGTTGCACTTACACCTAATGGAAATCCTTCTGGTTATGGATATGCGTTTCAATTTGCTGCAAATAACATAGCGAATTCATTACTTTTTGTTGGAGATAACTTAACTAAAGCACATTATATTCATACCGACTCAACTAACGTTAGTGCTGAGGGGTGGCCATTAATTTTTGGTGTTACACCACAAAATGATAATTGGGATGCTAATTCTAATTTATTAGTTTTGACTTCAGGACAAACAATAGGTATTGGTGTAAGAAATCCAACAAATAAATTACACATTTCAGGTAGTACAAATCCTATTAGGATTCAAGGATTAACTGGAAGTACTACAGATAATTTGATTTTGAGTATTGACTCGACTGGTGTTGTTCACACATATCCTTTATCCGGATTAACTGGTGGTACATCAAGTGGAACATTCACAGGTGGTACTGTATCAGGTCCAACGAATTTTACTGGTGGTTTAACGGCAAATACAATAAGCGCATCGACATACAGTAATTTACCAGTAAGTTCTGTGACTGGCGGAACAGGAATTTCGGCATCAACAAACAATGGTGTTGTAACAATTACTAATACATCACCGGACCAAACTATCACAATATCCGGAGGGACAGGAATTCAAATAGTTAGTGCATATCCAAACTTTGGTGTAAATTTTACAGGTTCGACAGGTACTTCATTTACGGGTGGGACAGTAACAGGTGCAACAAATTTTACAAATGGATTAACCGCAAATACAATAAGTGCTTCAACTTATTATAATATATCTAATTATAATTCCGGAGTGATTGTTAATTCTGACTTATGGATTAACAATAATGATGGTACAATGACATTCCCTACCACACAAGTTGCATTATATAGTAATACCGCGTTTACTGGTAGTGTTGAAGTATACACTGTGTCAGGTCAAACTACAGGTGTAGGAATACCTGCATTATCAAATGAAGATACTAACTACATTGTTATAGATTATAATAATGGAACTCCGGTGTACGATGTTCTCACAGACGACTCAACAATCAATAGTAGTAATATAGTATTGTACCTAATAGTTTATAGGGCAAATAATTTTGTTCACGTATTAGATTTTGGTAACGAAGGTGCTGGTCTTCCAAATAAATTAAACGATAGAATCATTTACACAGATAGGTTTGCAAGAGAAGACGGTTTTTCTTTGGGTTTAAGTGGGACAACGGGTGTTGTGACTTTATCTTCAGGTGTTGCATGGAATGGTACAAATAGACAAACATTGGTTGCGGTTAATAGTACAGATGATGTATTTTTTCAAAGTTTTCACAGTGGTGGTACATGGACATATACAACAACATCAAATACACTGAATAATTTATTTTACGATAATGGAACGGATAGAATCGCTGGTACCGCAGGAAAATATCTTGTTAACTGGTATTTTAGAGGTCAAGAAATAAATGACCATTTATATGAAGTTTGGGGTAATGACGAATATGATAACGTGTCTGAAGCACAATTATCGTTAGAACCTAATTTACCCGAATTAATCACATCACATGCGTTTTTAACTGGTAGAATTATTGTTCAAGTGTCGGCTTTGACAGGTACTGTTGAGAGTGCGTTTGCTCAAGTATTTCAACCATCAACAGTACAATCTCACAATGATCTAACAGGAATACAAGGTGGGACCGGTGGCGAATATTATCACCTAACATCGTCAGAATATAATAACGTTGCGTATGAAAATGTATCAAACACTTTCACATCAGGACAAATATTTAATGCAGGTTTAACCGCAAATACAATAAGTGGTGGAACAATATATGGTGATGGTTCCAATTTAACAAATGTTGTTAATTCAATAACGACTAGTACAGGTTTATCTGGTTCATCAACTAATGGTAACATAACATTAATCAACACATCGCCAGACCAAACAGTAACAATATCTGGTGGGACAAACATTCAAATTACTGGTACATATCCAAATTTTGGTGTAAATTTTACTGGTACGACTGGTTCAGGTGGAACGTTTACTGGTGGAACTGTTCCGGGTGAAACATATTTTGCTGCGGGGTTGACCGCTAATACTTTAGTTGTCACAGCAACAACAAACCCTGTTCAATTTGTTGGATTACAACCATCAACAGATACTGATATTATTACCACAGACGGCACTGGTGTTTTACACACAAGAAGTTTAAATAGTGTGGGTATTATTACTTGGTCAACAATTACATCTTCTCAAACAGGTGTGACAAACAATGGGTATATAACTAATTCAGGGTCACAAGTGATTATTACATTACCTTCTACAGCATCAGTTGGGTCGATAATTGAAGTTGTTGGTATTGGTGCCGGAGGTTGGAAAATTGCACAAGAATCTAATCATCAAATTCATTTTGGTATTGTTAATTCTACTTCAGGTGCAACAGGATACGTACAATCAACACAAACATATGACGCAATTAAATTATTGTGTACAACAACAAATAACGAATACACCGTATTATCTGCAATTGGTAATATCGATATAAACTAAAAATATGTCATTTAATAATTCTATAAACGAAATAATAGATACTCAAATATTTTCAGGTGTAGGAACAACAACTTGGACAAAACCTACAGGTGTTAAGTTTGTATATGTTGTTTGTATAGGCGGCGGTGGTGGTGGTGGAAGTGGTGGAGGTAACGCATCTAATGGTATTAGACAATCAGGTAAAGGAGGCGGCGGTGGTGCTTTTGTTTCAAGACTCTACACCGCATCTGAATTATCCTCATCAGAAACTGTAATTGTAGCATCAGGAGGTACAGGTGGTGCAGGGACAACGGGTAATGGAAATGCGGGTACTGGTGGTGGTAATTCAAGATTTAGTTCAGGTTCAACTTTATTAGTTGCATATGGTGGCGGTGGTGGAGGAGGTGGATTTGTTACTGTTCAGTCGGCAGCATGTGGTGGTGGAGGTGGTGGTACCGCTAGTGTTGGTACGAATGCTGCGTCAAACTCAACAAGTGTTGCTGGAGGTAACCCACAATCGTCAGCATCAACTTCTCTTTCAATCGGTGGTACAGGAGGTGCATCAAACTCAACATTTGGTGGAGCATCTGCTGAATATGGTGGTGCCGGTGGGGGAGCATACACTGCCAGTGGAGTAACAGTATTTCAAGGAGGGTGTTCTTTATTTGGTGGCGGTGGCGGAGGATGTGGTGGTTTTGGTGGTATTAGTTATACAAGACAACCAAGTTCAGGAGGTGCGTCAGGTATTTATACTGGTGGTACAGGAGGGTTAAGTGGAACAACTGGTAATCCACCAACTTCAGGTTCAACAGGAACTAGTCGTGTTGGTATTGCTGCTGGTGATGGCGGTGGGGGTGGTGGTTGTTCTACATCAACAACTGTATCAGGAGGAAGAGGTGGTAATGGTGGTACGCCTGGCGGAGGTGGCGGAGGAGGTGGTGGCGGCGGTAATTCAGGAGGTGCCATTGGGGGTGCCGGAGGAACCGGTGGAATTGGTGAGATTAGAGTTTATTCTTGGTAAATTAAAATAAAATGTCAATAAATAACGTAATAAATAGTGCAAGAAGTGTAGATATATACACAACAACAGGTTTCACAACTTGGACAAAACCTACGGGTGTTCAATTTGTATTTGTTGTTTGTATTGGTGGAGGTGGTGGTGGTGGTGGTGGTTATGCTTCAACCACATCTACAGATAACCAAGCTGGTGGTACTGGAGGAGGTGGTGGTGCAGTTTGTTTTAAAATGTTTACTGCGTCTGATTTACCATCGGTAGTACCAATTTTTGTGGCATCTGGAGGTACTGGTGGTGGAGGTGGATTACATGGTGGCGGATTAAATCCAATTACCGCCGCGACTGTTGGTGGAAACTCAACATTTGGTACAGGTTCAACAGTTTACTTAACTGCTTTTGGTGGTGGTGCTGGTGGTGGATTCAGTGACATTATTGCATCCGCATTGTCAGGTGGTTCTGGTGGTGGTAGTGGAAGTGCAGGTAATTCCTCTTCAGCATCTAGTCTTTCAGGAGGTCTTCCGGGAGCAACATCAAATGTTGCTAATTCCGGTCAAGGAGGTAACTCACAAACAAATTCAAATGGTGGTACCGCCGAGTACGGTGGTGCTGGTGGTGGAGGTCATAGTGCATTATATGTTCAATATAACGGAGGAAGTTCATTATTTGGTGGTGGTGGTGGTGGGAATGGTGGATCAAGGTCAGGTGGTTCATCTTTTGCACCTACTAATGGTGGTTCTTCATCATCATACACAGCAGGTAACGGTGGTTCTGCCGGTACGAATGGTGCTATAGGTACTGTTGGTACATCGGGAACGACAAGTGATACTGGTATTTATTGTGGAAATGGTGGTGGTGGTGGAGGTGGTTCAACAAACACAACAACAAGAGGTGCAAATGGTGGTGATGGTGGATATCCGGGAGGAGGTGGTGGAGGTGGTGGTTTTGGTTTCGGTGCGAGAGGTGGCGATGGTGGAAAAGGTGGAAATGGTAAAATAATTGTATATAGTTGGTAAATTTTTATGTCATTTAATAACTCAATAAATTCAGTACCTAATGTTCAAATTTTTACAGGAACAGGTATAAACACTTGGACAAAACCGACAGGTGCAAAAGTTGTGTATGTGGTTTGTGTTGGCGCTGGTGGTGGAGGTGGTGGAGGAGCAAAAAATAACGCAGGTACTAACAGATTAGGTGGTGCTGGTGGTGGTGGTGGTGCAATATCAACAAGAACATATTTAGCGTCATTATTAAATTCAACTGAATCTGTTTATGTTGGTGCTGGCGGTACTGGCGGTGCTGGTTCAACTACTACAAATACTGTAGGAATTAGTGGAAATACGGGTGAATCATCATCATTTAGTACAGGTTTAACTCAAACTATTGCGTATGGTGGTGGAGGTGGTAGTGGTGGACAAGTAACTGCTACCGCGCATGGTGGAGGTGGAGGTGGTGGCACAGGTAGTTCGGGATTAACAGGAACGGCGGTATCAACTGTACGTGGTGGAGGTTTACCCGGAACATCAATACTAACAGCGATTGGAGGTCAAGGTGCGAGTAGTCAAGGTGCCACTACGACAGGGAATGGTGAATATGGTGGTGGTGCTGGTGGTGGTAGAACTAATAATACAATTTCGGTATCCTCTCCCGGAGGTTCATCAATATATGGCGCAGGTGGTGGTGGTTATGGTGGTCTTGTGGGTACAGGTAATGGAGGATTAGTTGGGAGTGCTGGTGGTAGTTCACAATCTTACACAAATGGTGGTGGTGGTGCAGTGGGAACTAATAGTTCAACCGCACCAACATCAGGTAGTACGGGTTCAGACGGAAATTCTTTAAAATGTGGTTCCGGTGGTGGTGGTGGAGGTGCAGGTACTGGTACCGGAAACGTTTCAGGTGCCGTAGGTGGTAATGGTGGCGCATGTGGTGGTGGAGGAGGTGGTGGTGGTGCCGCGACGGGTACAGGTAATGGTGGTAACGGAGGTAATGGTGGTAGAGGTGAAGTTAGGGTTTATACTTGGTAATATTTATTAAAAACAATTTAAATGAAATACGAATGGATAATAAATAAAATTGATGTTAAACCGGTTTTTGAAGGTTTAGAAAATTTTGTTTATATAATATATTGGGATTATTTGGCGGATAATGAAAGTGGTTATACCTCAACAATTAAAGGATACACTGAATTTAGTTCTGAAGTTAATAGTGATACTTATGTACCTTATGAAAGTATAACAAAAAATATTGCGGATTATTGGTTAAATACAAGTACAAATGTCAATCAATTACAATCAATATTAAACAAAAAAATAGAGGATTTAATAAATCCTCCAATTATTAATTTACCATTACCTTGGGTACCTAATCCTACTCCAACGCCTACACCAACACTTAGTCCAACATCTACACCAACACCAACAACTGTTTTTTATGTTTTTGACTTATCTTTTAGTGATGTCACCGAAAACGATGCATGTACAATATATCCCACAACTAATGCATATTATTCAAGTTCATCATTACTATCAAACGGTGTAACAATATTTACTGATATGGAATTAACTACACAAGTGAGTAACGGTTACTATTCTGATGGTATAAACGTATGGACAGTTAATTCTTCGACATTATCTAATCAAAATTTATGTAGTATACCTTAACAACATAAATTTATGAATAAGATTCATCTGAATCCATAATTTCTCCACCATAATATTGACAAATCATTTCACCGTTTTCATCGTAAACTTTGGTTTTGTGTAATAATCTTTTAGCGTATCTAACTGCTCTATTCTCATTTAAAAAATAATGAACCAATTTTTTTAATCTACCGTCTTTCCAAATAAAAACTTCTATTCTAAATTTTTTATTTTCTTTCATTTTACTTTTTTAATAAATAGTTTTTCCAAATCTTTTTTGTTTTATTTGTGTAACTTTTTAAAAAATATTGATTAGTTAGTACATTTAATTTTGGAAAATTATAACTAAACATTAATTTTCGTACCATATCTTCACTATCTACAGGGTTAGAACAAAACCAAGAATTGGCCCAAGGGATTTCGTGAGACGCCACTAATGGAATTCCTTGACTTACTAAGTCTGCACCAACTATATTAAATGTTTCAGATAATGAAACTTGCATACCAATATCCATTTTTGAACATAATTCTAAAAATTCTTCTCTTGGCATCCATTCATGATTAATTAATTCATGACCTTCGTCATATAAATGTTCAAATAAACTCATCATATTTTTTAAAACAGAATTACCTTTTTGTTCAACCCTACCTGAATTGATATGAAATCTTAATTTTTTACCTATTTTTTCCGCAAACTTAACAGCAGCAATTGCTTGTAAAAGTTGATTTTTTAATGGTCTAATTGCACCAAAAGAACAGATATCAATATATTCTTTGTTTCTATTGAATTTTTTGTCAATGTATTGTTGTGGATAATAATTTGGGAGATACGTTACTTTGTTTTCAACAATTTCACTATTACAATTTAATTTGTGTTTAAGATAAAACTTCATTTCCTTATAAGTTCTTGGTGCATTTGTTGCAATTATCACATTTTTATAAGTCATGTAGTCACCTAACCAATTAAAAGCAGAACCTTCATTTGCTAAAAATGGAATTTCACTGTGCAGTCTAATAATCCATTTAACATTAGGATGTAGTTTTGTGAGAACATAAAATTTATCAGGAACAACCCATAATGCTTCTATTATTACATGAGTAGGTTTGTATTTTGTTACTTCTTTATCAATACAATTGTTATCTACTACCACAACAATTTCAGATTTTATTCCCAATTCATTTATCATTTCATTCATAAAAAACGCCGAATTATATAAACCGGTGCTCATATTAACATTTGAATGTTTTTCTGAATTGTAATCATGTCTTCTCTTTAAAATGAAGAGTACTTTTGGTTTGGGCATAAAAAATTGTTTGTGAAATTTATCTAATAATAAATAACACAAACAAAATCAAAAGAGAAAAAATAATATTTTTTTATTTAAAAATAAATCTGTAAAATAACTTCATTATCATTTACAAAATACAAACATTGTGGGGTTTTTAATTCATACCTACCACAAATTACATGTGTTTGATTTTTCTTATCATTTTTGTTTTTTATGATGACTTTTGTACTATAATATTTATAATCTGAAATAAGATTTTCATAGGTACTATCTTTTAACCAAATTATATCTTTTTCATCTAATCCCGATTCAGATAAACACTGTTTATACAATTCTTTTTGACTTTCTGTCAATTTTTGATACGACTCTGGTGTCATTTCACTGCGTAAATTTTGAGCGTTCATTTTAACCAAAGAAAAAATAAACACAAAAATCGTTAGTAATGACTTTTTCATAATAATGGTTTTTTTGATTCTAATATCAAAATTAGGGGTTTGTTTCCAAATAACCAAATATTTATTTAAAAATATTTTACATGAATAGATTTATTTTAAACGAAAATGACAGAAATCACATAAAAAAATTGTATATGTTAAAAGAGGCTGAAGTACCTCAAGAAATGAAATCAACTAAACCTGATAATACATACGAATACTATTTACAACTTTATTCAGATGACCCATTAATTGAAGAACCAGGATATATGTATTTTAAAAAAAGTGGTAATAGATTTGAATCGTTTGAAGAAAAAATTGACCCAAATACCGGATCAAAATCAATTATTTCAACCGGGTATAAATTACCTTTTATTAACGAATTAGGTTTTAAAATAGTAGATAATAAAATTTCAGAAGAAACTAATACCATTGCAAAGAATTCAAATACAGAAGCAATAAAATTAACTCAACCTACTCAACGTAATAATAAGGTTGTATTATTTCATGATGTACAAAAAGATATACCGTCTTTAGGTTATTTAGTGAAAAGTACTTTCGAAAATAAGATATTAAATGATATGCAACTTAGAGGTAAAGCGTCAAAACCAACAAATACAGGTGAAATTAGATATTATGAATTTATAACAGGACCAAATAAGGGAGATTTAGTTATGGTTCAAAAAATACGAGATGCATATAAAGTATCATAAATAAACACAAATAAAAACTTACACAATGACTTTCAAAAAATGGATTATTGAACTTTTTAAAGACGAGAGAGGTTCTACATCAATTAAACCGGTAATTGCATTTTTAGGTGCAATATTTCTATGTGGTACAATGTTAATAAACTCATTTACCCATGGTGACATAAAACCATCAGATTCATTAGTCGATGCTGTTATGATTATCACCGCAATTGGTATGGGTGCTGATAGTTTGGATAAATTTTCACATAAAAAGAAAGAAGAACCAACTATAATTTCTGAAACCCCCGAAGAACCAATAGTTTAGATATAATTAAAAAGTCGGAAATTATCCGACTTTTTTTTATGTTAATTTTTTGTATAAATCTCTTACTATACAACAGGTATCATAATCTTCAATTTCTTCAAAATAGGATAACACATCTCTTTTAAGTACAATTGTATCTTTTCTTGTAAAATGAAATTCAGTATCCCATTCTAATCCTTGAATGTTACCAACCACAAGAATTGATAATTTTTGTTTTTTTGTTTTCAAAAATTCGTCAAAAACTTCAATTATTGTTTTCAATATATAAGGTCTATTTTTATCATAAAAATCAGTAAAATCTTCAAATTTTTCTTTTGATTCTAAAATTTTGTAGTAGTTTTTCTTTGCCATTTAAATTAGTCTATTATTTTATATTGTATGATCTATTCTTATTCTAACACATGTCTGTGGTAGTCTACAGTTTTTTAAGTAATTGTTAACGTACCCCATAATATTCGCAGAACCTATTGGATTGGCGGAGTGTACATATATTAGAGGTAAAGGGACGTTATCTTGAATCGATTTATCAACTAAAAATTTTGCACAATCATATCCTGTTTTTTCAGAAATATTATTGTAATCCAATTTATAATTTGGGCTTACGTTTGTGAAATATTCTTTCATTGCACTTTCACCTAAATCATGGTCTAATGAAATGAAGTCAATTGAGGATAACCCATTTTCATTTACTATTTTTACAAATTCATCATAATTTCTAGCAATTACCCAAGTATCCTGTTTAGGTGTACGTACATCATCTAAGTATATTCTTATTTTATCCATAATTCTTTGTGTACCCAAAAATGAATTCCCATTTACCCCAAGAGAAGGTTAAAAAAATCCCGGTAATACCGTCTTTTAGTAATCGTCTATGTTCAAGTGGAGAATGTGACTCGAAATACAAATGTAAGGTCGGGATTATGTTAAAAATCCACTTGTTGATAACTTTTTGATAAAAAAATTTATTCACAGTTTTATGTTAAATCGATTTTTCATTTGTGATACTTTTTCCTCGGGACAATCATGTATGTTTTTATTACCATGTCTATTTTCCACAATTACGGTATGTACCCTATATCTGTATCTTTCAGCCATTTCAAAATATGTTTCCATTTCCCATTCTTCAGTAAAAGTATTTGCAACAACTATCTTTAAAATCTCATTTCTCATTTTGTTTGCGCACCTTTGTTGACAATCATTGTGAGCTTCTTTTAATTTCGACCCATCAAATTCATAGTTACCTTCAGAATTTATAAAATAATCGTCAGCAGATAAAACATCAGGTTTATCTATAAAATTTGTTAGTATGATTTCACCAAGTGTTGATTTACCGGAACCTGGTAGTCCTCTTAGTAGGATTAAGTCCCCCACGTAGTTAGTGTTAGTCATAGTTATAGTATAAAAAGGTTAGTTAATAATGAGAAAGAAAATAAGGCCGTTTGACCGGCCTTATTAATCGGTTCAGAAATTATTTACTGCAGCTATCAGCACAGTTTTTAGCTTCTGTTTTAGTAGTATCAACACTTTCACTTATTACTGTGTCAGTTGTGACTACTGTTGAGTCCGTTGTTTCTGTTGTGTCGGATGTGGTTGACCCTGTTCCACAAGAAGCAATTGCAACAAGTGCAAATGCGACAAAAATTAAAATATATTTTCTCATATTGTTAAATATAACAAAAATGATTTGAAAAAAAAAATGTTATAAAAAAACCCCAACGAGATGTCGGGGTTAGAAGGTCTTTCGGTGGGTTCAACTCCACTTACTTATGAAAAAAAACGAAAAGGTAATCGACAAAGAGAACCTCCAAGGATATAAATATATATGTTTTTACAAAAAAACAAATATTTACCAAATTATTTTTTAAAAATTTTTAGATTATCGTTTTTGTACCTCAATGTTACTTGTTTATTTTCCACAATATTTCCTTTTAAAATTTCTTCGCTTAAAAAGTCTTCCAATAAATTTTGGATAATTCTTTTTAATGGTCTTGCACCATATTCTTCTTGTGAATTTAAATCAAAAATTTTGTTAACAACAGAGATATCGTAATTGATTTTGTAGTTTTTTTCAAGTAATCTGTTAGAAAGTAATTTTAATTCTATATCAATAATTTTTTTAAGTGTTTCATTATTCAAAGAATTGAAGAGGATAATATCGTCAATTCTATTCAAAAACTCAGGTGAAAATTGTTGTTTTAATGACTTCTGAATTATTGATTTTCTAACTTCATATTTTTGTTGTTCAGTAGATTTAGTTGCGAAACCAACACCATCACCAAAATCAGATATTTTTCTTGCACCTACATTTGATGTCATAATAATTAGACAATTTGTAAAATTAACTTTCCTACCAAAGGAATCAGTCAAATGTCCTTCATCTAAAATTTGAAGTAAAAGATTAAACACATCTTTATGAGCTTTTTCTATTTCATCAAATAGAATAACTGAAAATGGATTGTTTTTAACTTTTTCTGTTAATTGTCCACCTTCATCATAACCCACATATCCGGGAGGAGAACCTATTAGTCTTGATAAATTATGTTTTTCCATATATTCACTCATATCAATTCTAATCATGTTTTCAGGATTACCAAACAAAACTTCCGCAAGTGATTTTGCTAAAAATGTTTTACCTACTCCAGTGGAACCTAAAAATATAAAAGAACCAATTGGTTTGTTTGCGTCTTTGATTCCAACTCTATTTCTCCTAATTGATTTGGATATGATTGAAATTGCTTCATCTTGACCAATAACTTTATTACTTAGTATTTCTTCTAATTTTAAAAGTTTTTCAGTTTCTTTACTATCCAATTTTGCAATAGGAACACCCGTCATTTGAGATATAATTTGATAAACATCATCAATAGAAATTGGGATTTTGTTCTCTTTTTTAATGTTGTTCCATTTTTGTTTTTCTTCTTCTAATGATGTTAAAATTTTTCTTTCTTCATCTCTAAGTTTTGCAGCTAATTCATAGTTTTGTGATTTAACAACTTCTAATTTTTTTTCTTTTAATTCTTCCGCTTGTTTTTTTATCTTATCTATTGAATCAGGTATTTTATCAGAAACTTTTTTCTCGGAACCAAGTTCATCCATAACATCAATTGCTTTATCCGGAAATTGTCTATCTGTAATGTATCTACCTGATAATTTTACAATTGTTTCTATAACCCCTTCTTCATATGATACTTTATGATAATTCTGATAAGAATTTTTTATATTATTAAGAATTTCAACTGTTTCAGATTGTGTTGGTTCTTTTAGAATTATTTTTTGAAATCTTCTTACCAAGGCACTATCTTTTTCGATATGTTTCTTAAATTCATCAAATGTGGTTGCACCAATACATTGAATTTCACCTCGAGCTAATGCTGGTTTTAATATGTTGGCAGCATCCATTGAACCACTTGCGTTTCCTGCTCCAATCATGGTATGTAATTCATCTATAAAAACAATTACATTAGGTGCTTCTTGTAGTTCGTTAAGAATTGCTTTAATCCTTTCTTCAAATTGACCCCTATATTTAGTACCAGCGACAAGTGATGTCAAATCTAAAGACATAATTCTTTTTTCTAAAAGATTTGGTGGACATTGATTTTTATAAATCATAAGTGCTAGTTTTTCAACTAACGCAGATTTACCAACTCCCGCGTCTCCAACAATTACCACATTATTTTTCTTTTTACGAGATAATATTTGTGCAATTCTTTTTACTTCAATATCTCTACCAATTACCGGATCTATTTTACCCTCTTCAGCTAATTTTATCAAATCCCTTGAAAAATTATCTAAAATAGGTGTGTTAGAACCTTTTTTTACTTTCTTTTGGTTTGAAGTTGGACCTTCTTCAAAAAAATCTACTGACATTAAAATTTAGTTTTATCAAAAAAATATAACTCAAAATATTTGAAATAAAAAATTATCGACAAAATGTCACTTAATTTATGATAAATATGAAAAAATGTCATAATAATATTGAAAGGTGCAAAATTTGATTTTTCTATTACAAAAATTTATATATTATGTTAACAACTTACAGAGATCCATTCAAAGAGATGATTGATTCTTTCTTTGATGACAGAAATTATCAATCAAAAAACAAAAAGTCATCAGATGTAATAACAACCGAAAACGAGTACCGTATAAATTTAGCGGTACCCGGATTGTCAAAAGAGGACATAAAGATTATTTTGAAAGATGATGTTTTAACTGTGTCTTATGAAAAACAAGAAACAGATGATAAAACATATTCTTTTGTGAACTCTTTTAAAAAGTCCTATCGTTTACCTGAAGATGTTGATGAAAAAAACATTAAGGGTAAAGTAGAAAACGGGGTAGTAGAGATTACTCTACCAAGAAGTAGGAGAAAGTCAATTGAACGACTCATTTCTCTGAATTAATAATTGAACCCTCCTATTACGGAGGGTTTTTTATTTGATATTTATTAAGTATATTCTTTAAAAAGAAATATTATGGCAATTACATCAGAAAAAATTGAAGGTAAAATGATTATGGTTGAAATCAATTCAAGTAATCTTAAATCAGCATCATTTAATACCGAATCAGAAGATTTAACTATCACTTTTAATAATGGCTCTATTTATGAGTATAATAAAGTTCCATGGGAAGTGTTTGCGAAATTAAGGTTAGCGGAATCTCAGGGAAAGTTTTTTAATCAGAATATATCAAAAAATTATAAATACACTAAAGTAAAATGAGTGAGTTTAAAGATTTAATATATCAATTAAGAGATAATAAACAGGATATCCAAAAAATATTAAAATTTGTGATATCTAATCCTGTTGAAATTTCTAAAATGCCAGATGATACATATGTGATAAATGATGGTAATCATCGAGCGAATTTATTAAATCTGTTAAATGTTAAAAAAATCCCCTCAATTGTAAATGGTGATTTTAAATTAATACCTACAGAAATCTTAAGAAGACCTAATGGTAGTATCGGAACTCAAGGATTTACCGCTGAAAACATGACTAAATTAATTAATCATATTTTAAGTAAGGAAAGTGAGTTAGAAGAGGATAAAGAATTAGATAAAAAAATTATTTCTTCATTTGAAAGTAAAGACCATCTTTGTTATGATATATTCCGTAGAGTTGATAGTGGTTATGAAATGAAAGAAAACATTAGAAAAAGATTATTAGAAATTGCTAATAATTTTATTGAATCTATAGATGTTGATTTTTTTATACACGATATAATCTTAACAGGTTCATTAGCAAATTTTAATTGGTCGGAATTCTCGGATGTTGACTTACATATACTTCTTGATATGGATGAATTTGATAATAGTAAAAAAACGGATTCAAAAATACTTCATAATATCGTAAAAGAATTTTTTAATAGTAAAAAGAACGTATGGAATAAAGACCATAATATTAAAATAAAAGGATTTGATGTTGAATTATACGTTCAAGACATTGATGAAGAACATATTTCCTCCGGAGTTTATTCTATATTACACAATAAATGGTTAGTAGAACCTCAAAAAGTTAATACTAAAATTGATGATAGGAAAATTCTAGAGAAAGGTGAAGAATATGCTAAACAGATAGATGATTTGGTTTCAAATAGTGATGATAAAGACATAGTTAAAAAAATAGACGACCTAAAAAATAAAATAAAAAAATTCAGACAGAGTGGTTTAGAGGATGGTGGTGAATATTCATACGAAAATTTAACATTCAAACTTTTGAGAAGAAATGGATATATCGAGAAGTTACTTAATTTAAAAAGTACCGCAATCGATAAAAAATTATCTCTACCACAATAATTAACGTTAATTTTTTGAATTATCATTGTATTTATAGGTTAAGAATAAGCCAATTTAATTTTATTAAAAAATGGGAGAATACAAACCACTAGGTAGTGAGAAATTAGCAGGAGACGAAAAATTAAAAAGAATCCTCGAACTCACATACTACAAAACAAACAATAATAAACCATCTGATTCTAAAGTACAAGTAGTAAAAGAATCTAATAATGGTGTTTACGGAATCGTAAAAGAGAAGGATGGATATTATGTAAAGAAAGGTTTGAATGAAAGTTCACTCGATTATATCGGTGGATTATTCATGAAAAATAAAAATAAATTTAGTTCATATGCGGAAGCGTTGAAAAGACTTGAATTATTAAAAGGTCAAGAAGAATTACAAGAAGCCACCAAATATGTATTAAAACAAAAATCTGAAGGTTCCTCTGAAGAACCATCTAGTGATGGAACTGTACCTCCTTTTCCTCCTCCAGCACCTTCTACTGAAATGACTCCTCCTCCACCTCCATCAGGTGAAGAAATGACACCGCCACCACCAAGTGAAGAAATGGGTGGTGAAGAAATGCCATCAGAAGAACCTGAAATGAGTGGTCAAGAAGGTTCCAAACCATCGGATTATATGGCTGAAATTCAAAAATTCGCAGGTAAATTAGGTCAAGAATTAAGAGACCAAAAACAAAAAATGGAAAGTGACGATATTAAATATGTTTTAAACATGGTCATATCTGCGGTTGATTTGGAGAAATTAGAAGAAGATGATTTAGACGATATTGCGAAAAAATTTGAACCTAAAGAAGAAGGTGAAGAATCCCCATCAGAAGAACCTGAAATGGGTGATGAAGAAATGCCGTCAGAAGAACCTGAAATGGGTGGCGAAGAATCTGAATTAGGTGAAACTATGGACAAACTAGAAAGTTTTATTAATACACCAATTGCTAATTATGGTGAAATTGATTTGAGTAAGTACGCTGATTTAGGTAATGAAGGTAAATCTGATATTCAAGAATTAGATTTGGATGAAATAAAGAGAGATATTAATGATTCGATAAATAAAACTTTGAGTAAATATTTCAAATAATAATGAAATTAATCTATGTCAATGAAATTGGTTCAGATTACAAGGGTCAGAAACAATATGAGTTCATTTTCAGTAAGAGCTCAGAATTTGACATGGATGAATGGTTTGTAATTCCTGCATCTTTATCTACAGGACAAAAATCACCAAACGTTGAATATATTGATTTGGTTGGTTTGTTAAAAGATACCAACCTGAATTTAGAACTGATTCAAAACTCCGATTATTTCGGAGTTATTGATGCTGTAGATGGTGTAATTTCATTAGCTTGGGAAAAATTTGATATTGATTCCGAAGATGAAAGATTGACATTTAAATTTGGTGAGACATTAGATAACGTAACCAAAAAATTAAAAGTAAGAGGTTACTTACTTATTAACGAAGAAATTAAATTCAAAACAATATGACAAGAGTTGAAATGGTAAGAAGACTTTTAGGTGAAGGTCTTTCCAGAAATACATTAGTAAATTTAACAGATAAACAACTTAATTCTTTATGTGAAAGAATGTTAAATGAGGAGTTGACTAAGCAAGTTAAGGTTTATAGCATGAATAACCCAAAGGACGCTGAGGCTATCAATACAATAATTAATGACCCAAAAAAAGTTGCGGATATTTCTAAACAAGGTCATATACAAGTAACAAAAGAAGAAAAAACTAAACCAACAAAGAAACAATTATCCGCTTTAGACAAAAATAAAAATGGTAAAATAGATAAAGAAGATTTCAAATTACTTAGAAGTAAAAAAACTGAAATGAAAGAAGGTGAAATGAGTCCTGTCAAAAAAGTGATTAATCGTATCTTTAAAAAACACGAACTGAAACCATATAAAACAATTACAACAGGTGTTAGAGGTTTTACAAAATCTGAAGGAACGGGATATAAATACGAATATGCGGGATTAGTTAGTTTTCGTGGAGTTTCAGAAGAACTTGTGAATCAAATGGCGAACGAGATGAAAGAAGAAGGTGTAATTGTTGGTGCTGTCAGAAAATCAGGTATTGAATTTAACGCTTATAAATTATCAAATGAAGATAATGTGGTTAATGAAAATGATAAAAAATGGATTCAAAAAGCGTTACATCCTTCCAAAAAAGGTTCATTAAAAAAGGCGTTAGGTGTAAAAAAAGACGAAACAATTCCTGCAGGTAAATTGAAAGCAGCTGCAAAAAAAGGTGGTAAATTAGGTCAAAGAGCAAGACTTGCAAAGACACTTAAAAATTTAAAAGAAACTAAAGAAATTAGAAATTGGGTTGAAGATATTGTGGAAAATAATTATCATCCATTTACATCTAAAAATGAAATTATGGAGTTAATTAAAACAAAACTTAACGAGGTTGAAACAGCTGCGATTCCAATGCCATCAACTAAGGCTAAAAAAGGACATAATGGTGTTCCTGAATTTATGACATATGACTCAATTATGAGTTCAAGTGAAACAAAGGAAAAACCGGCACCAACTGAAACACCTGTAAGAGAAAAACCTATACCAACTCCGGGAGAAAAACCAAAAAAACCGTCTTACATACCAGGTCCCGGACCGGATCATAAACCAAAAGCGTTATCCGAGAAAAAAAGTTTGAAAAATGGAAATAAGTAAAAAAAATTTGTTATCTTTCATCAAAGAAAACATAGAAGAAATGGCAATGGACTTTGATACGGAAGATAGACCAAGTCCCGACATCCAAGCAAAATTGGCTGCCGGTGATACTCCTTTAAAAAAGGTACCGTTACCTAAAACAGGTGACGAACCAAACAAAAACTTTCAGGAGTTGCTAGCGTCTGAAAGATATAAACAAGTAATTCAAAAAGTTAGACAATATACTGGTGTTAATACTCCTTTGAGAACTATGGGTGATTTAGGTCCATTGACTCAAATGATGATGGGTGCTCATAATCAAATTGTTCAAACTGAAAGAGCACACAGAGACGCATTAGAAAAATTAGGTATTGAATTAGTTATGAAAGAATTTTCAATACCTGAAGGTGCTGTTGAATTTGATGCAAAAATTGTTGGTTTAGGAGAAATAGATGCTAGTGATTTTAATAGAGAAAATCAAGGACAACAAAACGCTCCTGAAGTTAATTTAGAAGTTGAAGAAGATTTAGCAAACGATTTACAAAATTTAGATTTAGAAAAGGCTAAAAGAAGATTAATAAACAATATAATTCAAGGAGCATCAAAAAGGGGTCATTACATGTACCATTATGTTGCTGATAAAATAAGAGAAATTACCGGTTCTGAAAATTTAATTAATCAATATGGTGTGTTAATGTCAATTAATGATACTCTATATTGGCAATTAGGTGATGACCAAATGCAGATGATGATGGGAGGTGGAGGTGGAGAACCTATGGTTGGTGGTAAAGAGTCCGTTGATAGAAATTCTGATCCACCAAAGATTACTGTGAGAGCAATAAACTTCCCTGTATTAGTTCATGAATTAATTAAAGGTTGGTTAGAATTATTGTCGCATCATGGTGACCCAAGTGATGAAGAAACATTTAGTGCGGTACAAGCGTCTGAAGATACATTAGAAAAAGAAATGTGGGATTTAAGATTAGGTCCAGCTATTTGGGACAGAATTAGACAACAATTCCCTGAAGAAATTTTAACTGATACGGATAAATACGAATTACAGAATTATTTAATTGCGGAAATATTCAAACTACCAGCAAGAAATTTCTTAGTATTTGCTAAAGAGGTCATAGGTGGTACTGATAAAGGTAAAAGACTTATGAATGAGTTAATGGATGGTATTGAAAAAATGTTAAAAGACGAAGAATTTGAACAAGCGGTTCAACAGTTCGAAAGTGATTTAGACGATATCACGGATGATACTGACGATGATGATTTACGAGATTTTCTTGGTGGTTTAGGTATAGACATGCCAAGTGATAATTAATACGAAAAGGTGGTTTTACCACCTTTTTTTGTATTTATATGTATGAATAGTAAAATTGAGCAGTTAAAAGAATATGCTCGTATTATCAAAGATGCTCCATATGCTCTCAAAACATATCTAACAACTTATGATAATACACAAAAGAAATTTGTTCCTTTAGAATTATTCCCTGACCAAGTTCAGTTAATTAAAGATTACGAAACTTATAATGAGAATATAACAAGGAAATATAGACAGGCGGGTGTGTCAACAGTTACCGCTGCATGGATATCAAAGAAACTTCAGACAGCAAAACCCGAAAATCCTGAAAGGGTTTTGATTATTGCAAACAAGAGAGATACCGCAATTGAAATGGCCAATAAGGTTAGACATTTCTTAGACCAATGGCCTGAATGGATTAATGTTGGTTTTCACCCGGATAAAAATTCAGAAAGTAGATTTAGATTAAACAATGGTTGTGAAGTAAAAGCGGTAGCAACATCTGCGGATGCGTTACGTGGTTATACTCCAACAATACTTGTATTTGATGAGGCTGCTTATATTGAAGCAGGAGAAGATTTTTGGGCGGCGTCTATGGCGTCATTGTCTACCGGTGGTAAGATTATTCTTATTTCAACACCAAATGGATATGACCCAATTTATTATGGTGTTTATGATCAGGCTCTACGTGGTATAAATGATTTTCATATTACTGATTTAAGATGGTTTAAAGACCCAAGATATACTAAGGATTTAAGGTGGATTAAATGTGCTGACATATGTCATTACATGTTGAATAGAGAACAATATAATGATGATGAAGTTGTTATGTACGATTTTGATATTGAAAAATATCGTGAGTATGAAGAACAAGGATACAAACCTTTTTCTTCTTGGTTTGAATCTATGTCTAAAAAATTCAAATATGATAGACGTAAGATTGCTCAGGAATTGGAATGTGACTTTTTAGGTTCAGGTGATGGTGTTATTCCAGGTGAAATACAAGAGAATATTGCAAAGAATATGGTTAGACAACCGATTGAAAAGTATATGCAAGGTACTCTTTGGCAATGGAAAGAACCTATTGTTGGTCACCGATATATTATGGGTGTTGATGTGAGTAGAGGTGATAGTGAAGATTTTTCAGCAATCAATATAATTGATTTTGATGATAGAGAACAAGTTTTAGAATATATAGGAAAAATTCCTCCAGATGATTTGGCGTCAATCGCATATAAATGGGGTATTCTTTATGGTAATTCATTTATTGTTACAGATATAACTGGTGGTATGGGAATTGCTACATCAAGAAAACTTCAAGAAATGAATTATAAAAATTTATATATTGAAGGTATTAATACACAAAATATTTGGGAATATAATAGAAAAGTAATGGATAAAATTCCCGGTATAAATTTTAATAACAAAAGAACTCAAATTGTTGCTGCATTTGAAGAACAAGTTAGAAAAGGATTCTTAATTAGATCGAATAGATTATTAAATGAATTAAACACGTTTGTTTATATTAATGGTAGACCTGACCACATGAAAGGTGCTCATGACGATGCAATTATGAGTATATCTATGGCGTTATATGCTGGTGATATATGTTTTAACCAACTTCAAAGAAATGAATCGGCAAATAAAGCCATGTTAGAGTCTTGGACAGTAAGTGAAAGAACATATGAACCTAATAAATCATTTTATTCATACGGAACGTCTTTTGATCCGGTTGGTTTAACTCAAATGGATAATCCAGGATTAAATTCTAATATGAATAATATATCATCAAATAAAGACGCATATCAAGAATATTCGTGGTTATTTGGTACTAAGAAATAACCTTTAAACTATTGATATTTTAGTTTATTTTAAACAAAAGTATTTACTTATATGGATAATCAAAATTTAACGGTATTTCAGAAACTCACTAAGATGTTTGGGTTTCCGGGTCAATCAAAACCTGAAGAAAAACAATCATTTACATTTAGTAAGGATGAGTTACTGAAAACGGATAGTAAAGAAGAATACGAAAACGCATTACTTCAAGCACAACAAAGTACATATATCGCAGATAAATGGGCTAAATTAGATCAATCACTATATAATCAATCAGTATATTATGAACCAAATAGATTAGCAGCATACTATGATTATGAATCTATGGAGTTTACTCCGGAGATATCTGCTGCTTTAGACATTTACGCTGAAGAATCAACAACAATGTCAGAAAAAGGTGAAATATTAACGATATATTCAGAATCAACCAGAGTTAAAAATATTTTAGAAGATTTATTTAGTAACAGATTAGACATAAACACAAATTTACAAATGTGGGCTAGAGGATTATGTAAATATGGTGACAATTTTATCTATCTCAAAATAAATCCCGAAAAAGGAATTATTGGTTGTCAACAGTTACCAAATATTGAAATAGAAAGATTGGAAGGTGTTTCATCAAAAACACCCAATCAAAATCCTGAAATGAAAATGCCAACTAGAGAATTGAGATTTCAATGGAAAAATAAAGACATGGAATTTCAATCATGGGAAATTGGACATTTTAGATTATTAGGTGATGATAGAAAATTACCTTATGGTACATCAATGTTAGATAAAGTTAGAAGAATTTGGAAACAACTACTTTTAGCCGAAGACGCTATGTTAATTTATAGAACATCAAGAGCACCGGAGAGACGTGTGTTTAAAGTCTTTGTTGGTAATATGGATGATAAGGATATTGAAGCTTACGTACAAAGGGTTGCGAATAAATTTAAAAGACAACCTATTGCTGACCCTAAGAATGGACAAATTGATATGAGATATAATCAAATGGCGGTAGACCAAGATTATTTTATTCCTGTTCGTGATCCAGCTGCGACTAACCCTATTGAAACATTAGCAGGTGCTCAAAACTTAGGTGAAATCGCCGATATAGAATATATTCAAAAGAAATTATTAGCTGCATTGAGAATACCTAAAGCTTTTTTAGGGTTTGAAGATGCTGTGGGTGACGGTAAGAATCTTGCACTAATGGATATACGTTTTGCGAGAACAATTAATAGAATTCAAAAATCATTAATTCAGGAATTAAATAAAATTGCGTTAATTCATTTATACTTATTAGGTTTAGAAGATGAATTAAATAATTTTCAATTATCTTTAACTAACCCATCTTCTCAATCAGAATTATTAAAGATTGAACAATGGAAAGAAAAGATAACTCTTTATAAGGATGCAACATCTGACCAATCTCAAATAGGTATTTTACCTGTTTCTCATACATGGGCTAAGAAAAATATTCTTGGTATGAGTGATAATGAAGTTATTCTTGATTTACAGCAACAAAGACTTGAAAGAGCTATTGGTTTTGAGTTAACTAACACACAAAATGTTATTAAACGTTCAGGAGTATTTGATAATGTAGACAATAAGTACGGTATACCCGAAAAAGAAAGAGAAGCAAGTGCGGGTGCTCCAGGTGAATCTCCCGGTGGTATGGGTGGTGAATTGGGTGGTGGTTCTCCTCCTCCACCACCTCCAACAGGTGGTGGTGAAGCTCCTTTAAGTGAATCAAAAAAATTAAAAATAACAGAAATGTTAGATGAAAATGAAGAATTTGATTTTAATAAGGCGCAAGAGAATATTTATGAAATAGAAAATAAATTAAAAGACATATTAAACGATTAAACATGAACAGTTTTGGTAAATTAAAATCAAAATTACTGACAAGAATATCTGAATCGTATTCTGAAAAAAACATGACAGATGTAAAATCTATTATGGAAATCATAAAAGAGAATAAAAGTTTCAAAGAATTATATCTATTTTATGAAGAAATAGAAAACAAATATTTTGAAGATAAAAATGTTGCGAAAGTATACGTTGAAAGTATAATTAATCTATTAAAAGATAAGACTAAAGAATTATATAAATTTAACAAAACACTTTACGAACATATTCAAGATTATAACTGTGATAACAATCAAGTATATGAATACTTAGATATTTTATCAGAGGATGATAGTTTGTTAAACATAGATAAAAAAGTATTAGCGAAGGATAATTTAATTAAGTTTTTAACAACTAAAAAAGAATCTGTAAAACTTGAGGAATCGGAAACATTAATACCAAATTTAGGTTTATTAAATGCAGTACTTGTCAATAATTTCAATGTTTTATATAATGATTCATTAAATGAGAATCAGAGAAAAGAATTAAAGGACATTTTATCATTTAATGACGAAGATTTAAAAGAAAAAACAAAAGAATTAAAAGAAGATATCAATCAAAAAATCAATGGTATCTTATCTGAGTCAAAATACATACAATCAGATGTTATATCAAAATTAGAATCTGTTAAAAAAGAAGTGGATTCTATGGAAATTTCAAAATACAATTATTACAAACTTAAAGAATTAAAAAATGGTCTTTAATTAAGACCATTTTTCATTTTATTTTTAAATTTAGCTTTTAATATAATTTCTCTTTTAACTACAGAGGGTTTCACGTATTCTTTTCTCTCTTTCAATTTTTGAATTTGTTTAATTCTATTCACCTTGTTTTTATAGTTTTTCAACGCGGTTTCAATATTTTTTTCTTTTGTTACATCAATAATAATCATAAAAATAAGTATTTGAAAAAAATATAAAAAAATTTGTTTTTTACTAAAAATTATATTATATTTTATTAACACCATAAAAATATTATAACATGAAAAATTAATGAAAACCGGTAAGTTTATTCCATTAGGAATTTACAATGATGTAAAAATTGGATATGGAACAGTAGATTCTAAAAATTTAAAAACAATTTATTTAAAAATTAATTCTTGGGTTCAACCAAAAAACGAAAATGAAGATTTTGATTTTACTATTTTGAAATCAAGAAGATTAATTAAAGAAATAATTTCTAATCTCAAATTAGAATATTTTAAACCACAATCTATAGTTGATTTAGACATAAGGACAAAAGGAATTAAAAAAGAAAAAAAATCCTTTATGAATTTAGAGGTTACTTTATACGTAGAAAAAAAGTTTGATGTTAAATCAAAAGAAATAAAGTCAACTATAAAATATATTACAGAAACCATTATCGATAATGGTTTATCTGACAAAAATCTATTTAATTTCTCTAAAAGTAAAAATTAGTAAATATCTAAGTATTTATAGTATTAATAGCTATAAATGAAGATATTAGGTCCCAATGATATTGGTGTAAAAGGTTACCTCATCGAATACGATGCAGGATACGTTTCCGCAGAAGATAATAAAGGAATAATTTCAGAAATGAAGGATATGGACTTTTCAAAAGACCTTATCCTTTATGCTGTTTTACAGAAATACGACACACCAAACAAAAATGGTAGAATTTATCCTGAAACCATTTTAAAAAGAGAAAACGAAAAATATCAAACAATTATAAAAAAAGGTGGGGCATTAAATGAATTAAATCACCCATCATCTTCTCTTATTGACTTAGACAGAGTTTCTCACTCAATTTTAGAAACATGGTGGGATGGTAAAATGTTAATGGGTAAAATCAAATTGTTTACTTCTCCCGGTTGGAAAAAAATGGGAATAGTCAGTACTAAAGGTGACCAAGCAGCAATGTTAATAATGAATGGTGCGACTTTAGGTATTTCATCTAGAGGAGTTGGTTCTTTAAAAAATATAAAAGGTCAAAACGTTGTACAAGAAGATTTTGAATTGGTCTGTTTTGATTTAGTGTCGTCTCCGTCTACTCCTGGTGCATATGTATTTAGTGACCCATCAGAGAGAGAACAGTATCAAGAGTCTATAGAAGAACCAAAGGTCGATACTGACAAAATGAAAAGTCTAATGGGTCGACTTGATAACTTCTTATCAAAATAATCAATTTTTTCCCGATAAACATATAATAAAACTGAATTTTTTATAAAATTCATAGTATTTATAGAATAATAAAACTAAATAAAGAAAAATGAGCGACAAATCTATTTTAGAACAAGCGTTACTTCAAGTACAAACACTTGAAGAAGCTGTAAAGCAAAATGCAAAAGGTATACTTGCTTCAACAATGAAACAAGAACTAAACGATTTGCTGAAAGAATCTTTAGAAGAAGAGGAAGAAGACGAAAAGTCTGAACCTAAAGAAGAGGAAACAGAAGATATGCCAGACGAGTCAGAAGAAGAGGAAGAAGAAGAAGAGGAAGAAGAGGAAGAATCTGATGAGGACGAAACTGGAAGTGACGAAGAAGACCTCGATAAAGACATTGATTCAATGGATTCGGACAATGAAATGGGTCACATGAATGATTTTGATTCAGAAGATTCTGATGAAGAAGTTATGGACATGACCGGAGCATCTCATGACGAAGTTCTTAAAGTCTTTAAAGCTATGAAACCTGAAGATGGTATTGTAGTTAAAAAAGACGAAGATGAAATTGAATTCAGTGATGGTGAGAACGAATACATTATCAAACTTGATGATGAAGACGAATCTTCAATGGTTTCTGAAATGGACTTTTCAGAAGAAGATGTTTATGAAGAAGATTCTGAAATGGAAGAACCTGAAATGAGCGATTCTGAAATGGAAGAACCATTAACAGAGTACATGGATGAAAATGAAATGGAACCTGGTACTGAAGAAGAAACCGTTTATGAAATCGAACTTGACGAAGATTCTGAAGAAGATTCTGAAGAAGAAACTCAAGAAGGTGAATATACTGAATCAGCAAGAACAATTGGTAATGGTTATCACGCAGGATTAAAATCCAAAAAGAAATATTATTCAGGAAATAAAAGAGAAGATTTAAGTGAATCTTATGAAAAATTAAAACAACAAAACGCAGAATATAAAAAAGCGTTAGTTCTTTTCAAAGATAAACTTAATGAAGTTGCAGTTTTTAATGCAAGTTTAGCTTACGCAACTCGATTGTTTACTGAAAATTCAACAACAAAACAAGAGAAATTGAATATTCTTAAGAGATTTGATTCAGTTTCTACCATGAACGAATCTAAAAATTTGTTCAAAACAATCAGTAATGAATTGGCTAATAAAAAACCAGTAACCGAATCAATTGCTGAAAAAATCTCTACGACACCAACATCTTCATCTTCTGAAGTATTATCTGAGTCAAAAGCTTATGAGAATCCACAATTCAAGAGAATGAAAGATTTGATGTCAAAAATAAAATAAATAATAAAAAAATAAAACCAATTTAAAAATGGGAGCATTATTAGAATCAGGTATGGTTGGTAACATCGGTCTTAAGCACCTTCGTGTTATCAAAGAAGATACCATCAGAAAATGGGATGACCTCGGATTCCTTGAGGGTCTTGACGGTCACATGAAAGATAACATCGCGCAGTTGTATGAAAACCAAGCGTCTTATTTGATAAACGAAGCAGCAGTATCTGATGCTTCAGGTTCATTTGAGACTGTGGTATTTCCTATCATCAGACGTGTGTTCTCTAAATTATTAGCTAACGACATCGTGTCTGTACAAGCTATGAACTTACCAATCGGTAAATTATTCTATTTCGTACCAAAAATTCAAGATAGAACTGGCGGAAATGGTCACTATCAACCATATGGTATTCCAGGTGGTGGAGGTGGTACAAGTGCATCTACTGGATACACAGGTATTAACCTTTATGATCGTTTCTATGAGTCAAACGATGACGCAACTTCAGGATTGTATGATTACTCTAAAGGAGGTTTCACTACAGTTAGTTTAACAGGTAATAGTCTTGTTACTTTCTCTAACGGAGCTGTTACTTATGGTGTAACTTATCCAATTAATACATCTTTATCAAGTGTAGTTGTTGCACTTAGTGGTTTCTCTAGACCAGGTCAAGGTAAATTAGCTGGTCCAGACGGTAACGAAATGGATACAGAAGAATTCTTGGCTTCATTATCTGTTGTGACTAACGCGGTTAGTATTTCAGGTATATCAACAGGAAATTTACCATTCAATATCGTTACACAGAAATATGGTAAAGGAATTGTTAATTACGGTGTTAAAGCATTTGATTCTGCTAATGGTCTTGGTTATCAAGATATTTGCGATGAGAATGGTACTATATTCATCCAAGTTGATTTACAAACTTATTCGTCAACTGCAGGTTTCTCTAATTACACAGTAGCAGGTGGTGCTTTAGATGGTACTGACTTTATCTTTACTTATCGTAGATATGCTACTTTGGAATTTGAAGATGAAATCGGTGAAGTTTCTTTCGATCTTGAGTCAGTAACAGTTTCTGTAACTGAAAGAAAATTGAGAGCTAGCTGGTCTCCTGAATTAGCACAAGACGTTAGTGCGTTCCACAACATCGATGCAGAAGCTGAGTTAACAGCGTTGTTATCTGAGCAAATCGCTGCTGAGGTTGACCGTGAAATTTTACGTGACCTTAGAAAAGGTGCAGCATGGTCATTGAAGTGGGATTACAACGAATGGAAATATGGTGGTAATGCAGGTGCTACTCTTCAGGGTTACACTCAAAAAGATTGGAACCAAACATTGTTAACCAAAATTAACCAATTGTCTGCTCAAATCCACAAAACTACTTTGAGAGGTGGTGCTAACTGGATCGTTGTTTCTTCAGAAGTTTCTGCAGTATTCGATGATTTGGAATATTTCCACGTATCAAACGCTGCTCCTGAGCAAGATCAGTACAACATGGGTATTGAGAAAGTTGGTACATTAGCAGGTCGTTACCAAGTATATCGTGACCCTTACTTCCCAGCAGGAAAAATCTTGATTGGACACAAAGGTAAGTCATTGTTAGACGCTGGTTACATTTACGCACCATACGTACCATTACAGTTGACTCCAACAATGTATAATCCTTTCAACATGACACCGATTAAAGGTATCATGACAAGATACGCAAAGAAAATGGTTAACAACCGTTACTTCGCAACTATCGATGTGAGAGGTCTTCAAACATTTGATTTGAACACTTTAAGATAATCTTTACGACTATCTATATAAAAACCCTCGAGAAATCGGGGGTTTTTTATTTACTTATTGTCCTTTAAAATCTATATTAATTAAAATATAATTTATGAATACAATTAAATGGAATTTAAATAGGACCGGTTTTGTACTAACATTTGAAAACGGTACTAAAGAAACATATTGTGAAAAACCGTCTTCAAACACTACATATGTAAAAATTAACGGTGTTAGATATTGGTTATGTAAAGTAAATTAATTTTGTTATTTCAAAACATTTTACTATTTTTGTATAATGAATGAAACTACAGATTACGAAAAGTTAAGATTGGATGTCCTTCAGCAAATGATTGAAATACGTTCAATACCATTCAAAGTTTATAAAAAGGACACTGACACCAAAAAAGGTATAATTGAACTTTTACTTTTAGACGACCAAGGGAAATATATAAGGGAAACAACACATGAAAAAAGTGAAGGTGGATATATTATTGGTATAGATTTTAATAATAAAAAACACATGTCAGATATCTCTAAGTTGATTGAGAAAAAGGACGCGTATAAATTAAATAGGTATTGTGATAATAGATTACAGTACTGGTCAAATCAAAAATTACTATAAACAACAAACCCACCAATTACGGTGGGTTTTTGTCTGGGTGGCGTGCGAGGTGTGCCTATAATTTTACCATGTTCTACATGCCCAATATCTCGGTTTCCAACGAGGTCCCGGATTATCACAATTGTGTCTTGCTCTAAATGATTTTCTTCTTTGTGGGTTATTCTTTTTAATAACCATTCTTTTTCCTTTTGCGGATTTACCACCAAACCCAAAGTTTACTTTAACTACTTTTCCTTTATCATTTTTAACATAAACTTTGAATTTCTTAATGTCTCCTTGCATGATTTTACCTAACTGAACTTTACGTCCTTGATATTCCGCTTCATTCAATAAATCGTCTGCAATAAATTCAGTTTCTTCAACAGAACCGAATTCATCTTCATATAGAATACTAGTGTGTTTTAAACTGTTTATTTCTTCTAAAACTAAATCAGTTAGTTTTGATATTCTTTCTTCGTTATAATGTGTCATTTTTGGTTTATTTCCTGTTCCTGATTTATTATGTGTTTTCTCCGCTTTTCTCTTTTGTGTTGTCATTGCTTTCTTTTCTTTTGCGGAATACGAACCAGCGGTTTTAGGTGTTTCTTTGGATATTTTCTTTTTAGGTCTACATTTAGGGTATCCTTTATCTGTTGCTTTCTTTCTACCACAAGGAGGATGTTTACCATCAACTTTTCTACTAACATCAACCCATTTTTCTTTAAACCATCTTCTTAAATCTTCTTGTAAAACTTCACCGGTTTGAATGGATTCTTGAACGTATTTTAAATCCTCTTCACTTAATCTTATTTTCATATTTTACTTTTTTGACTTTCTCCATCCACCACCATGTTTTTTATACCATTTAGCAGCCCATCCGTTTGCATAAGCTGAAGGGTAGACCTTAAATTTGGATTTAGCCATAGATTTTGCTCTCGCCCATAGTTTAGGATTTGTTGGTTTGTTTTTACTTTCATCAATTTGTTCTTCTTCATTTAAACTAAATTGACTCAAATCTGATTTAACGTCAGTTATACCTTTTTCCATTTCTTTAGTTTTGTTCATAAAGAAATCGAATACTTGATCCATGTTATTCTTTGCTTCAGATACATGGTCATCAGCCCAATCGTGACCATCCTGAATAATAGAATCCAACATCTTCGGGTCCATTTTAAGTAACATTTCACATTGTCTCTTAATTTGTTCTAGATTACTGAAAAACATGTAGTTTTCCATACCTTCATTTTCTGTTAGACTTCTTAATTGTCTTTTAATAATTTCTTCTATATTTTTCATATCTATAAATATTTTACTTTTCTGATACAATCTCAAATTTTAATATATCATTATGGAAAATTTCCTCTGTGTGAGTTTTTGCTTTTATTTCGATAAAATATTCTCTTGGAATCATATAGGACGTGTCTAAAACAAAAGAGTTCTCATTAGTCACATCTAATAGGGTCCAATCGTGAATATTAACCTCAGTACGACCTTCTTTTATGTACATTCTATAATATACTTGGTCAAATAAAACAATGTTCTGAACATCAATAGATTTCAAATTAACAACTACTTTTCTGAGTTCACCTCTCTTTATTTTCTCATTCAATTTTATTCCATAATATTGAACAATATACCTTTGATATTCAGTTGGATTTTCACCTATTGTATATTGTGTATTAAATAATTTGGGAACAAATTTTTGTTTTACATCTGCTAATGATACACCATCTATTTCAATACCCTTCCATTTATCAAAAAAGAACCTTCTACCGTCACATAAAGTACCATCTATACCAAAATTAACCACGTATACACCTTTTCTAACTTTAGTGGTTGTAAGGTCATTTAAACCCGGAATTATGGAGTTTGTGTGATCAAGTATATCAACTGTAGGTTCTATATCTAAATCGTAGTAATTACCACCTTTAGTTACGTATAAGTAGAGGTTTTGGTATACATTACCAACAAAATTGTGTCTGTTGTCGTTTATTCTATCTTCGAAGAAAGATTCGACGTAAGGTTCAAAAAAGGTTTGAGTGTATTTTGTAAAAAACGCCACGGATTGATACACGGAGTCGACAACAGTTTCATAAGGAATATCAAACGCTAATCCAAGTCCGTAATTCGTGTTTCCATCAACAATGATACCATTTACATATTCAGTAATATCAACCTTTAAATCTTCGTTTCCGTTATCAAAATGTATTGTATCAATTATTATCGGTGTTCCTGAATATATACCTGAAGTCGTCCACGCATTTAATGTTGTTGCACTAAACCAGTTTGATGGTCTTTCATCATAAATTTTATTCATTAAATTGAAATCGTACTCATTTCTTTCATAATCGAATCCAACACCTTCATCCCAATCTTGGTCTAATTCAAATAAAATTAAGTCAAATGAAGTTGCTCTTCTCTTATCGTTATTTTTGAGAATACCCATAAGAGCCTCATCACCAAATATGGTGTTTTTCATGTTGAGATAATGGCTTGTGTTATTATCCACAACTAAATCACCATTATCTAATTTTTGGATTAAATCGGTAAAATCTACCTTGAAGATGAATTTTGAAAAACCTGAACCATAGTAAATTTCGGTATTTGGGTTTTTAGCACTATTTGCGTGAGAATTCTTAATTATAGTATTATTCTTCTCGAAATATGAACGGTAATATGACATCTTTTTATTTAATAAATATCAATTAGTTGATTCTAATTGAATTATTAAGGATATCATTTTTTAGTGTTTCGAATTTTTGTTTTAAAACTTGATGTTCGTCAAAACCGTTTGTTGTGTATACTTTATTAATATTATGTTTATGACCTAAAAATGCATTATATAACGCTTCTAAAAACTCCACTAATTTTTCACCTCTAACTGACGCGAATGTAAAATCTTCGATTTTTTGAACATAGTCGTCTTGAGTTAATTCATACTTATCAAATTCTTCAAATTTTATTCTTTGAATATCATTAGTATCGGTGGATAGAAAATATATTTTATCTGATTTTACCGTCGCAAAAGTTTGTTCTGGTGAGTCAAATTGTTCTTTTAATTCATCAACAATAACATCAATAAGTTTAGGTTTATTTTTCATTTGAGTACTCTGCCACACCAATCCTGAACCGGGACCAATACCCGTAACCAATTTAAAATTGAAAATTTTATCCTTAATTTCTTCTTGTGTAGTGTTTGTGGGGATATAATTTTTCATCTGTTGTGTGGGTCTAAAATAGAAAGGGTGAATGTCTTCATTTGGATAACTTGTATAATCTAAATTAGTTATATTTTGTTTCCTAATAGTTTCTATTAGATAATCTTCGTGCAATGAAAATATAATTGTTCTTATTTGGGTTGTGACTTGATTGATATCAGTTATTGGTACTGTAAAAGTTGGTGTAGATGAGGTACCGTCAGTATTGATTAATTTAATATTTGCGTAAGATAATGGTGTATTTTCATTGAAGAAATCAGATTGGTATGTTTTACCTATTGACTTTACAACTTTGTATACAAAAAAATTAATGTTACTTGGTGAGGATAAAGAATCTATTTCAAATTCGATAACATATTTTAGTGGTTGTACTTCAATAATTTCTTTCTTTGTTAACTTCTGTGTTTTAACTAATTTTTTTGGAAACTTTTTTAAATAAATGGAACTTGATTTTTGCGTCATTAGTGGGTAGACTAACATTTTTTTTCTGTTAGTTCCACTTGCAGCTTGTTTTGATAATAATTTACCACCTCTTAATTGTAATCCATTTTCGGTGAACACAATGTCTGAACCGGATTTACCATAAATTGCAAAATCTTTTTCTTTTGCAAAGACACCTTCAGATTTATCCTCTATAAATTTTCCTGTTTCTTTATTGTAAATGTCAGGTGTGTTTTTAAATTGAACACCATATGACGTGTTTTCAACTTGTTGTGAGAATGTTTGAGAATTAAAATCAAACATTGTTGTAAAAGGACCAGCAATGTACTCTTGGTTTACATGGTCTTTGTCTGAATTGTAATTTATAATTTTTACCGCTTGACCAATTTCAGGAATAAAATTAATATTTGGTGGTAAAAATGGAATAGCAATAAACATATCTTTATCGTCCCATTTTTCATATGTCACCGCCTTTTCTTTTTCGCCCACATAATCAGAATATCTAACACATCTAATTCTACCTATTCCTTTGGGGTCCAAGTTATCGACACAAACACCAATATCAATTATTTTCATTACTTAATATTTCTCTTTTCTAATTCGTTATTCGCTTTATTATACATTTCTTCAACTGTATCTAAATGACGAGTTAAATCAATTATTAAATTTTTAGTTTTATAAAATTCTTCGTGTAAAAAATTAACAACTTTAGTCAAATCTTTATTTGATTTATTTTCTACTTCACTTACAATTTCTATAATTTTTTCTTTGTCCATCTTATTGTATTTTACCTGAACTATTTAATAAACCCGGTGGAATTACAATTGGTCCAACAGGTGTGGGGATTGTCATTTTTTTGTTTGAAACTTTAACAAAACCATTTGTATCCATTTCTTCCGTATGACCATCAATAATACCTTTAATTACACTAACTAAATCATTTGAATCACCGTATATTGGTCCCATGGGTACTCCCGCCTTTTCTAATCTTTCTGTTATGTTTAATAGTGCTCTATCCTGACTATATCCGGGTAATACAGTATCTGATAACCCAAGTAATATACCTGGTATACTAAATGACTTAGTTCCTGCTAATGACGCTTCGATTGCTGCGGTTATTGCTTCAAATAATGTTGAACAGTTATCAAAGTTGGGTATGGTTCTAAGTCTACTTAAAAAATTAATAAGTGACTTTATGATTGTCACATACCTTTTATATTTGTTTTTCAATATTTTAGCAACTAATTTTCTTAAAAAATTAATCAAATCTCTTTTAATAAACTGCCAGAATTCTCTTAAAAATCTCCAAAATAATTGTTTTACTATAACCCCAAATAGCTTTGATAATTTTCTCATCAGTTCTTTAACGTCAAGTTGAGCTAATGCTGATTTAAATAATTTATATATTATTACTATCGGTAAAAATATTTTTGGGGATAATAAACTCCCTATTAGTGCTTTTGGTAATTGTAAAATGAAATTGTTTAATAATGACAAATTCAAATTAATTAATGGTAAATCAGATTGTTCTGCGGCGTCTTTTGCCGCTTTTCTTAATGTATTATCAACAACATTGTTTATATTATTACTAGTCGAGGATAGATATACAAAATCTTCTATATTATCTGTATTAACAGGTATTTCAAAATTATCACAATCTCTAAATTTTAACACACCTCTACTTATCGCGTCTTCATCATCTAAATCAATACCTTCAACATCATTAAAATCAAAATAAAACTCTAATACTTCATCATTTTCGTCAAACAAGTCAACCGCGTTTTGATTTGCTACTGAGTTTCTATTTGTTTCTGAATTACACAATGCAAATAATTTTTGTAATAATCTATTCAGATTTTTCATTCCATCTTTGAATAAAACACTTTCACTACCATCACCTTGTATTGTCATTAACATGGCTGTTTTTGTGATTCCTGTAATATCCGGTAATTCTATATTGGAATAATAATCATTAAAAAAATCTTCAACCTTAACGGGGTTTAAACCACCTTGAGTTAATCCACTTATATTAAATTGTTGACTTCCGGAATCCCAAGTGGATGTAAATAATGTTAAATTATTGTTCGTGTCAAATTGATAAGGACCGGAATTAAATGAATCGTATAATGATCTATTGACTTTTTGTTTACCAATACTTGGACTTTGTGGTTCGTACATTATTTTACCACTATTACTTGAAGGGTCCAAAGTCAACATATTTAAAAAATCTATTTCCTTAGGTTTTATTGTGATAGTGTCAATTGGCATGCTACTGTTCGCACCACAAATACCTTCACCTTCAAAAAATACTTTTTTAACGCTTTCCAATATAATTGGTTTGGCGTTTTCTAAAGTTATTCTACAAGAATCAATTGCGTATTTTTTAATTTTACCTTTGCTAAATAATTTATCCGAACCTTCAACTTTACTATTATTTGAACCTAAAAACCCTTCAGCAATATCCATTAATTCGCTGAAAATATCTTTTTTGTTTTCTTTTTTTCTTTTTCTTTTTTCTAAAAATGAGTCGAGTTTATTACCAAATAGTTTATCTGTACTTGGTAAATCTTTCAAATACGCGTCAAATATATCATCCGTAGCTTTTTTGGGGTCATCATTAATTTTTTTAATGGCCTCAAGTTTGGCTTTAATTTTTTTCTTTTTATCCTTAACTTTACTCATTATAACGAATAATTTTCTGACCTACCTTGGTTATCATTACCGTCATTAACTAATTTATCAAGTAATTCTCTATCTTCATCAGACAAACTTAATTTACCCATAGGTGCTCCTTTACCTCCTCCGCTAGTTTGCTTGAGTAATGCTCCTTGTAATTTCACTAATGATATCTTTTTCTCAGTACAATCGTTAAGAATTTTTTGTTGTTCTTTAATGACCGGACCAATGACACTCATATCCTCAGCGTCTTTCATAAAAGTCAACATTTTTTTAGTAATTAAAGACGCTGTGTTTTTTTGTTCAACAATGTCATTATAGATTTCTTGCATTAAAGCCAATGCGGAATCCACATCTAAGGAGATTATGTTTCTTTTATCTTTCATATCTATAAATAGATTTAATCTAAAAATCTACCTAATATACCCTCGTATAGTTTTTTGTATTTTTTAAGTGAAACTCTGATTTCTTTTGTTGATAGAGAAGTCATTTCTCTTAGTGAGAGTAGTATTAGGTTTTTATTGAATTTATTACCTTCACCATTTTGAAATATTTTTTCAAAATTGTTAAAGATTTCTAATAGTGCATAACCTAATTTCTTTTCATTGTCTGATAAATCTTTCTTTTCTATAAAATCTTCAAGTTCGATACTTAATTTGATTATCACATCTCGATAATCTAAAACATCTTCTTCAATAGTGTATGATAAATCGGGTCTATCTTCTAAATCTGATGAGATGTCATCGTATGAAACACTTCTATTTGTTTCTTTTGTATCTTTCTGAATCGCCCCCATAAGATAATTCTTACATATTGTACCAAAGTAAGAGTATGCTTTATGGTTTTTTGTATGGTCAAACTTATTGATTTTGGTTATCAAAAATGACATAGTATCAGTATGCACATCTTCGTACTCAAAATCTTTTCTGTATAATTTATAACGGCGGATAATACTTTCCACCATTATTTTAAGGGGTTCTCTTAAATATTCATTGAATATCTTATTCTTTTCGTTCTCGGATTCAGATTGTAGATATCTTATTACCGCTTCTTCTTGAGCCTCCCCAAAATAAATTTTTTGGGTTCTCTTTCTTGGCATTAATTTTGGGAATATGTTACATCTCGTTTATTTTTAAAGAAAAATTCTTTTTTTGCGGTATCTACCCAAAATTTAATTTCTGATTCGTCCATTTTACTATTTTCATCTTCTTTATAATTCCAAAACAAAGAATCTTCTCTGAAATTAACGTGTTGATATCCAATTTTTGGTACTGTCATAATTTTTGTACCATTATGTGTAAGTCTTAATAAAAATTCATAAATGAATGTTAGTTTAATATTTTCTTTAAATTTTCCATTTTCTTTTACTACACTGGTTTTATATAAACCTCCGCTAGTTTGATAATTTTGAAATTCGATTAATGTTTCATTATCTAAAAATCCTTGGGTTTCACAAAATCCATACGCCCACACGGATTCATTAGTAAAACTTAAAAATTTACCTTCTGTATTAATATCTTTTACGATTGGTAATAGTACGTCAACTTCAGGAAAACCAACAACATATTCAGTCATTGATTTTAACCAATTTGAACTAAATTCATCATCGATTTCTAAAATACTAAACCAAGTTGTTTTAACATTTTCAATACCCAAATTTATTTGAGAACAGAAATCTGTTTTACCTTTATTTGGTATTACTTCAATATTTAATTTATCAGATAAATTATCCAAATCTTTACTAATTGATTCCGGACAAATAACCATTAAATTAACATCGTTATAAAATTGTTCAACTGATTTAACAGCGTTATCCAACATTTCTTTATAATCACCGTCTATTTTATGTACTGGCAATAAAATTGTAATATTCATTTCTTTCATATTTTTTGTTCTTCTTTTAATTTTTCTGATGCTTGTTTAAGCGAGATTAGTCTTTGTGAAACAAAACTATTAAATACTCTTTCTATGTTATTTTCTGTTACTGATGTCATATATGGTAAAAGAGTTTCTTTCATTTTATCTTTTACTTCCATATTAAGTTCAACACCCTCTAACCAAGCCAAAATATATGTCCCTAAAATTTCAACAAGTTTAGATTCGTCATATGTCCACATTCCATTTTCTGATAACCAATCAGGTTCAGTATCTGGTATTTTACCAACAACAGGAACACCACATTTCATAGATTCCAATGGAAATGTTCCAAAAGTAGATTCATCATCTAACCATAAAGAAACCATAGATTCTTTAAGTCCATTTGAAAAATCTTCATATGTCATTTGTACCATGTCTCTAAAAGTAATCCAACGTAATTGAGGAAATTTCAAATAAAATTCTGAGATAATTTTCTTTTGTACTGATCTATTTCTACAATGAATTGAAACAAACGGTTTGACTGGTTTTTCTGAAGGACTAAAATTATCTCCAATAATTGGTGGGATAATAAAAGTTAACATTTCAGGAAAGATTTCTTGAACGTATTTTTTTAATTTTTCTGTTGTTACAATAGCTCTATCAAATCCATAATCTGACCATCTACTACCCATAGGTAATGTTTCAAAAATGTACTCTTTTTGTTGTATCAACATAATTTTAGTACATCTAATGTTTGCCAATTGTTGTAGTACATTCGAATAAAATTCAGGTACTACCATAATGTCATCAACATTAATTTCAATTTTGTCAGTTTTAATTGATACAACACTTAATTCATCATATGTGTCTCCTAACCATCCTTTTACTCCGGTATAACTACTATCTTCAACTAAAATTTTAGAGTTATACCCATTTCTTTTAAGAGTCAGCGCAATATCATAGATATGTTTTACCGCAGCTCTTGGATTATTTTTTGTGTCATAAGTTAAAAAATAAATGACACTTTGTTTGTTTTCTAGTCTACCAATCGCAGACTCTAGTCTTTCTAAATTTTCTTGATTATTCATCTTCTTCTTCGATTATTATTCCGTATTTTATTAATGTATTAAACGCAATTTTAAATGACATTGGTGTTTTTTCTTTTCCAAAAACTCCCATTGATTCATCATCTTCTTCGTACTCTGATAAAACTCTTTCAATACACATTTTAATCATTTCGTACTTAAAAATGTTTATTTCAATTGACCCTTCAGAATTTTCGGTTTCATCAGTATCGTCATCGTTTTTTACTGATTGTGTTGTTCTGCATTTGTCTGTGATTCCGTCAATGTCAATGTAGTAGTTTTTTCCAAACAGTTCCATGGTTCTTGTATTTCTGATAATTTAGTTATTTCTTTTTTATTAGTAAAGAATTGATTATAAATTGTATTAAATTTTATTACTGACTTTTCATTTGGACAGGAATCAATAATTCTTTTATCATCGGTAATCCAAAAATCACATTTTTCCCAAATGTTATTTATTTCATTTGATTTGATAAACTTTATATCATTCCCTAAAAATCCATTTTTAGATAAAAAGAATAGTGTTGCCGGTTTAGATTTTCCGAATTGATCTAAACCAACAACAGTAAAATTATGTTCAGGATTATTATGTATTAGATTATTTAAATCTGAAATGGCAGTTGAGTAACTTAGTCCGGCGTGACCAAAAATTTCTATTGGATATTCAATAAATAAAAAATAGTCAAATTCTTCTTTTGACTGAAATTTATATGAATCTAATAAATTATTATTTTGAATTGGTTCTATTATTCCATATTCAAAATTATTTTCACTCTCAAATTCAGAATCAAAAAAACTGTCTTTGTAATGATAATCAAATTTTTGAATTGTGTTTCTTAAAACACCATCAATACTAACGAATATTTCCATAAAAGAAATATACTATTAGATTGATTATAAGTAAACCTTAATCTTCATATCTTTTTAAGATATGACTTATTAATGGATTTCTAACAATGTCTTCATTACCAAATTCAAATATACCAATATCGTGTGACCCGTGTAATCTTTTCTTAGCGTCGTATAAACCAGACTTTGTTTTGTCTTTGTATTTATCTGATTGTTCTAAATCACCTGATATAAAAAATTTAGAATTAAACCCTATTCTTGTTAATAATAACTTTATTTGTTGTGGAGTTGCGTTTTGTGCTTCTTCAAAAACTAATATCGTATTATCAACGTTCCATCCACGCATATACGCCAACGCAGCCACTTCAATAAACCCTTCATCTTTCAAAGTTTCTCTGGCTTCTTTACCAATTATTTTATTAAGTAGATAATATGAAGGATAAATGTATGGGTCTAGTTTTTCTTCCAAACCTCCTGGTAAACTACCAAGTTTTTCCTCAGCTTCAACCGCCGGTCTAACAATAATAATTTTCTCGTACTTATTACTATCGTCCCAAAGTAAATCAACCGCTTTTTTCATTGCAATGTATGATTTACCAACACCCGCAGGTCCAAAACATAAAGTAATTTGATTATCACCCAAAATGTTCCAATACTCTTCTTGAGATTTAGTTAAGAACTTTTCTTTTGGTTTTTTTATGACCTCACGAATTCTTTGTTTGTTATTTATCTTTTTTTCTTCGAATGTTATAGGTGCTTTTTTTTCTACTGTGGGTCTACCTTTTTTAGGTTCAGATGTTTTTGGTTTTCTTTTTAACAAAATTTAAAATTTAACAACATTTATTATTCTAATAAATATCTTTAATTACCTGTTGATCCAAATCCACCAGTATTTCTTTCTGTATCTGACAATTCGTCAGATTCAATAAATTGTACTTTAGGGTAAGGTAAAACGATAATTTGTGCAGCTCTCTCATTTGCACCATAATAATTAAAAGTACCTTCAGTCTTTTTGAACGTTGCTTGTATTTCTCCTCTATATCCACTATCTATAACACCAACTGCGTTCGTTAACAACATGTCATATTTTCTTATTGATGATCTTGGAAATACTAACCCTACATATCCTTTTGGAATCTCAAGCGCAATTCCAAAACCATATGTAATATCGGTCATGGTTTCTGAAATAATATGTGTTACAGTTAAATCTAAACCAGCGTCACCATCTTTAGAATATTTTGGAATAACAGCGTTTTCCCTTAATTTTTTAATCTTTACACTTAATGGTGAAAAATCCATTTCATAATCAGTTTTATCGATTTGTTGAGATTGTGTTTTTACAATATCATCATTAAGTACATTTAATAAATTATTCAATTCATTTATGAGTGTTGGGTCAAAATTTTCATCATCACCACTCATAGTTGAGTCAAATTTTTTTAATCTTTCGATATAATCGTCAATTTTTTCCTTATCCATTTGGTATAGATTTTTTTTCTTCTATTTTTTCATTAATCCATTTATCTAAAGATTTGATTCTTTTTTTTAAATCATCGTCTGATGGTCTTAAACAGCATTCAACAAAAATGTCGGTAATTCTTTGTAGTTCTTCTACAGTTACTTGAACATTAAGTGAATTAAGATACTCTAAAACCATTTTACTTTGTGACTGACGTAAAATTTGAATGTCTCTACTATGGAATTGCATCGTGTTTCTTTTTATTATTTATAATATTCCGGAGTGTTTTTTTTATCAATGATACATTCAATTGGCATTTTAACAATTGAAATACTTTCACTTGACCTTACGTCTCCCGCTCTGTATTTTGATGCAACAATTGTTGCTTCTTCAACACTTTCAGCTTCAACGATGTACTTTAATTTTTGTAAACGAGGATTTCCGTTTCTGTCCATTTGTTCGGTTTCATAACCGATAGTTACTAAATAATGCATGTTTTTTTGTTTTTATTTATTAATAATTGATTTTATAAATTCAACTCTATCTTTACAAACTTTACGTAAAGAATATTTGTCTTTTACTGTTTCATATAATCTATTACCCAAATCTTCAATCATGTTTGGATTTTCATATAATTTTTTCATGTGTTGTGTCCATTGTTTATGGTTTCTGTTTGGTGAAACCAATAACGCATTACCCTTACTATTAAATTTACCATCATCAACACCTGAAATCAAATCTATAGTGTACGGGTTTATTTCACTAGCAATTAATGCCTTTTTATGAAATCCCGCTTCAATAACTTTTAATTGTGATTTATTAGTGTTAAATTCTGAATCAACTATCGGTGCTAAAGATACGTCAAAATAATTGTAATTATTCGCGTATTTACTAACTTCTCTAGTCCATCTTCTTACGTATGGTTTATCTTTATCCACATAATTACCTTCTGTAAAAGTCATTAAATAATTTTTATATTCTTCATCAAGTACATTGTAATTATCTGTGAAAATTTGTTCGTATTTGTACCAAACAGTTTCCATAGGTTGAATTGGTCTTTGTGTTACTTGATTTGTTTCTTTGTTTATTTCATTAACCGAACCTCTCGTATCGAACCCACATAAAACAAATTGTATTTTTTCACCGTAAGCACTATAAACAGATGAGATACCATTTCTTAACAATTCTAAATCGTGTAAGTGAGATGAACCACCTAACCAACCAAATCTAATTTTTTCTGATTCAATTTTATTTGGTTGAAATTGTTGTTCTTCATCGTTAACGGCATTCGGGAAAACTAACACATTTTTTATACCCAACTTTGTTTTTATTGTGTTTGCGAAAACCGGTGTGGTTGTTGTGACATAATCCGATAACCTCATCAATTCAACTTTCTTTTCACTAACTTTGTTAAAAAGGATTTGATGATACATTGGATGTCTCTGATCAACTTTCCAATGGTCATCAATATCCATAATCACTTTAATTCCTTGATTTTTTAACCAATTAATTCTCGCGATATTCGCTTCGTGAGGTAATTTGTGTATAAAACTATGAAACACAACAATATCATAATTTTTAAAAAAATCATGATTATCTTCTGTGTTAAATGCTATATCAACATGAATTTCATCTGAGTAGTTATCACCAATGTATTTAAATGGATCTAAGATTCTGAATTTACCCACACCAAATGTATCGGATGGGATTACTAATACTTTAATTTTTGACATATCTAATGAATATGTCTAAAGTATAAACAAAAATTTTGAAAAAAGAAATTATTTAGCTTTATTTACGCCTGTTATTTTTCCTTTAAACACGGAATCACCAACTTTTAATACAAGATTTTCATTGATAGACGCGGTTTGATGTGCGGTTAAAATCTGATTTAGTTTTCTGTCAACTATTTCATCTAAAGTTTTCCTAATTATGTTTTCAATAATTGGTGTTAATTTTTCCGCGATATCTGATGTATTTGATTCTGAAAGATATGTTTTGATTACTTGATTTGAAGACCCTGATTTTTTAGATGTTAAACCTTCTTGTTCCATCAATCTTTTTGCATTTTTAACAAAATTCATGTCCAAACTATCATTTAAAGAAATTTGTGGAATTGGGTTTTCAATCATCGCTTTTTTAATTGCATCAGGTAATTTTGAATTTTGTATTTTATCTACAGTTGGTGTTGGTATTTGTTTAGTTACTGTTGATGGTGATTGCATTTCCATAATTTCTTCTGGAGGTGATGTTAGTATTCTTTCGTTTACATTACCTCTTTCAAAATTTCCTGAGTCAACTTTATTCATTACTTTTTTAGCTTGGACTAATTTCATCATTAAATCATTAGTCGATATTGTTCCTTGTCCTGACATAGTATTTTTATTTAATTATAATTAAAAACTATAGGAAATTAAAGATTTAAATCTTACTATTCCTTCTTGTAATTTATTTTTTTCCTTTTCAGGGTTTTCTTCAGAATTAGGTTCCTCTTTTTTTTCTGGTTCCTTAAGTTCAGGTTTAGTTGGTTCAACCTCTTTTTTTGGTGGTTCAGGTTTCTTTTCAGGTTTTGGTTGAGGTAATTCTTCAGGTTTTACCGGTTCATCTTTCTTCGGTTCTTCCGGTTTTGTTTGTTTTGGTGTTTCTTTTGGTTTGACAGGTTCTACTGGTTTTGGTGTTTCTTTTGGTTTGACAGGTGGTGTTGAAGTCCACGATGATTTGACATATGTTACTGTCATGGATTTATCGTCACCTTCTTTATATCCTGGTCTTTTAACATCAAATGTCTTGTCATCGAATACAGTAATACTACTCATTCTATTTACAATAAATGTTCTCCAATTTCCTTTATTAAAACCTGTTTTAGTTCTTGATGGAGGTTCGACCCACGCCCTGACAATTAAATTACCTTTTTTACTCAAACCCATTGCAACAATTTCAGCCCTAAATCTACCACCCGCAACCACACTATCTTTTTTAGGGTTTCTTGGTCCCGAATAATAAAACGTCACCGGATTTCTATTTTTTATTGCATTCACTAATGGTTTTGATTTTGCATCAAAACTTGGTTGTTCCAATAGTATGTCAAAAATAATATTATTAATTTTCATTTTTAAAAGTCAGGATATTGTCTTGTTTCTCCATAATAATTTCTACCTCTATTATCGATTCTCGTTAGAATATCAGTTTGTCCACCAACACTACCATTGTTCTCACCTTTACCTGGTTCATCACCATCAGATAACGCCCTTGTGTTTACTGATGAATATTGATTGTTAGGGTTATAAATATTTCTACCAGTATTATCAATTCTTGTAAAAATATCAGTTTGTCCTCCAATACTACCATTGTTCTCACCTTTACCTGGCTCGTCACCATCAGATAACGCACGAGTATTGATGGAAGAATATTGATTATTTGGTGAATATATATTTCTTCCGGTATTATCAATTCTAGTCAATATGTCGGTTTGACCTCCGATACTACCATTGTTCTCTCCTTTACCTGGCTCATCACCGTCAGATAATGCTCGAGTATTAATACTTGAATACTGATTGTTAGAGTTATAAATGTTTCTACCGGTGTTATCAATTCTTGTTAGAATATCAGTTTGTCCACCAATATTTCCGTTATTTTCTCCCTTACCTGGTTCGTCACCATCAGATAACGCCCTTGTATTTACTGATGAATATTGATTATTTGGTGAGTATATATTTCTTCCTGTGTTATCAATTCTTGTGTTAATATCCGTTCTACCCCCGATATTTCCGTTATTTTCCCCTTTACCTGGTTCATCACCATCAGATAACGCTCGAGTATTGATGGAAGAATACTGATTATTAGGATTGTAAATATTTCTACCAGTATTGTCAATTCTAGTCAATATATCTGTTCTTCCTCCGATATTACCATTGTTTTCCCCCTTACCTGGTTCATCTCCGTCAGACAATGCTCGAGTATTTACTGATGAATATCCGTTATTTGAAGAATATGTATTTCTTCCAGTATTATCGATTCTTGTTAAAATATCCGTTTTTGAACCAATACTTCCATTATTTTCTCCTTTACCAAATTCATCACCATCGGATAATGCGTTAGAATTTTCAGAAGAATATTTTTTTTCTGACTCGTATTTGTTTCTGGCTATATGTTCTATTCTTAATTTTTCTGCAATTTGTTCTAACTGTGTTGCCATATTAGTAGTCAATTAATTTTTTTATTTTTTCAACTTCTTCAAATAATCCTAATGATGTTATTGGTGTAATTGATGATTTATGTGAATTACTTTTAATTAAATTAACAGGGATTTTGAAACTAAATCTTTTCTTGTGTTTTTTTAAATGACTATTTTTTCTTTCTCCTGTGATTCCTCCCATACTATCCGCATTTTTTTTAGAATCTTTTCTGTTAATTATCAACTGTCTTTCATTATCTAAAAATTGTTTAGCCCATTTTTCCATTAAATCACCACCACATAAATCGTATTTGGTTCTGTCTTTTATTTTATCAATATTTTGTATGTCATGAATAATTCTTTTTAATTGACCATATTTTACTTTTTTGTCGTTCAATAGTTTTTTTGCTCGTTGAATCCCACGAACATTTTCACCTTGTAAACAAGTTACTGTATGATTAATTTTATCTAAGATATTTTGTGGTATATCAAAATATCTACTTTTTAATTCACTATTCATTATTTTTTTAATTCTTTGGTAACATCATTAATAGTCAAATTATATGTATTCATTGTATTTTTTAATGATTTTAATTGTTTTTGTACAATACTTGGGATTTCTTTAGTTTCTTCTGTTTCATCTGTTTCTTTTTGAACTAAGTCATTTTCCAAAGTTTTTTTATAAATTATACTTTCAATATAATCTGACATGAATTTTTTTGGGTTTTCTATCAATCTTACTTTATCTTTTGGTAAATTTTTATCATAACCCATTTTACTTAATCTTTCTTCAGCTTCTGGCTCATCTAAATTTAATTCATCTTCAAAATGTTCTTCAGCATCTTCGTAATCTTTATCTTTTCCCAAGGTTTCTTTGTAACCTAAAGTTTTACTCATGTCCGCTTCCGCCCAATATCTTAAAGAAGTATGTGTACCATGTACGCCATGAGTACCCATAGATCCCGACCCACTTTTTACAACTTCATCACTCATAGAATTTGATGTAATTCCTTTTGTGTTAAAGTTTTTAGGTTTTTTATTTCTACTTATGTTACCGAAATCGTCAACTATTTCGTCTACTTCTTCTTTTTTCTTTTCTGGTAATTTTTCAAAATCCGTATCTGCTGAAAATTCTTGAGCCCATTTCTTCCATTTTTTTCTTTCTTTAGGTGAAATGGATTTATCAGAAGATTTAGCATAAAACAATCTTTGTTGTTTTTTTGACGCAAATTTTTCTTCAATTACCTGTTTTATGAAATTATTCATGATAACTTAGGTTTTTATATAAATATCAAACGAAAGGAAAGATATTTATAAATTAATGAATAGTCAGAATATTTTAAAATATTACGGGTCTAAATTAGACGTTAAATTAGATACCTCAGAATTATATGATTACGAACTATCAAAAGTTGACGATGATTATTATTCGGATGTATTAGATTTAGATAATTTAATTACATATACCGGATTAACAATAGATACTTCTATGAATCAATTTGGTTGCGTTAGAGATAATGTAATTCTAATTGAATATGATAACAGAATCAATGATTTGTCTTACCCATATTCGGGATATAGTATTTTTTTAAATTACAATGATTTTGTTAATCATTTTGGTAACACATATTCAAATACAATATTGAATAACCATGTTTACACTTATACAAATCCAGACGGAGAAACTCATTATTTTATTATTTCTGCATTTACTGAAAGTATACAATTGAATTTAAATGCTCAAATTACCCCCGGTTCAATAGTTTTAAATTATTATTTGAATAGTAATCAACCGGTACAAGACAACATTACAGTCAATTTTACACACAAACTAAACACAACAGGTGATACAATAGAAATTATTACAGGAATAACAATAAACGCTGGTGAAAGTAGTTCTAATTTAACAATCACTTTAGATGAGTCTTTTGATATCCTTACTCAAGAAAATGTATTTGAGGATATCGTTTTACCATCAAATATCCCATACACAGGATTTAAAATAGAACCTGATGTGGTATTTATTGAACCAACACCGACACCTACACCAACACCTACACCAACACCTACACCAACACCGACCATTACTCCGACACCTACATCAAGCCCAACACCAACTATTACACCAACACCGACACCAACTAACACCCCTGAACCACCAGAACCAACACCTGAACCAGTTGCTCCTCAAGTACTATATAGAATTGATGTAAATAACTCATCATCATATTCAGGTACAGGTAACACAATTACTGATTTGGCGTTTTCAGCAACAACCACAATTTATAATAATCCAACTTATTCAAGTGATTATTGTGTCGATTATTTGGAATTTAATGGTACTTCTAATTACGGTTTTGTTAATAATATTTCACAATCATTTGTAAGTAATAAATTATCTGTATTTACATGGGTTTATCCGATATCAAATGGAATAGTCCTTAATGAGATGTCTGGTGGACTTTCAGGTGATTGGCATTTATCAATAATAGAATTAGTTAGTGGTTATTTCCACTTTGGTCTGTGGAATGGTTCAAGTATAGATTTTGTTGCAAATCCTAAACCTGTTCAATTTAATAGATGGTACTATGTTGGTTTTACATATGACGGAACGGAAATAGTTGCATATGTCGATGCAATTGAAGTTAATAGAACATTTGTTAATAGAATTGCTCCTCCAAATTATCAATTAGGTATAGGATTACTTGACATAGTCAATATGGGTAATGGTGGTCCGGGTAATTTTAGAATAGGTACTATAGAAATTTGGAATCAAAACATATCTTCTGGATTGATAACCGGTAATTATAATACATATCTATCGACATACGTTTGTCCTACACCGACACCAACAAATACACCAACACCAACGCCGACACCAACGTCAACTAATACACCAACACCAACTAATACACCAACCCCGACACCAACATCAACTAACACACCAACACCAACACCGACGCCAACTAATACCCCAACACCGACTAATACACCTATTCCACCAACACCAACACCAACATCAACACCGGTTTCAACAAATACACCAACACCTATCCCTGCAACTGCGACACCAACACCAGTTCCAACAAATACACCAACACCAACACCAGGATGTCCAACAGATTTGATTAGATTTAATTATGACGCAACGGGTGACGCATCAATTACTGGTCTTTTAGGTCCAAATTCTTTTATTAACTCATTTATAACTGGTTCTTTCCCTCTTGATAGTACAACAACATTAATTGAAGCAACTCGTAATAATGAAGAAGGTGATGAGAATTTGATTATTAGTTATGTGGGAGATAGTACTCTTGATAAATCAGTTAATATCGACACAAATTGTGGTAGAACTGCGGAATTCCACATATATGCTGGTAGTTTAACGGGTTCTTTTATACTTGATAGAACACCAATACCATCCTCAGATTATTTAGTTATAACGGTTGTAAATGGTTTCCGTTTAATTCGAGATACAGGTAGATTAATAGTTTCTAATAATACAGATAGAGAGGCGAGTCCAGGTTTGGTAATAAACAACGTTGAGTTGCTGTCTGGTCTTGACGGTCCGGGTTATAGTGTTATTGATGGTTCAAATACTATACCGTTAAGTGCTAGAGATTGTCTTGTGGCGACACATACAAATAATAGTTCGAGTACTATTCTTGTTGAAATAACTAATGGTATAAAACAGGATCACACAGTTAAATTATATATAAATAGTGTTTTACAAGATTCACTTCTTGTTCAAGGAGATAGTACGAATACGTACTATTTTACTCATGATTCATTTGTGGTGGAAGACACTATAGAAATAGTTGTTGTACCTAATGTGTAAATCTAATTAAAATACTATTTATATAGAAAAGATAAATGTCAATTGATTTACAAATTCCTGTATCTGATTTATCCTCCGAAATTATTAATTGTGTCGGAAAATTAGAAAGTTCAGATAATTGTTGTGACCAAGCACCAAGTTTACAAAATAAACCTTGGGCATATAAATTTGACACAGGAAGTGGTATCGATAATTGTTCACCAATATTTTCAAGTAGACATGAAAAAGGTTGGAGTTTGGAATTTGTTTTTAATAAAAATGGGTTGGATTGGTCCGATGGTAGTGTATTTTATTATATAGGTACAAGAGGTGAAGATGATCCACAAAAATACGCCGATAATAATTTATCTTTTCAATTTACTTCAGATGGTAGAATCAGATGGGTTACAATAAGATATTCAGGTGATACAACAAATTGTGATTCGGGTTACACTAGAAATTATTATGTTTCAAGTGGTCAGACACCTACACTCCACATTTGTGAAGAAACTAAAGATTTTCACGTTGCAATAGTTTTTGATAGGTACAAATATTATACTGATTGTGATTTATTAAATGAAGGTGGTGTCAATGATTTAATTACCGGGTCAACAGTATTAAACCCATATGATGTCTTAACCGGAGCTACACCAATTTATGAAGAAACTCAAATACTAAACCCAAGATGGGATGAAGAAAGAGATAGAAGATTAGGTGTTCTAAAAATATATCTAAATGGTAGACCAATATATAAAATAATTAATTGGGAAGAAATTATACCAAGGGATGGTGATAGTGTTCAACCATTTATACAATCTTGGGGTGGTGGAACAGGATTAATGAACAACGTACACGATGGTGTTTGTTGTTTTGATATTAAAAAAATAAGATATTATACAGAACCTCTAAGTTTTGTGTATGTAAAATATAATTTTTTAATTCTTACTGAGACATATGATTTATGTGTTTATAACACTAATGAATGTGACTATATTGACGCGAATGGGGTTAATAATATAATAAGTTTGATAAATAATGGATTATTGGCCGAGGATGGAAAAAATTTATTAACAGAAAATGATAATCTATTGATTATTTAAAATATTTATGTAAATGTCAGGTATAAAAATATCACTACTTCCAAATTTAACGACTCCAAGTTTAACCGGCGTAACCGCTATTGTTCAAAATGGTGTTACATATAAAGTAACATTTGATTATTTACGTAATTTGTTGACCCCATTTATATATAATCAAACAAGAACAGGTTATACAAGTACAATTGAAGAATATCAAGTAATATATAATCATTCTAATTTAACTGTAAACCAAAATACTGTATTTATTATAGAACAAAATGCTGAATATTTTGTGCAAGGTAATTTAACTAATAATGATTCGATTATTGTTGATGGTACACTTAAAATTGGTGGAGCACTAATAAATAATGGGTCTATAACAGGTTCAGGAATAATAATTTAAAAAATAAATAAAATGCCAAGTTACATACAATTACAAAAACAAAATAAAAACAATATTCCGACATCAAGTGGTAATACGTATAACCTATTCGTAGATTCAAGTGACGGGTTTTTTAAATTTAAAAATGATTCAGGTAATACATTTAATCTTTCAAACGACTATGAAAGTGTTACTTATTCTGAATTAGTCAGTAAAATAACAGGTAAAACGCTTACCGCTGGTAAATCATATTTAATAACCAACTATAAAACGTGTTACGATCAACCAGATTTTTTAATTAATGGTCAACCTGTTACTGGTAATACAACTTATAAACAAGGACCTATTGAACCAATTATTGTTTTTGCTTTAAGTGCAAATACAATTAGTTCAGACGGATATCAACCTAAATACCCTAAAGACAAAATCAAATATGACTATACTTTCAGTACTACTGAAAAAACGGGTGGTCAGGCGTTTGGAAGAATTATAGAAAGAATTGATGAATATAACAACAGAACAGATTATGACCATAGAAACATATACTTTAAAAGATATGAATCTTATTCATATAAATTAAGTGATATATTACCTGGTACAATACAAGTACAATCAAATGGTGTGGTTGTTGGTAATACCGGTACAACTTTTTCTTCATCATTAACTGTTGGAGACGTAATTGCAATACCAAGTATGGGTAACAAGTATTTTGAAGTATTGACTATTTCCGGTTCTTCAGGTATGACTATTACCGGATTAAGTATTACGACCATAGGTTCAGGTACAACTTATTACTCAACTATTAATGATGGGTTTGTTAGTCATAAAAGAAACAACATATCACTAACAAGTGAAGAATACACAACTTTTAATCTGACCGGGGTTTCACCAACAGGATTAACAATTTTTAATAATTACATTGGAGACTATAGTATATATCATTTATATGATAGTGTAGGAAATTTCATATTACCTAATAATGTTTTTAAAGGTAATTTTGATTACTATCAAAATACTTTTGGTAACGTTTGCTACAACAACACTTTTGATAATCATTCTTATAGCAACAGTGTAGGTGATTATTTTAGAAATAATATAACAAACGATAATTTTGAAGACAATTTTATAGGTAACTTATTTGAAGATAATTACATTACATCAAATTTTAGAAAAAATCAAATAGGTTATGAATTTGCTCGTAACACAATTTTATCTAATAATTTTAATGATAGTATCGTAAAAAATTCATTTACCGATAATACCATCATATCCGATTTTTATGATAATAATATTGTTGCAAATAGTTTTCAAAATAATATAATTCGTACTGATTTTCAATTAAACAATGTTTTATGTCAGTTAAATAATACTACTTTTACAGGTTCGATTAGCGTGTCAGGTAGTTTTAATAAAAATATTTTACAAGATACCGATGGAAATAATAAATTATTTTTCATTTCTGGTAACACCTTAATAATAACGGGTATCACTAATTAAAATTTTTTAAAATAAAAAGAATAATTTGAAATAACCAAATATTTATAATAAAATAATTTACAATGAATAGTATTAAAATCACAGATTTAGACAATTTAGCTAACCCCTCATTATCCACAACAACAGTTGTAGTTGATAATGATACAATTTATCAATGCTCAATACAAACTATTGCAGATACAATACAGTTTAGTGGTTCTAGTACACTATATAGTAGTGACGATAGTTTGACCGGTAATAGAACGGTAAATTTCGCAGGATATGATTTAACTTTTAATGGTACAACTGCAACTACTTTTACTGTAGACAGTGTGATGGATGTTACCGGTGATTTAAACGTTACAGGAACAGTTACCGCAACCGATTTTTCTGGTGACGGTAGTAATATTACAGATGTACCCGGTGCAACATTATTTACAACGACTGGAATAACAATTACTAGTGGACAAACAGCACTATTGGCAACAACACCTCAAACAATTTTGGCGGCACCTGGTGCTAATAAATTAGTTGTGGTTGATTCAGTAATTCTGAAAACTTCTTCTGGTACTGCGTATACAGGTGGTACTCAAGTTACGATTGGTTATAGTGGTGGTAGTCAAAACATTGTTACTTCAACTAATGGACCTTTAGGTTTAGCGTCAAAAACACTCGTATATTATCCTACATCACTTACAGGATTAACTAACGAAAATATAGCAATAACAGCAGCAAGTAATGCTTCAGGTGGTACATTATCAATGCAAGTATACCTTTCGTACCATACAGTTTCACTATAATTTTTAAATTTTAATAATAAATCCCTTCTAAACGAAGGGATTTTTTTTTCGATATATTTATTGATATGAATAAGTTACCTTTAATACCAATAGATAAAGCAAATCACTTTGTTTACGGTGTAATTATTTACACATTATTTAACTTAGTATTTCATCCATTGATTTCATTAATTTTTTTAATGGTTATTTCAATAGGAAAAGAAGTGTATGATTATTTGTCCGACACCGGTACTCCGGATTATAAAGATGCATTATGGACTCTCATGGGGGGAAATATTGTCTTTTTAAATCATTTTTTATAATATGGAATTTTTTATAAGAAAAGGCGCAACAGACCCGATATTAAAATTAAGATTAATTGACGATGGTAAAAACGATAAATCATCTTTTAATGATTTATTGGAAAATTCTGAAATAACGTTTGAAATGTCAGAAGTTTCAACTGGTGACCCTATTATATTTGATGGTCAATGTAATTTGGTATTAAGAACAAAAAAATACAATCAAACAACAGATGAATATTATATTACATATAGATTCACCGAAGAACAAACTTCTCAAGTAGGTAGGTTTGAGGGTACGGTTACCATACAATTTTTAGATACCGATTTGAATCCCACAAACAAATTAATAGTTCCAATCAGAGAAAAACTTTACATCAATATTTTTTAATCTCGAACTTTTTTGTTATAATTATTGGAATACAAGACAAACTACTGATTTACAGTAAGCTAATAGGTCAACCAAATTTATAACACATGAAAGAAATTATTTCTCAGGAAGTCATTGAGAGCTTCTTGAACGGCGCAGATTCCGAAGAATTCATTGTTGGCGTTGAATACGATTACCAACAAAATAAAATTTACAAAATCATACAGGACCCTGAACAGGGTAAGATAATCAAAGAAGATAGTTTCATTCCGTTTCTTTGGGTTGGGGACTTAACTGGTCTTAATTTTTACAATAATAGTAAGACACTTCAAAAACAAAAAATGGTTGAATATGGTATTCTAATTGAAAAATTAGAGACCCATGGTAATGAAAGATTATCAAATGGTTTAAACTTTTTAGTAAAAAGTATAAAAGGATATACTGAACTAATTAGTTTTTTCAGACAAGGTGGTATAAATCCTTGGGATGAAAAATATAAACCATATTTTATAACATTATCTCCGGTAGAACAATATCTTATTCAAAAGAAAAAAAGACTGTTCAAAGGTATTGATGATTATTCTGGTGTTCACAGATTTGTGTTTGACATTGAGACCACCGGTTTAAATCCTGAAACAGATAAAATCATACTAATTGGGATGAAAGATAATAGGGGATTTCAAAGGACATTAAGTGCGTTTGGTGATGATGGTGAGAAAAAATGTATTGAGGAATTCTTTAATACAATAAGAGAATTAAAACCAACAATTATTGCAGGATATAATTCAGCGTCATTTGACTTTCCATTTATACTTAAAAGAGGTGAAATTTTAGGTGTTGATATTAAAGGGTTGACTCAAATTTTTACTTTAGAAGGTATAAAACAAAAAGAAGGTCTTTTAAAGTTGGCAAATGAAATTGAACCGTATACTCAACATGTTATATGGGGTTTCAATATTGTGGACATTGCTCACTCTGTTCGTAGAGCACAGGCAATTAATTCAGAAATTAAATCATGGAGTCTTAAATACATAACAAAGTATTTGGAAAAAGAAAAACCAAATCGTGTGTATGTTGAGGGTAATAAAATTTCTAAAATTTATTTAGAGAATGAAAGTTACTATGTCAATCCTAAGACAGGTAATTATAAGAAAATTGGTGAACCGGGTACAGAAAACTTATTAGAAAAATATCCGGGTAAATTTGAGATATGGGTTGGTTCTAAAATTGTTGAACAATATCTCGATGATGATTTGTATGAGACATTAGTTGTTGATGATTCTTTTAGTCAATCTACTTTTCTATTGTCAAAATTAGTACCAACAACATATGAAAGAATATCTACTATGGGTACTGCGACCTTATGGAAGATAATAATGTTAGCATGGTCTTACGAAAATAATTTGGCAATTCCCGCTAAAGATGAAAGACGAGCAATCACTGGAGGGTTATCAAGATTACTGAGTGTAGGGTATTCTAAAAACATCGTTAAATTTGACTACGCTTCACTATACCCATCAATTCAATTGGTGTACGATGTATTCCCTGATTGTGATGTTATGGGTGTACAAAAATCAATGTTAAAATATTTCAGAAACATTCGTATTCAATATAAAAGATTGGCAGGTGAATTAAAAGACAAAGACCCTGTATTGGCGGAAATGTACGATAGAAAACAGTTACCAATTAAAATATTCATCAACGCTTATTTCGGTTCATTATCTGCACCTCAAGTATTTCCATGGGGTGATATGAATATGGGTGAAACAATTACATGTGTGGGTAGACAATGTCTTCGTATGATGATTATGTTCTTTATGAAGAAAGGTTATAAACCACTTGTAATGGATACTGATGGTGTCAACTTTGAAACACCCATTGATGTTGAATCGCACATTTATATTGGTAAGGGATTAAACGAATTAGTTGAAGAAGGTAAAGAATATAAAGGTATTGAAGCAGACACTGCAGAGTTTAATGATGTTTTTATGAGGAACGAAATGGGTTTGGATATTGATTATATTGCTCCCGTTTGTATTAATGTCTCAAGAAAAAATTATATCATTAAACTATTAAAGAAAGGAAAAGAAAAAATAAAACTTACTGGTAACACAATCAAATCCAAGAAATTACAACAGTATGTTGTCGAGTTTTTAGATGAAGGATTAAAACATCTGTTAAATGGTGACGGGGTTTCTTTTATTGAGTTATATTATTCTTATGTTGATAAGATATACAATAAACAAATTCCTTTATCTAAAATCGCCAACAAATCAAGAGTAAAACAATCTGTAGAAGAATATAGAAAATACATCAAGAAAACAACTAAAGCCGGTATCTTAATGTCAAGACAAGCTCACATGGAATTAGTTTTACTTAATGACTATCCTGCAACATTAGGTGAAACAATTTATTATGTAAATAACGGTACAAAGAAAACTTCTGGTGACGTTCAAAAAATAACTAAACCAACTAAGAAACAAAAAGAAGAGTATGAGTTAAAACATGGTGAACCGATGCCGAGTGATTATTTGGAAATTAACTGTTACATGATTCCTGAAAGAGATATTCAAAATAATCCTGAACTAACAGGTGATTACAATGTTGCTCGTTATTTAAATAATTTCAATAAAAGAATTGAACCACTATTGGTTGTTTTTAAACCTGAAATCAGGGACGATATTTTAATTGAGGATCCGGCTAACAGACAATACTTTACGAAACTTCAATGTGAACTTGTAAGTGGGTTTCCTCTAAAAGAATCTGGTCAAGATAATTTTAATGAAGTAATGACATTATCAGATAGTGAAGTAATGTTTTGGAATAGAGTAAATAGAGACCCGTTCTTTATGTATGTTGAGGAGAGTTTAAGTAACGTAGACAGTTATTGGGTGGAACACAATAGAAAAGTCGTTTCTATGATTGAGTCAAGTACTGTGAGTAATGAAGATGAAATTATTGAAACAAATGGCAATGATTTTGCGTATCACGCGAATCACCTTTAAATAACATTAAATGGTGACACCATTGGTCTATACTTCAGAGATTTGTTAAGATTCTCCGCTTCGTTTCCTTTTCTTTCTAAAAGTTTTTCGGGGCGGAGTCTTTCTAGTCTTTGTTGTAATTCTTCAACTAATTTAAGTTTTTCATCTTTTGCTTCGGTTAATAAAGAAGTATAGTCAAGTTTAATATCTTGGTCAGGTACTTTTAAGTCACCGGAGTATTTTCCCCATATTCTTGCAAGACCTTCCTTAGCATATGCTGTCAAATATTTTCTTACCCAATTTTGTGAAGGTTTATTCATTTTATCCCAAGTTAACGCTTCAACCATAACATCAGACGGAAGTTTTACTATGTCTTTATTTTTTTCTAAACATTCATCTCTTGATGTTGTAGTTGTATCATAATACCAATACCACACTTGGTAGTTATTTTGTTGTACAGACCCGAAGTCAAATTTACCACCGGGTACATTATATAAATGTACTATTTTAGTCCCATTTGGTCCCGCAGTAATTCTATAAGTTAATTCACCACCAATTAATCTATTTTTAATATTTCTATCTTGCATTCTTAATAACAAATCAAACGCTGGTAACATAAAATAGGACCCTGACGCACCAACTTGAGCGAATCCACCAACACCACCAAAACCAACACCACCAAGACCACCAAATCCACCCAAAAACGGATCAACAATTGAATCGGTAAGAGTTGCTCTTGTGAACCATAATAACTCGTTTATTTCACGTCCTGCGGGGATTACATATGTCTGAGTTCCTCCTGTTAATGTGAAATAATCTTTTTTCAACTCCCATGGACCACCTGTTTGTAATCCAACGATTTTTGAATATGAATATGTATATTGTGTTTCATAGTCCATTGCTCTTGTGGTCAGAGCTCTTGTTAAGGATTGTGTGTCAACATCCAATCCGGCTAAAGCAGACCACTGTGATTCAATTAACCAATCATTAACGTATTGTTCATACTCAGATACCGCTAATTCTAAAAACGTATCCATTTGTTCTTCTGTTAATTCAATTCCCCTAACAGGCATACCTAATAGGTGAAAAACCTGTGTATATAATTTTTCCTTTTCAGGTAGAGTTATTATTGTTGCTGACATATCTTTGTGTTATTACAATAAATATCTTAAAAGTTATTACTAAATACCAAATATTTTTAGTATTTTTAACTAATAATGATGACACCTGAAATATACAATAGATTAATGACGGATAAAAAGGTAGGATATGAGGTAACTTTTTTTCAAGTATTAAGTGAAATCGGGGAATATAAGTACAAAGATAAATGTATAAAATACCGGATATCTGACTCAATTAATTTTATATTAAAAGAATATTATGAACCATTAGGTTTATGGTTAAGAAATCCTCACCCTCAATCTAAATTAACTGATTTTGGTGTTGTGTTATTGAATAGGTGGCACAGATTAAATACACTTAATACTAATTTAAGTGGACAGTTATATCTTTTTTCACAATGTAATGTTATTTTGGAATCATTAAAAAAATCCGGAAAAGATTATATTGAAATTGATGGTAAAATAATATACACTGAAAAAATAAGAATAGGTGAGAATTGGAGAGAAGATATTGAATCGACATATGAAAAAATTCATAGTCTTTTATTAATTGTTAGAAAATACAGTAATTTATTATTGGATTATAATTCACCTCAGTGTAAAGAAATGATGTCAATATGTGCAAACGTAATGATGATAGGTGACATTGGTGAAATGTTATTCAAAAGATTTATTAACGAATTTTTCCCAAATTATTTAAGAATGAAATGTTCAAGTGGATTAGGTGATCCACTAGATAGAGAAACTGGTGTTGATTTTTGGGTAGTTAACTCAAATAATTTTGAAGAAAAAATTCAAGTGAAATATGCAAATTATTACATCAACAATGAAAATCAAATTCTAACTAAATCTAAATTTAGTACTCGTTCTAATTGTCATTATTGGGTAATGGTTTATAAGGATAGTATAATAATGTTAAAAAATGATTTAAATAAAAATAAACAACTACAAGATACGACATGGGTTTTTCCTGAAGAAGTTGTAGTAAAAAAAATAAAAATAATCGATATGTTTGAAGAACTTAAAAATTTAATGAAAATAGCGAGTAAAAACAACATAAATGTTGTAATGACTAAGGATGGTGATATTAATAAAATAATTTATGATGAAGAAACCAAAACAGTTACAATTCAATTCCCTGATGCTGAAGACAAAGGAATTAAGAAAATGGTTATTGATGAAACAGAAAGATTAAATAAGCTCTTTAATTAAGTCTTTACTGAAAGATTCAGAATATTCCCCATCACCCATTACTTGGTCAATAATATTTTTCTTTTTCTGTAAAATATTATAAACAATCTTTTCAATAGTGTTTTCAAAAATTGGATAATAAACGAGAACACTATTTTTTTGCCCGTATCTGTACGATCTATCTTCTGCTTGACTATGGTGAGCAGGAACAAAAGATAAGTCATTCATAATTACTGTGTCCGCAGCGGTTAATGTGATACCTACACCTCCAGCAATGATATTCGAAATGAATACTTTTACTTTATCGTCATTTTGAAATCTGTCAACACTTTCTTGTCTTTTATCTTTTGACATTCTTCCATCTAAAACAACAGAATTTTTTTTATATTTTTGATGAAGAGTGTCCAATGTTGCTGTGAAGTTAGTAAAGACTATAACTTTTTTACCCATTTCTAAACACTTGTCAATTAATTCACAAGTATATGGAATTTTTTCGTAAGAAATTAGTTGTCTTATTTTCATAAGACGATTAAGTGTAACACTTATCGTTTCATTATTTTTATTTTCACTTGTTATTTTTGTAAACTCTTCTAATTCCTCATCGTACATTTTATTTGTCAATTCTAAAAATACAGGAGTAATTGTTTTTTCCGGTAAATCTAAAATGTCAGTTTTCATTCTTCTTAAAACATAAGATTTAGTTAAATCTCTTAATTCATCTAAATTACTTGCACCACTTGTATTCCACACTTTTCTATTACCAACAGTAAATTGATAACCTTTACAATATCTTCTTACATATGTTTGCCAATTAAGTGTTAATGGTGAGTCAACAATTTTTAATAAATTAAAATAGTTAATTGGTCTTGATGTCATAGGAGTACCAGTTAATAACCAAACCTTGGGAATTTTACTTAAGACATCATTTAATAGTCTTGTTCTATTTGCTGTTGTATTTGATACATAATGTGCTTCATCAACTATTGCTAAATCAAAATTCATATTGACTAAAAGTTTATAATCCTCACTGTCTTCTGATTTATCAGTTGTGTGAAAGTTTTTAATGATATCATAGTTTATGATATAATAATCAAATGTTGAACCCCACTTTCTACCTTCAACGATTAATATTTTTTTATCGGAATAATTTTTGATTTCTCTTTCCCAATTTATTTTAAGTGACGCGGGACAAACAATTAATATTTTTTTTGCACCACTTTCTAAAGACGCAATAACCGCAGATGTTGTTTTACCTAAACCCATGTCATCAGCCAAGATAAACTTATTGTTGGCTAACAATTTTTCTATCGCTTCTTTTTGATGTTCAAGTGGAGGTCTATTACTATATTTACTGTAATCAATTTCTCTATCTAATTTTTTTTCTTCTTGTAAAACTGCTGCTTTTGGTATCCAAAAAGAATTTAATGGGTCAGTTTCAATAATTTTACCCCATATATGAAACGCTTTATCTGATTCACATAACAATTTTTCACACCAAAATTTTTCAGGTACCTCAGGAAGTAATCTTTCGTCCATAATTTTTTGTCCGAATGTTTTCGCTATTTTAATATATTTCCTTGCAACTTTTGGTTTAATGTCATGATATTTTAAAACATACTCAGACTGTGGTCTGGTTAGTTTAAAACTCTTCTGTTCGGAAAATCTTTTTTTCCATTCTAATAATTGGTTATTAGAACCTTCATAATTTAAGAGTATTTCTCTTGCTTCAATTTCTATAATCATAATCTAAATACTTAAAATATAGTTAAATAGAATAAAAGTTTGTACTATTTATTATATTATGACAAACCGTTTACCAATAACTAGATTATCTAAGTTCGTATCTGTTGATGATATTGATCTTAATATTCAAATGGGTCAAGAATATCTTCATGGTGACTTAAATATGAAATTAATTCTATTTAGAGTTGATAGACAAAAAACAGACACCGATGATGTATACGGTGAAGTCGGGAAAGACCAAATAAAGTTTTTCCCTCCTATAGAATTTAATGCTCTGGTTAAGATTGAAGAACCTAAGAATGCTTCATATAAAGCTGGTTTAGTTCGTTATCAAGAACCCGGAAATTTAATTGTGTCTGTGTACATAAAACATTTAGAAGAATTAAAGATTAATATAAGATATGGTGATTATGTAGGTTATCAGGAAACAGAAGACAGAATTAGATATTATACGGTTACAAATGACGGTACGGTTGTATCTGATAATAAACATAATATGTTTGGTTACAAACCGCATTATAGAACAATAACTTGTGCTCCGGTACAGGAATCTGAATTTAGAGGAATATAATATGCCATTACCTAAAAGAAAAACAAATTTTAGTGTTTATACTCAAAAAGAGTTACTTGAAAGAAGACAAGAATTATTGGATAGGATAACTAAATCCGATACTTACCTTCCTGATTCTGTTTTACATGATGACTTAGATTTGGGTATGTTGGAATTTGTAAAAAATAATTTACAGATAGTTTCTGATGGTAAAAAAGTACCTATTATTGATAAAATAATGACCATTCAAAGATGGGCGGAGTACACTAATAATTGGGAATTTTCAGATAAAGATGGTAATGTTCAGGTTCCTTTTATGGCGGTGATAAGAAAACCTGAAGTTCAATTAGGTACAAATCCTTCAGTACAAAGAACAATACCGGTTAGAAAACAATTCCACTACGCTACGGTACCTACTTGGGATGGTAATCAATTTGGTGCAGACATATACAAAATACCGCAACCAATTGCTGTAGATATATCATATGAAGTGACAATAGTTTGTAACAAATTTAGAGACTTAAATAAGTTGAATAAACTTGTAATGCAAAACTTTTCATCAAGACAAGCGTATACGTCAGTTAAAGGACATTATATTCCTATAGTTTTAGACTCTATTGATGATAATACACCTATGGATACATTAGATGGTCGTAGGTTTTATTTACAGAATTACAAATTTACAATGTTAGGTTTTCTTATTGACAGTGAAGAATTTGAAGTTAAACCGGCTATCAGTAGAATGTTTATAATGCAAGAGTTTGAAGAATTACCTAAAATAGTAAAAACCAGCGTACAGAATATTGATGAAATATTTGTCACATCAATAGTTGCAGATGGAATACAAACATCATTTAGTGTGGGTGAAACTATAGCAATTTTAGTAAGTGTATCAATAAATGGTGTTGTACAAATTAAAGATGTTGATTATTACCATATTGCAAAAACATCAAAAATAACATTTGTTTCTCCTCCTCTTGTTGGTAGTAAAATAACTATAATTTATTACAAAGGAAAAAACCCAACACCAACTGATTTATGGGGAAATAAAATATTCTTGGCTAAAGAAACATTTATTTATGATGGTACAACAAATGTATTCACCACAAGTAACACTATTGCCGCTTTGATTATGTTGGATATAAATGGTCTTATAGAAGAAAATTCTGTAGGATATGATGTAACAAATAAAAATGAAATAACTCTACTAATAAATCCTATAGTAAATTCTAAGATAACTGTTACATATTTTTACTAATCGTTATTCACCATAAATGTCTTTCTTATCGTTCTTTGATAGATTTTCAATCCACTTTTCTATAACCTTATAGATTTTAAGCCCGTTTTTTTCACAGTGATTTTTTAACATCTGATGGTGTTTATCACTAATTTTTACGTTTTTGGTCTTATTCTTCATGTAAAAAGATAAAAAAAGATAATTAAGTATATAAAAGGATACTTACCGTTAAAAATACATAAATCTTTCAATAAAATAAAGATATTTATAAGTAATCAATAAAAATATATTTAAGCAAATAACAATCGATGGCAAATTCAAACAAAGTATTCGTTTCTCCCGGTGTATATACCTCAGAGAAAGATTTAACATTCGTAGCACAAAGTGTTGGTGTTACAACACTCGGATTGGTTGGTGAGACATTGAAGGGTCCCGCATTTGAACCAATATTAATTACCAATTTTGATGAATTCAAAGTATACTTTGGAAGTACTACACCTGTAAAAGACGGTGCAGATAATCCAAAATATGAATTACCGTATGTTGCTAAATCGTATCTAGAAGAATCAAACCAACTATTCGTAACAAGAATTCTTGGTTTAACTGGATATAAACCAACAACAACATTTGGTATACAAACATTAGCTGGTGTTACCGCAGATACAAGTGCACATACTAGTTTAGTAGTGGACTCTATGGACCCATCTAACCCATCATCAAGTATTTTTTATAATGAACTTTCAAATATATTCTCATTTGAAGGAACAACAATAACAGATTACATTGAAACAAATTTTGGTGGATATGGTGCTTCTGAAGATGGTAACTGGTTTACTATGGGATTAGTACCTGATTTAGGTGCATATATTGTTACCGATTTGGATGGTAATGCGATTACCGAATTATCATCTTTATTTGGAATTGAACAAGTTTCCCCACTTAATGGGTTTTATACTGATGATAGTCCTAACGGTAAAGAATGGATAAACAAACTTTTATCTTTTGATGGTAGTGGAAATGTTGATGGTGTTTATTCTTATCTTTTTGCATATGACGCACAAAATGGATATTTTGATGTGGCTAGATTCAAATACGATGCAGGTGAGTTAACACAGTATAAAGATTTAATAGTTGCTGCACTTAGAAGTAGAGGTCTCTATCAACAAAACACATTAAGTCTTGAAACATTTCTTTCATCTCGTTTCGATATTGATGATTTAAGTGGTGTTACTACAAATCCATTAGCAGAATTTATAATTAACGTAACGGGTACAACAGGTGGTGCAAAACAATTCACTTGTTCCATGGATCAAACATCTTCAAAATACATAACTAAAGTTTTGGGAAGTGATGTGTTTGATAAACCAAGAACAGACTATCCAATATACGTTCATGAGGCATACCCTAAATTCTTACAATCTGCATTTCAAAAAGGATATGTTAGAGGTTTAAGTTTAACAAAAGTTGTAAATTCAGAATCAGAAAACTTTATGAGTCAATGGTTATCTCCGATAACACCAATGGTTGTTTCAGAGGTTAGAGGTGGTAAAGTTGCAGATTTGTTTGAAATTATAACAATACCTGATGGTGAAAGTGCAAACTACACAGTTAAAATTCAAATAGCTAATATTAATTTGGATAATGGTGATTTTGATTTATTGGTTCGTGATTACTATGATACTGATGATAATCCTGTTGTTTTAGAAAAATATTCAAGATGTAGTATGAATCCTGATTTACCAGGTTATGTCGCTAAAAAAATAGGTACATCAAATGGTGACTATGAATTACGTTCTAAGTTAATTATGTTATCTATAGCAGATAACGCACCTGTTGATGCATTCCCTGCTGGTTTTAAAGGATTCGTAAATAATCAAACATTTGGTGGTGGTACTTTAGGTAATGTTTTGTATAAAACAGAATACTTTGATGCTGGCGATACAATGTATTATGACGCTGATGGTACCGCGGTATTATCAAATGGAGATAAAGTAAGAAAAGTATCTTTAGGTTTATCAAATCAGACAGGTTCAAGATATGATAATGATTTATTTAAATATAAAGGTGCTGAAGGTACTTCATCCACATCTGGTTTCCACTTATCTGTAAACGCATCAACAATTTCAGGTACCACATATATTACAACTCCATACGATTTGGAGGGTCAACCAGTAGGAGATAAATTAACTGACATCAGATATCGTAAATTTACATTTGCTGCTGGTGGTGGTTTTGATGGTTGGGATATCTATAGAAATGTTAGAACTTATGGTGATGGTTACATTTATGGTAAACCAACATATAACGCAAATAATCAAAATAATGGCGGTGTATTTGATGTTAATAATGGTAATTCTGACTATTATGCGTATCTTCAAGGTATTCAAACATTTGAAAATCCTGAAGCGGTTGATATAAATGTATTCGCTACACCAGGTATTAATTTCTACGATCATAGTTCATTGGTTAACCAAGCGATAGAAATGATTGAAGAAGATAGAGCGGATTCATTATATATTATGAACTCTCCTAATTTCACTGGTGCTGAAGGTGTTGAAGAAGTAGTTGCTGCGATTGACGATTCCGCAATTGATAGTAACTATTCAGCGACATACTGGCCGTGGATACAGGTTAGAGATACAGACAACGCAACACAATTATACATCCCGCCTACAGGTGAAGTTGTTAGAAATATTGCGTTAACCGATAATGTATCGTATCCTTGGTTCGCAGTTGCAGGTTATTCAAGAGGTCTTGTTAAATCAATTAAAGCGAATAAGAAACTTACATTAGATGAAAGAGACACCTTATATTCAAACAGAATTAACCCTATCGCAACATTCTCAGATACAGGTACAATTATTTGGGGTAATAAAACTCTTCAATTAAGAGAATCTGCATTAGATAGAATTAATGTTAGAAGATTATTGTTGAGAGCAAGAAAATTGATTTCTGCGGTATCTGTAAGGTTGTTATTTGAACAAAATGACGAACAAGTAAGACAAGAGTTCTTGAGATTAGTAAATCCTATTCTTGAGTCTATAAAGAAAGAAAGAGGTCTTTACGATTTCCGTGTAAGAGTGTCTAGTGATCCAGAGGATTTAGATGCAAACACATTGAGAGGAAAGATTTACTTAAAACCAACTAGGTCTCTTGAATTTATTGAGATTGAATTCAATATAACTCCGACTGGTGCTTCATTTGAGAATATATAATCAACATTAAAATAAAATATAAATCCTCTAGAAAACTAGAGGATTTTTTTTGTATAAAAACTCGGTAACATAAAGGGGGAATATGGTAGTTCCACGTGGAACACTATTTACCCAGTATACTGGAACTAGTATGCTAGTACTAGTTTTATAATATTATATTTATTATTCTAGATACTAGAACTAGATATTCTAGTATTTATATAATATTCTAGATGCTGGAATTGGTTATATTAATACTGAATACTGGAACCTAGATACTGGGTAGTAAAAAACTAACGAAAAAAAATGACAAAGTCAAGATTTTTCAAAAAAAATAAAATATTCTCAAATACGTAGTATTTATAGGAAGATAACAAAAAAACTTAATTATTTAAAAAATGGCAGATTTATTAATGAAAATGCCGGTTCCATATGAACCGAAAAGAGTAAACCGATTCATCCTTAGATTTCCATCATCTTTGGGTATTAACGAGTGGTATGTGACATCAACGGCTAGACCTAGTGCAAAAATCAATTCTGTTGCAATTCCATTTATCAATACATCAACTTATGTTGCTGGTAGATTTGAATGGAATGAAATGAGAGTAACTTTCAAAGACCCAATTGGTCCTTCAGCGGCACAGGCGTTAATGGAATGGTTCCGTTTACACGCTGAATCTGTTACAGGTCGTATGGGTTATGCTGCTGGTTATAAAAAAGACATTGAATTGGAAATGCTTGACCCAACTGGTGTTGTGGTTGAGAAATGGATACTTCAAGGTACATTCATTACTGACTTAAACTTTAATGATCTTGATTATTCAAGAGATGATGTGGCAACTATCACTTGTTCAATGAGACCAGATAGATGTATCTTAGTTTACTAATACAAAAACAAATATTTTACAAACCCTATGTTCAACACATGGGGTTTTTTATTTTATCAAAAACTTGACTTTCCAATAGTTATTGATTAAATTAATACTATGGAACAATTTAGAGTAGACCCAACAATTTCTTATGATGTGGTAGAATTACCAACAAAAGGTATTCATTATCCAAATGGAAAAAAATCAGTTAGAGTTGCATATCTAACAGCAGCGGACGAAAATATTTTAGCGGCACCAAACCTAATTCAAACAAATGCGATAGTCTCCGAACTTTTGAAAAGAAAGATTTTGGATAAAGATATTTCAATTGAGGAATTGGCGGAAGAGGATAGACAAGCGATTTTAATCTTTTTAAGAAACACCGCATTTGGTTCAGAATATACAGTAACACTAACTGACCCGAAAACAGACAAAGAGTTTGAAACCAAAGTAGATTTAAGTACTTTAAAAGTTAAAGATTTCAATTTAACACCTGATGCAAATGGGGAATATTCATATTTTATGGAAAAATCTAAAGTAGATATTACTTTCAAATTCTTGACTCAAAAACAAGAAGCGGAAATAAGAGAAATTCAAAAGAGTTGGAATGGTAATGGATATGCTCCGATTATGACCAAACAACTTGAATTCATGATTAAATCGGTTGCAGGAAATAAGGATTTAATGAATATCAGAAATTTAATTGAAAATCTACCAATTAAAGATGCACAGGACTTTAGAAAATTTATTGCAGATAATAAACCGGGGTTAGATTTAACCCAAAAAGCAACAACCCCATCAGGAGAAGAAATCCAATTTGTAATCGGATTTGGGGTAGAATTCTTTCGCCCTTTCTACGGAATATAAAAAGAACCAGTTAACCGAAATTTTATTTCTAATTAAAAGAGGATTCTCCTATGGAGATATTCTCTCTATGCCTATTTATATAAGAAGATATTATATAAATTATATGATAGAATTAGAAAATAGTTAATATTATGGCAAACGGACAAGGACCAAGACCAAGAATAGATGATTATCTTTATTTACACAATGATGAAACTTCAGTAACAAACACGTTTCTAAGAGCATTAGATCAATGGAATAGTGGTGAAAGAATGAGACCCGATGAACAAGCGAAAATTACTAGTCGTTTTAATACAACAACATCAACCACCTCCACTTCAACTAAATCATCTAATGTTTTTGAAGGTGTAACAAAATTATTTAGAGGAGGAATTGCAACTCAAAGTAGTACTCAATTACCAAATATTACTGAGGAATATACTAAAATAACTGATCTTCTTGATGTGGTAATAGATAAACAAGGTGGTGTTAATAGTTTACAACAAATTGGTAAAAATATTATTGATGGACTTGGTAGTAGCATGGAGCTATACATGAAACAACAATCTGCATTAAGAACTCAGGTAAATGAAGAAATTGGTGTTACCGGTCAATTAGCGGAAGATTTAAGAAATGAACTATCAGATGCAAATCCTGAGTTACTAAGAATGGGTATTGGGTTTGATGAATTGGTTAGGTCATCTCAGGTTTTGGTGAGGGATTCGGGTAAATTCGCATTTATAAATTCGGAAACATGGAAACAAGCAGGTACTGCAGCAAAGGCGTTCGTAGGTACTTTAGAAGAATTAGTTAGAATGTTACCTGGATTTGAGAATATTGGAATGGGAGCTAGAGAGTCTGTCGAAATGATTGAAAAGGTTGGTATGAAATCACTTCAATTAGGTCTTTCATCAAAAAACACCACGAAAGAATTATCACAGAATATAGGTAAATTAAATGAATTTGGTTTTAAAAATGGTATTGAAGGATTAGGTAATATGATTAGAAAAGCAACCGAATTCAGAATGAGTATGAGTGAAGTTTTTAAGATTGCAGAAAGCGTTATGAATCCTGAAGGAGCAATTGATTTAGCCGCGAACTTACAAGTATTAGGTGGTGCTATAGGTGATTTTAACGACCCATTAAAATTAATGTACATGGCGACAAATAATGTGGAAGGGTTACAAGATTCATTGATTGGTGCCGCCAGTAGTTTAGCGACATATAATGCAGAACAAGGTAGATTTGAAATTACCGGTGTCAATTTACGAAGAGCAAGAGAAATGGCTAAAGCATTAGGGGTTAGTTATGATGAACTAGCAAAAGGTGCAATTGCTTCCGCAGAAAGAACTTCAGCAGCTGCTGCTATGATGGCTAGTGGTTTAGATTTAAAAGACGAACAGAAAGAATTCCTAACTAATATTTCTCAGATGAAGGGTGGTAAAATGATGATAGAATTAAATAGTGATAGAATAAGAGAAGCGTTAGGTGTAGATAAGGACACAAAAGAGATTGCGTTAGAAAATTTATCGCAAAAACAAGCAGAAACATTATTATTTTATCAAAAAGAATTACAAGATAGAACACCTGAACAAATAGTTAGAGACCAAGCAAACTCTGTTACAAATATTGAAAGAGATTTAAACTTCCTTGCTGCATTAGCAAGAAGGTCTGGTGGTAAAGCTGCGGATAAATTATATGAAGAACTTGTTAAGGGAGGTCCGTTAGACCCTAAAAAGGCTGCAGATAATTTTAGTAAATTCGCAACTAAAGAAGCACCGGAAGTAAAAAATATGATGACCGGGATTGCGGATGCAATTGTTGATGCAAATAATAAATATATTAAAAGTAAAACACCAAAAGGTAGCGCTGCAACAAAATCACCAACAACAAATACAAATACACAACAAGGTACTGTCGCTCAACCAACAACAACAGCAGCACCAATAACAACGAATACCACTACCGCAGCAAATACCACTACAACAACAAATACAAATACAGCACCGGTAAATAACGCACAACCACATCTTTTTAAAATAGATGTAAGAGTGGGTGATGAAAGAATACAAGTAGGTAATCCTGGTTCTTACTTGTACTTGTAATAAATTTTTTAATTATATCTATTTATTATTAAAACAATATAATGCCAACGTATTTAGATTTTAATACAACAAGGGGATTTAGGGATTTTTTGATAGGTAGAACACTTCAACAACCCAACGGACCTCAGACTTTTACTGACCAAAATTATATTGTTCAGAATTTATCTGACTTCGCTAATGTGGATCCTGGTGCGGTAGATACAAATAGAGTTAATGATTTAACTTTTATCCAAACTCAAAATATTTTTAAACCAAATCAATATTTTATAAAAGAAAGTATTGATACTATACCAAGAAGAGCGAATTTACAATTATACCCCTATTTTCAATTTCCTACTGACCATAATTTGATTGGTATTATGTCTAATAATGGTAATTATGACACAGAAAGTGAATTATTTAAATTCGCAGCAAAGTACATTAAAGAAAATAGACAGGGACCAGTATTTGCAAGGGTTCAACAAAACTTAGAAGCTGCGACTATAGGTAGAGCAAGAATATTAGATGCGTTAAATGGTAACACCGCAACTGCGTTAAACATTGTAACTGGTCGAGAACCTTTAATTGAATATAACAATAAAATAACTGTTGCAAACACTGCACCGGGTAAAGCGATTGATTTTCTTCAAACAGTTGCGGGGGTAGAATTTCCTTTTGCGGAAATCCCGGGTGATTATTTAACTAATCCTGCAAATCCTGTTGAATATAGACCACAAGCAAGGACAGAATTCGGTGCAATAATACAAGACGTTACAGGTGCTTTAGGTTCTCTCGTAGGTATACAAAGAAGACCAAAATTATCAAGAAAACCATCTGATATATTCATTGAGTATATGGGTGAAGGACAAAAACAATATTTGTTCAATAATTTAGGTTTTTCTAAATATGGACCCGATTATACAACAACAGCGAGATCACAACAATCTTCTAAGGTTTTTAATTTTGTTAATAACGTCGCCGAAGGAGTAAAATCTATTTTAGGTTTAGAAGCACCTTCAAGAGAAGCATATATTGGTGATGATAGAAGTGATGATGTGAAATTTGCTATGGGTGATTTTAATGATAGACCAGTAAGAAGTAATTATTTTTTATCATTAATGTTTGACGAAGTTCAAGCAAAACTTTTTCAAGGAAAAAGAAATATAACTGAAGGTGGTGCGATAGGAGGTAAATTAACATGGATTAGTTCTAAATCAAAAAATAAATTAGGGGAAAACAATAAAGAATATGCAGACGAATCTTCAAAGTTGGAAGAGTCTTTATCAACCAGATTTGGTTTTAGAGGAGATTCAATATTAGGCACAACACAAGATTTACTTGAGACAATGCCAAAAGATGGCGGTGCAGCACGTTCTCACGTTGCGAATGTCATTGATCAAACTAGTAGGGTGTTTAGAGAAGGTGATATGATGATGTCAAGAGGTTCTGCGATTAAGTACGTTGATAAATTTAGTGGAGAAGAAACGGGTGTTGAATATTGTAGAGTTTGGACCAAAGACAGGTCATATATGAATTATTCTGATACAATGAAAAGAACAGAGATTATCAGAAAATTCGATGCAAGTGTTATGGGTGGTGGAAGTAAACCATGGAACTTAAATATTGCACCGATGTCAAATGGTTTAAGAGATGATGATTTTAAATCATCTACAAATATTGTTGCGGGAGGTGTAAAAGACGCTAATGGTAAAGATTTTTACGCTAAAAAATATATGTTCTCAATAGAGAACTTGGCGTGGAAGTCATCTACATTACCTGGATTTATGGTTCAAGATTTACCATATTGTGAAAGAGGACCAAATGGTGGTAGGGTAATGTGGTTTCCACCATATGATTTAAAAGTTAGTGAAAACAATAGTGCAAGATGGGAATCAAATACTTTCTTGGGTAGACCTGAATCAATATATACATACCAAAATACAGAAAGAACAGGACAATTAGGTTTTAAAATTGTTGTTGACCACCCAAGTATTTTAAATTTATTAGTTAGAGATTATTTTAAAAATATGTCAGATGAGGAAGCCGACAATTATATAAATGCGTTTTTTGCTGGATGTGAAGAGGTTGATTTTTATGGTTTAATTAGAAGATTTTCAACATTAGATGGTAACGATATTGAATTAATAAAACAATATTTAAATAAAGGTACTGACCCTCAAACAATAATTAAATATAAAACGGTAACGGACCCTGTTACAACTCAAAATCCTAGTGACACACCAACACAAAACAGTAGTAACGAAACAGTAACATTATCACCAACACCATTATATTATGAAAATGATTTTCCTAAAGGAACTAGCTTAACAGCAGGAAGACCATACGGAGAAGAATACAATGAATTAGCACCTAAAAAGAATGATTATTTAACTAGATTACAAAATGCAATAGTTTCATTAGTTCCAGCAACTAGTAGTAATGCAAAAAACGATAAAAAATTACTTTTTGGTTCAGAGACAGTATCAAATATTGAAACTGCAACAGGAGAAACAATAAATGTTTTAACAAAATATTTTGATGAGTTTACAAATAACTTTAGTTCATACACAGCTAAAACAGAAACATTAAAACAAGATATTGCTAATAATACGGTAAAAGATATTCAATTATTTATTGAATCGGCAACATCATCTGTTGCTACACAATCATATAATAATAAATTATCACTTAGAAGAACACATAGTGTTATTAGAGATTTTTTTGATAGAATTAAAACAGGAAGTACAGTACCTGATATACAATGGATAAACGAGGATAAATTAAATAATGTAATAAATAGTATTGATAAAGAATATACATTAGAACAATTTGGTTATGTTGGTAATAAAGGTAAAGTAACAATAAAAACAGTAAGTTACGGTGAATTATATAATGGGGGAACAAGAAGTAGTGATTGTATAAATAAAGATTTCAAATACATAACAAGTCCAAATGGAGGTTTAAAAGTAGTTTCACCGACAGCATTTTATTGTAGACATAGTATTGTTGGATTTAAATATACAAAAACAACTCCAGCACCTCCACCTCCTCCGCCCCCACCGGCAGAATTACCAAGAACAAGAATTGAAACTGAAACTAGTATTATTCCGGGAACAAAAAAGAAACCACCAATTGATGTAATGAAGAGAATCATTATGAAAACTCTTTCTGAATGTTACTATTTTAAAAAATTGGAAGAAGATTCTCCATTGGCATTTAAGTCGTTAAGAGAAAAATTAAAATATTTTCATCCCGGTTTTCACTCAACAACACCAGAAGGATTAAATTCAAGATTAACATTTTTACATCAGTGTATTAGACCTGGTGATACAATACCAATTAAAGGAGTTGCAGATAAAAATGATATTAATGCAAGAAATACATCATTTGGACCACCACCTTTTTGTGTTTTAAGAATAGGTGATTTTTATCATTCAAAAATAATAATTAAAGATGTTAATATAACTTTTGATGATAATGTTTGGGATTTAAATCCTGAAGGTATTGGTGTACAACCTATGATTGCTAACGTTACTTGTTCAATAACTTTTATTGGTGGTCAAGGTTTAGAAAGACCTGTAGAAAGATTACAGAATGCGTTATCGTCTAATTTCTACGCAAATACCGAAATTTATGATGAAAGGTCAATATCAACAAATAGTAAAATTGCGGGACAAGACGCAGAAACATTTACAAAAGAATTCTTAGAAGAATTACTTAAAGACCAACAAAAGTTAGTTGATACACAACCTGAAGATAGTAAGAATGAAATTAAAGAAGGAGAATATATTGGTGAATTTCAAACAGTTAACACTACTGGAGGAACAATAGATTTCACCAAATTAATAGATAATGTATTTGAAAAAACAGAATCATATTTTAATGGATACGAAAGTATGTATAATACAATTGTATTAAAGTATGGTAACAATTTAGGAAGTGTTTTCTTTTCAAATAATTATAGAACAATAAAAGATTACGATGTTTATACTACCATAAATACACCACAAACAATTGAATTATTTGGTTTATATCCTAAAACAAGTGATATATCAATAATTGTTAGAGGTATTAAAGCGGGTATGATTTCAATATCAAAAACATCTGATTTATGTCAAATATTTGGTTTTGACAAAGAACTAACAGGTCCTAAGAAAGACAAGGCGAATGAATTGTTACAACCATACATTGAATCGTTTCTTCAAACAAAATTTGATGAAATGGTTGAACAGAATGTGTTAGAAGATTTTGAAACAAAAAGAGACGAATTAATAAGTGCGTTTGATAAAGTTAACGTAATTGTTAAATATGGTTTTTACGATTATAAAATAGACAAAAATAAAGTAACTGAAGCAACATTATCTGGTTTTACATATGATAAATTGTATAATGAATATAAAAATAATGTCGAATATATAACTAACAATACACCTAAATTATATACTGATTTAGATACGTCAATAAATTATAATTCGTCCAATTATACAACACAACAATTTACAACGGTACTGTCAGTTTTATTTAATGATATTAAAGATAGAGACAATTTAATGAAAAACACTTTTGAAACTGACACAACAATTTTCACTGAAAATTTGAGAAAAAAATTAAGAAAAAGATTGGACGATTTTTATACTAAAACAAATGACCACAATTTTAAATTTAGTAAATTCAAAAAGAGAGGTAATAGTAAAACAATAAAATTCAATGTTCAAAGTACTACAGAAATAACAGATGCAGGAAAAGTTCAAGACGTGAAAAATCTTAAATCAACTAAAGTTAGTGTTACCAATAAACTTAATTTTTATAAAAAGGGTAATTAATGAGTAGAAATTATTTTGATAGATATCAGTATTTTGAAGAAGATGGTACATTTAGAATTGTTCCGGGGATAGAAATACCTATAAAAGGAACAGATAGGTACTATCAATATAAAAAAGGTAAAGATAGACTTGATAAATTGTCTCAAGAATATTATGGTACACCGGTATTTGGTTGGTTAATTTTACAAGCGAATCCTTTACTTGGTAGTGTTGAATTTGAAATACCTGATAATTCTTTCGTTAGAATACCTTTTCCTTTAGTCGTTACTCTACAAGACTACAAAAAGAACGTGGATTTGTATACATTATACTATGGCAAACAATGATTTAACAAATAGTGAAAATATATTAGTAAAAGTAGACCACAATAATTTAATTTATGTGGACCCTAACAGTGTACTTGTTGATGGAGAAGTTCAACCAAGAGGAATTAAACAAGAGAATTTAGTTATGTATGTAAACTTGGAAGCGGATTTAATTCCAAGAACAACTTTAATTGCGTCCGATAATAAAAATACATTAACATCTATTGCAAAAGGGACATTAAATTTTCTTAAAAATGCGGATGGTAGAGATTACGATACTTCTTGGACCGATGCGTTTAGTGAAGTAACACAAAAAGACATAAACATAAATTTAGGTAAATTTAGTAATTTTCAAAATATAAAAGTACCTGTAGGAGATCCTTATCAAAATGATAAAAGTGCTCAAACTTTTGGTATTGATAGTGTTAGTATTTTAATAAAAGGTGCAAATTTTATACCACAAGTCAATATAAATTTTATTGATGTTAGAGGTAAAACATTATTTGAATCTCCGGAAAATTCACCATATAACGCGTTTTTCCATATACCTTGGCCAATATTTTATTTAACAGTAAAAGGATTTTATGGTAAAGCAATTAGATATAGACTACATTTAGTTAAATTCAATTCTAAATTTAATGATACCACAGGTAACTTTGAAATAAGTACTAGTTTTGTTGGTTCAACATATGCTTTTTTAAGTGATATTCCGTTAAAGGCGGTAATGAATTGTCCTTACATGTATTTGACAGAAGTACAAAAAGAAGGAACATTTAATACTAAATTAGGTGTTTATGAAAAGAAAGTATCTAAATCATCAAGAGGATATAAGATATTAACATCTGTCTTCAACGAATTAAAACAAAAAAAACTTATTAGTCAAGATGTACCAGTAAAGACATTGAGAGAAATTAGTGTTATTGCAAAGTCACTTGATAAATTATTAGAAAAAGAAATTTTTGACCAAGTTGTTGAACCAAAAGTATTTGCGGGAATAAAAGAATTTTCTGAAATTATAAATAATTTTGAAACCTCAGTTAATGATTGGAGTAAAAGAAATTTAAGTCTTGAATTTTTATCAATAGGTGATGTTGATTATTTTTATCAATCTGATAAAACAAACAAAACAAAATCAGATAAAATTATTGGTGCAAGTAATCAAGGTACATTAGAACAAATAATCGAAACATATAGAAAAAAAATTACTGAGTGTAATATTTTTAACAAACAACTTAAGAATAAAACTAACGGTAAATTTGTAAGTGCGATTGATATAAAAAATATAAAAGGTATTAAAGAATATTATGACGTAAAAGACAACCAATATCTTGTTGCGAAAAATAAATTGTTTGAAGATATATTTGAAATAAGAAAACAATTTAATGAGCAAAAGAAAAAGTTAGAAGAAGATGTGGAAAAGAAAATGAATGAGGTGATAAAAAATAAAGACGCTGGAGGTTTAGGGTTTTCACCAACTGTTCGTAATCTTTTTGGTATAATTTTAGCGAACGCCGAAGTCTATGTAAGATTAATGAGGGAAGTTCATTTCAATTCATTTAATGTAGGTGAGGAAAGAAAAAAGTATGTTGGTAATTTAAGTAATGAATCAAAAGGTTCTTCAATATACCCTTGGCCAGAAATCAAAAAAAATTCCGCAGGTAACAAACAAAAAATAATAGCATATCCGGGTGAAGAAGATTTACAAAAAACATTAAAATCATATGATAAAAGATTATGGCCTGAAGTAGGTTTTGTTGAAGAATTTATTGGTGTGTCTACAAACTTATATGACCCTTTAGCGGATAACGAAGGTGGTGTTAATAATGTTAATTATGTTTTTGAATCTAACTCACAAGAAAATAGAAATAAAAACATAAGTAGTTTAGGTTATGTTGCTGCAACTAACTCATATATTAATAAAACAATGAGTTCTTTTTTATATGAAATATGGGAAAGGTCTTATTATTTTACATTGTTTGATTCTTTTGATAAAGAAACAATTAAAGAATTATCTGATTTAGAATTTGAAAACATAAAACAAAGTACATTAGATGATTTAGATATTGTTGGAATATTAAAAAATTCAATAAAAACAACTGATGATTTAAAAACTTTTTTAAGAGCGACCTCTCAATTTGAAAGATACCCATATTATCAAGATCAATTATCAACAGTAGATTATATTAAGAGTTCAATCGAAACTTCATATACAATCGAACAACTTAGCACAAACAATAATCGAATTGATGATGACTCATCTTTTCCAAAGTTAAATAACTATCTTTTAAACTATACTCCTGAATCATATAGGAAAAGTATATACCCATTTAATTCAAATTTATATTTATCTTATTTAAATGAATCATCTTTTACTGACGATAATTTTAAATTTAATGGCACATTAAAACTAAATACGAGAGAATCGTTTATTTCTTCTCCGTTAGATACATCTAAATGGGTTAAAAGTGGATTTGAAACAAATTTATTTTTAAATAAATTAAAAGTTAATCAAACATCAACACACATACTTAATACACCGTATTTTCACAATCAGTTATATTCCGAATTTTTTAAAAGTGCACCGTATGGAAAATATGCTGGATCGGCATATCTTTTATTAAATTCTTTACCATTTTTAGATTTAGAAGACATAAATAGATTTGGTTTCTCCCCGTTTCCCATTTCTTCTTTATTCAGAGAAGTGGGTTCGACTCATTATGTACCATATCATTTAATATTAAAATGGGGATCAATATATCATAGATATAAAAATTACATTCAAAATGGTACAGATATATTAAGTGGGTGTCTAACAGGAACAACTACATTAAATTTAAATGGGGGTGAATTTTTTAATGATCAACAAACGGGAGGAACATTCACTAATTTTACAGTAACAGCAAATACTAATTCCGGGATATCTTCATTTAATGTGACATATTCAGGTTCAACATTTGATATTGGTATACATCCATACTATGATGCGATATTTCATCAAATCGTAAATGATTACAATTTTTATGTTATTGAATCTGGTAACACATCATATTCATTAAATAATACCGCAGGTGCGTTTGTAGAAAGGGTTAGAGAACAATCAAATAATTCAAGATATTGGACTGGATTCGTAAATAATTCAAGGTTCGATAATAACGATTTAAGATATACATTATTACCATCAGATGGAGACAATCAATATATAAATAAAAAACAGAACACACCTATATTGTCTACATTACCGACAATTATCGGTACAACAGATAATTCATTCCTAACAGAGTTCGAATCTTATTTTAGAATTATTTGGGATGATGATTATATTAATAATTCATTTACCGGTAAAACATTTAATTCATTTTCTGAATATCCAAGAACATATGTGAGTGGGTCAACAGACGATAATCAATATTCTTTAGGAACAAATTATAGGAAAGTGATTGATTTAATTGGTACGTTTAGTCCAAGTATTTTAGATTCTTTCGAACAATTATTTTTGGAATTTGCTAGTGAGAATTTAAAACAAGAAATACCACTTAAAAGGTTTAGTAATGTAAAACATGACAATTTTCAACAACTATTAAAAGAAATTGTAACTGTAAAAAAGGAAACATCTGATAGTACTGATGTAGATACGTTGATATTACAGATTAAAACAAAACAAAAAACAAAACTTTTAGATTTAACTAGAGATATGTTGGCAAACAACAATGTACTAAAAATAACACTCGCAAATCCGAAAGAAATTGATAGTCATCTTTTTCATGGTTTTTCTAAAGTAGATAATGTAAATACATTTTCATACGATTCTTATGATAGTTCACAATTAACAGTAGCAAATCAAAATTTAATTAAATTATATATAGGTGAAGACATTGATTCATATTATCAAAACTTCTTTATCATAAATGACGTTAAATTAAATGAGGATAATATAAAACAATTCAGACCATTAATATTAATTTATGCGGGGTATATAAAAAATGGAGGGACAAATACTAAAACGGCATTTCAAGATTATATAAAACAAAGTGTGTTCATAGGTGGGTCAAATCCTCATTTTATTAGACAAGGATTATTCTTACAATTGTTGATAAGTAATTTTGCTAAATTACAAGCAAACCCCGACACAGGTCGAAATATTGTAAAAGGATACAACAATAGAGATTTAAAGATTGAAATGTATAATTTCTTTAAATCATTCAATGATAAATGGGTTGCAGGAAATTCTTTAGGTCAAAGATTATTGATGGAAGAATTTATGTTTTTAGATAAAGCTAATAAAGATATTGGTGATGTGGCATATTTGAATTTGGATAGGTTTATTTCTCTATTAGACCCTAAAAATGACAAAATTAATTTATACACCGCATTATCAGTATTGATACAAGGTACAGGATTTGACATGAGAGTATTACCATCTTATGTTAATTTTTATGGTAGTTCACCTTCACCAAATAACAATAAAATCACACCATCTAAAAACTTAGCTTCCAATTTATTTGGAACATTTTTGGAGGTTGATTATCAAGAGTCATCACCTAAGGTGGTTGTTCAATATGTTGGTCCCACATCAAAACACCCGGATATGTCCGAAAGTAAAAAATATGGGTTTAATGATGATACTTTTGACATATCCAATGTAAACAATAACCCATTGATAATAACCGCACCAGACGTTTTTACCAAAGACGATTTCGCGAAATCAAATAAGGTCGTTGCTTTTGAAGTTAGTTTTGGTGACCAAAATCAAGGAATATTTAAAGGAGTATCTTTAGACCAATCCACTATTAAAAATACAACAGAATCATTTGTTGTAATGGAAAACTTAGCAAGGTCTGAATCAGGTTCCGGTACATATAATGTTGATATAGGTTTATTTGAAATATATAGACAAGCGTCTTATTCTTGTGAAGTAACTTGTATGGGTGATGTGATGATACAACCCACAATGTTTTTTTATCTTAAAAACATCCCAATGTTTAAAGGGTCATATTGGATTACAGAAGTTACTCATAATATAAGAAATAATAATATAACAACGTCATTTAAAGGAACAAGAATACCTGTAGCATCTCTTCCTGACCCTAAAGACTCCTTTATGTCAAGTTATAAACCTTTATTTGATAAGATTAGTGCTAAAGCGATTGCGTTAATAAAAGAAGCGGATAAAAAAACATCAACAACCGAAAACGTGTCGACATCAAAAGGTAACTATACAACTGATCCGGGTGGTTTATTACCTGGAGAAGAATTGATAAAAGACGCAGCAATTACTGAATTTGGTGTACCATTTAATGGTTTTAATGATGAATTATACATACAAAAAGTTAAGTATAGTAATAAAGATTGGTTAAGAGCAAGGGTTGCTAGAATGGGTAGTTCTATTTATCAAATTAGTGATACAACTAACATGTCATTAGTTGAAAGTGCACCATTACCATGGAGTGAAATAAAAGATAAATCTAAGGACTTAATTTTTTATTCATGTAAATTTAGTAAAAAGAATGTACCAACGTCAAAAATAATTTCTGGAAAAACAACTTTTTATAATCCTAAGAAAAATGCAACACTTAGTAATATATCATTTAATGTATCAGGAGCTGTTGGTTCAAGAACAGTAACGGGTCAAATAAATGTTGGACCGAATATTCCGGGATATGGTATAGGAATGTCACAAGAACTGATGGATAGATTAAATTTAGTTGAAGGAGATGTAGTTTATTTCAGTATGGAATAGAATTATTACCTATAATCAAGATATTTATATAAAAAAAGTATGGATAATAATAAATTAAACAACAGTTTAGATTCATTTTTAAATCAAAAAGTGGTTAAAAATGTCTCTCAAGATGGTATGGAGAGAGAGGAATGTGATTTACAGACCGGAGAATGTTATGTTATCAGGTCAAAAGACGGTATCGTTGAAAGAATAAATAAAAAATACGTCACTGAAGACGGAAGACAACTATTACAAGATTAATACTATGTTAGAACAAAAATTACAAGAAGAATTAAATCGTTTTAATGCGATTAATAAATACGCAAAAAAAATGATTATGGAACAAGATGTTCCACCACCACCTCCTCCTCCACCGGCAGGAGAATTACCACCAGCAGGAGATGTGCCACCTCCACCAGCAGGTGACGTACCACCACCTCCAACAGGAGAAGCACCACCATCAGCTGATGAAACAGAAGAGATAGATATCACTGATTTGGTTAACATGACAAAAAACATCAAAAAAGAAATTGATGATAACAAACAAGACCATACTTCAGTTTTAAATAAAATGGAAGATGTTTTTACTAAGTTATCTGATTTAGAAACAAAACTACAGAATATGGATTCTATTATCGATAGAATTGATTCATTGAGTTCTGAAGTTAAAAACATGAAACCAGAAACACCTCAAGAGAAATTAGAAATGCGTTCTTTGGATTCATACCCATTCAATCAAAAACCAAATGAGTTTTTTTCAAAAAAACAGGAGGAAATGAAATTAAGTGGTAAAAATGAATACGTATTAACTAAAAATGATATTGATGACTTTACTAAAGAAACAATAAGAAATACTTTTAACCCAAACGCACAAGAAGATGAAATTAGATACTAATGTTAATTTATTTTTAGGATTACAAGCACAATTGAGAATATGTCACTGGCAAACAAAAGGTTTAGGTAGACACCAAGCTTTTGGTGGTTTATATGAAGCTTTAGACCCACTCATTGATACATTTGTTGAATCTGCTATGGGTAAATATGGAAGATTTGTTTTAGATGAAGAAACAAAAAACATCGAATTAAATAATTTATCTGAAATTGACATCAAATCAATGATATCAAAAATTAGAGAAATTTTGGGAGATATGAGTGAGTCTTTAGACCCTTCAGATACAGATTTACTTAATATTCGTGATGAAATGTTAGGAGAACTAAATAAGTTCGCTTATTTATTAACACTCGAGTAACAAAAATATTTTTTTAAAAAACTTCAAGTCAGATTTCATAATCTGACTTTTTTTGTTTATAATTTATACATAACATTTTTTAACTTAAATTTTTTAACATGGCAGAAATTAATGATCCCGTATTAGCACAATACGAGAAAAACAAACAAGCCGCAAGCGGCAACGGTAGTAAAGTCTCTCAAGAAGAGAGAATGAAGAAGTATTTCACAACATTACTTCCTAAAGGTTCAGGAAGTGGAGAAAGAAGAATTCGTATTCTTCCCACTAAAGATGGTTCATCCCCTTTCGTAGAAGTTAAGTTTCACGAAGTTCAGGTTGATGGTAAATGGGTAAAATTATATGACCCAGCACAAGAAGGTAAGCGTTCTCCTTTAAATGAGGTTTATGAAGGTCTTATGATGACCGGAGTAGAATCAGATAAAGAATTGGCCAGAAATTATCGTTCACGTAAATATTATATCGTTAAAGTTATTGATAGAGAGAACGAACAAGATGGTCCAAAATTTTGGAGATTTAAACACAACGCTAAAGGTGATGGTGTATTTGATAAAATTGCACCTATTTGGAGAAATAAAGGAAATGTTACAGACGTTGAGAAAGGTCGTGATTTGATTTTGTCTTTGTCTTTAACTAAAGCAGGTACAGGTAAAGAGTATACAACAATTAACTCTATTATCCCTGAAGATGCGGGACCTCTTCACACAGATACAGAAGTTTCAAAAAAGTGGATTGAGGATGAATTGACATGGAATGACGTTTATTCTAAGAAACCTGAAGAGTATCTTGAAATGATTGCGAAAGGTGAAAATCCAAGATGGGATTCTGAAACTAAAAAATATGTTTCAAACGCAACATCAGAAGAAACATTAGGTGGTCAAACAAAAACAGCAGTAGTAGATCCACAGGTAGATGATGAAGTGGATGGTGAACTTCCTTTCTAAGGAAACACTTATAAGATTGGGTGTTGAAATATATACCCAATCTTTTTTTATTTTTTAAAACTAAATTTTTTTATGGCAAAATCAATTAAGAAAAAAGACTTCGGAGGTGGGGACGATGATTTTATCAAGCAGTTTTCATCAAAGACAAAATATAAAGAAACCGGTTTTTATTTCTGTGGTGATGCGTTTTTAGAAGCGTGTGGGTTACCGGGACCTGTAATGGGTGGGATTAATATGTTCTTGGGTCATAGTAACTCTTCTAAAACAACAGCTTTAATTTTAGCTGCTGCAGATGCACAAAAGAGAGGACATCTACCTGTGTTTATTATTACAGAAAAAAAATGGAGTTGGGAACACGCGGTTGAACTTGGATTACAAGCAGAACAAGATGAAGATGGTGAGTGGCATGGTAATTTTATCTTCAATGATACATTTGAATATATTGAACAAGCAACTGATTTTATTAATAACATTTTAGATGGTCAAGAAAAAGGTAAGATTAAAAAATCTTTGTTGTTCTTGTGGGATTCTGTTGGTTCAATTCCTTGTAAAATGACATTTGAAGGTAAGGGTGGTAAAATGCATAACGCATCTGCACTATCTGATAAAATTGGTATGGGAATTCATTCAAGAATTTCTAAATCAAAAAAAGAAGATTATCCAAGTCCGGAATATCCACTAATTAATACATTAGTTGTTGTTAACCAACCCTGGGTTGATTTACCTGATAATCCATTTGGACAACCTGAAATTAAAGCAAAAGGTGGAGAAGCATTGTGGTTGGCATCATCTATTGTTTTCTTGTTTGGTAATCAAAGAAAATCAGGTATTAGTCATATCAAGGCAACCAAAGGTGGTAGAGATATTTCTTACGCAATTAGAACAAAGATTTCAATACTGAAAAACCATGTTAATGGTTTACAGTATAAAGATGGTAAGATAATTGCGGTACCTCAAGGTTACATTTCCGATACTAAGGAAGCACTTGAAGAATACAAGAAAAAATATTCTGATTATTGGAATGGTATTTTACAAGGTACAGGTGAAATTCAACTTAGTGAATCAACTGAACCTGAAATAGACGAATAGTATTTTTTAACTTTAATAAAATGGTTAATGTCGGTTTTACTTGTTGATGGTGACAATTTACTTACAATCGGTTTTTTTGGTCTCAAGAATTACTTCTATAAGGGGCAACACATTGGAGGAATCTATCATTTCCTTAATACTCTTAGAAGAAGTTTTGAAGCATACCATTTAGATAAAATTGTTGTCTTTTGGGACGGTGAAGAATCATACAGAACAAGAAAAATTATCTATTCTCCTTATAAAGAGAACAGAAGGAAAAGAATTAAAAGTGAGGAAGAGTTAAGTTCCTATTTATATCAAAGAAATAGAATTAAAAAATATCTTGAGGAAGTTTATGTTCGTCAAGGTGAATATGAGTTCTGTGAGACAGATGATTGTATCGCATATTATACACACAATTCACCAAATGAGAAAAAAATTGTTTATTCTTCTGATGGGGACTTGACTCAACTTATCTCTGAGACCACAAGTATTTATAATCCTTCACATCAAAAATTATATAAACCTGGTGATGTATACATTTATGACAAACAAGAAGTCATAATTGAAAATGTAAAACACATAAAAATGTTGTGTGGTGATTCATCAGATAACATTGCTGGTATTAAAAATTTTGGTATTAAAAAACTGTTCATTTTATTTCCTGAAATAAAAGATAAGAAAGTAACATTAGAAGAAATAAAAAACAGAGCAAATGAATTGTTTGAACAAGATAAGAACAATTATTTGATAAAAAATTTTATAACAGGTGTTACAAAGTATGGTGTTTTAGGTGAGGAATTTTTTGAGTTAAATAAAAAAATTGTCAGTTTAGATGAACCTATATTGACAGAAGACGCAAAAGAAAATATTGATTTATTAATCAGTGAAAATCTTGACCCGGAAGGTAGATCATATAAAAATACAATGAAAATGATGATGGAAGATGGAATTTTTAATCTTCTTCCAAAATCAGATGACGCTTGGATAAACTTTCTAAATCCTTTTCTGAGATTAACTAGAAAAGAAAAAAATAAAAGAATAATAAAAATCAAAAATCATGAGTAATCAAGAAGTAACGAAATTCGAATTCCTTTTAACATTAGGAGGAAACATTGTTTGTCAACGTTATTTTAACGTAAAAGACCACAACCCAAAATCCAGAAGGTCAATGGATATACATTATTATGTAAAAGATGTTTGTGAACAAATAGAACACGATTTAAAAATTAAAAGCTCAAATTATTTGTGTGAGAATCAAAACTCATATCATTCTATTGAAAGCACAGACGAAAATGTGGACCATTTTCTTTTGGAAATTAAAATTGTCGATGAAGTTTTTGTTCAGAGAATATTTCCGGCTTATTTGTATCATCCAAAGGCAAGATATACGGTTGATATTAGACCAAAATTGAAGAGAATTCTTTCAGACTTAACTGATATTTTATCTTCAAGAGAATTAGAAACAACATATCTACAATACGAACTTTAATTAAACTATTATATGCAAGAAAAAAATTTTGGGTACTTAGGTTTTTCATTTCAACAATCTTTGATTAAGGCAATAATAGAAGATAAAAAGTATGGAGAAACTATAATTGATGTACTAGAGAGTAAATATTTTGAAAATCAATCTTTCAGGTACATAATGGAGAACCTGAAAGAGTATTATACAAAATATAATAAAATACCTGATTATCAAACTGTTGCACAAAAAATCACAGCAGAGACAGGAAATATCGAGTCTTCTCAAATACATTTAGATACTCTTCAAATAATAAAAGACGCAAATTTAGAAACATCTTATGTAAAAGACACTGCTTTAAATTTCTGTAAACAACAAAATTTAAAAAGAGAATTAAAGATAGTTTCAAATATTATTGAAAGTGGTGAATTTGAATCTTATTCTAAAATTGAAAAGATAATTCAAATGGCATTACAAGTCGGAATTCATTCAGATGATGCAACTGATATTTTTCACGACATTGATGCAGCGTTAGAAAAAAATGCAAGAGAAGCAATACCAACAGGTATTGTAGGTATGGATAATTTATTGAAGGGTGGTTTAGGTAGAGGTGAACTTGGAGTTGTTTTGGCACCAACCGGAACAGGTAAAACAACATTACTTACTAAAATTGCCAATACCGCTTACAATTATAACTTCAATGTTCTTCAAATATTTTTTGAAGATAATCACGCACAAATTAGACAAAAACATTTTACAATATGGACAGGTATTTCACCTGATGAACAATTATTAAATGTTGATGCAGTTAAAGAAAAAGTAAAAGAAGCTGAAGAGAGGTCAACAGGAAATATCAGATTGTTGAAATTTCCAAGTGATAGTATAAGTGTTAGTGATATTAAATCTAAAATCAGAAAAATGATTTCTGATGGTTTTAAAATTGATTTATTAGTTTTAGATTATGTTGATTGTATTTCACCTGAAAGGTCGGCAGATGGTGAAGAATGGAAAGGAGAAGGATCAATTATGAGAAGTTTAGAAGCAATGACTAGTGAATTTAATATTGCCATTTGGACCGCGACTCAAGGTAACAGAAATTCAATCTCATCAGAAATTGTAAATTCAGACCAAATGGGTGGGTCAATCAAAAAAGCACAAATTGCACACGTAATCATATCTATTGCAAAAACGATAGAACAAAAAGAACACAAACTGGCCACACTAACTCTACTTAAGTCAAGGATTGGTCAAGACGGGGTTGTTTTCCAAAATTGTAAGTTTGATAACGAATATTTGGTGATTAACACCGATACTCAAAATACCTTACTTGGTCATCAAGAAGAGAGACAACAGAACAATCAAAATAGAGCTAGAGAGGCGTTTTTACAAAGACAACAGGTAGGAAATAGAAGGTAAAAATTTTTTTTTCACAGACCTGGATTTTGAAAAATATATATGGTATTTATCTTTACCTCAATCAAAATCGGCGCCAAAAATGATGAGAAATAATACATAAAAAATTAAAAAAAGTTACACATGAATTTCAAAGATATCGAAGTCCCATGGGGAGAAATCGGTTACATTACATTTAAACGAACCTATTCAAGAAGAATAAAAGAAGATGACCCTAATTCAAAAACAGAAGAATTTTGGCAAGTAATTCAAAGAGAACTTGATGCATCAGATAAACAATTAAACGTTGGTTTTACTGAGGAAGAAAAAGAAAGATATGCAGAATTAAGAATGAAATTAAAGTTCTCAACTGCAGGAAGATTTATGTGGCAGTTAGGTACAAAAACGGTAGATAAATTGGGTTTACCGTCTTTACAAAATTGTGCTTTTACCGTGGTGAATTCACCTATCAGACCATTTACTTGGGCGTTTGAAATGTTGATGTTAGGTAGCGGTGTTGGATACAATATTCAAAAACATAATGTGTATCAATTACCTAAACTTAAAAATAAAATTAAGATTGAAAGAAAGGACACAAAAGATGCGGATTACATCGTTCCTGACAGTAGAGAAGGATGGGTAAAATTACTTGGTAAGGTATTAAAAGCTCATTTTTATGGTGGAGAAGGGTTCACCTACTCAACTATTTGTATTCGTTCAAAAGGAGCGCCAATTAAAGGATTTGGCGGTACATCTTCAGGTCCGGAAGATTTGTGTTGGGGTATTAATGAAATTCATAAAATTTTAAATAGTAGGTCAAATAAAAAACTAAGACCAATTGATTGTTTAGATATTATGAACATCATTGGTTCTGTAGTTGTTGCGGGAAATGTTAGAAGGTCAGCACAAATTGCATTAGGTGATTTTGATGATTTAGAGTTTTTGAAAGCAAAAAGATGGGATTTAGGTACCATTCCTAACTGGAGAGCAATGAGCAACAACTCAGTTATCGCTCCTGAAGATATTGATGAACTACCTAATGAATTTTGGGAGACATACAATCAGGGAGAACCATATGGTTTAATTAACTTGGAATTATCAAGAAGCGTTGGTAGAACAGGTGAAACACAATATCCTGACCCTGACGTAGAAGGATTTAACCCTTGTGCAGAACAATCTTTAGCAAATTTTGAAACGTGTTGTTTAGGTGAAGTTTATCTTCCAAATATCGATAGTTATGATGAATTGAAAGAGGTTCTGACATATGTATACAGAATGAATAAACATTCTTTGGCGTTACATTGTTCATTGAAAGAAACAGAAACAGTAGTTAATAAAAACATGAGAATGGGTATTGGTATGACCGGTATCCTACAAGCAACTGAAGAACAACAATCATGGTTAAAAGATGCGTATGTTTGGTTAAGAGGGTATGATAAATGGTATTCAGGTGAGAAAGGTTTCCCTGAAAGTATCAAATTAACTACAGTTAAACCAAGTGGTACATTGAGTCTACTTGCAGGTGTTACTCCAGGCGTGCACCCGAACCCAGCGGGTCCTTACTATATCAGAAGAGTTCGTATTTCTTCACATTCACCATTAGTTGAGGTTTGTAGAAAACATGGTTACCCAATTGAATATCAAAGAAAATTTGATGGTTCAGAGGACAAATCAACCATGGTTATTTCATTCCCATGTAAATTACCTGAAACAACACCAGTTGCCGCTGATTATGACTGGAAGACACAAATGGACATGGTTAGAAGAATGCAATCAGAGTGGTCTGATAATTCAGTAAGTTGTACCGTATATTACAAGAAAGAGGATATGGAAGACATTAAAGAGTACTTGAGAAAACATTTTAAAAATGAAATCAAAACAGTATCCTTCTTGTTGTACTATGGACACGGATTTGACCAAGCACCATACGAAACGATTACTAAAGAACAGTATGAAGATATGGTTGGTAAAACCAAACCAATAACCTCTGTTGAATTTAAAGAGGATGAAATGGAATTACAAGAATGTGCAACCGGTGCGTGTCCAATCAAATAAACTAATAGAAAATATCGATTACTATATCGACAAGGAGTCAGGACTTATGGTTCTGACTTCTTTTTTTCATTTAAAAAGAGGGTTTTGCTGCGGGAATGGTTGTAAACATTGCCCTTTTGAACCAAAATATATAAAAAATAATAAAAACAAGAAAAACCCATAATTTATGGGTTTTTTAATTTACTATAAAATGAGTTTTATATATAATATAGTATGAAAAAAGTACAAATTTTAAGTAAAAAAAATGCGGATAGAATGTATCCTTTTTTGTGCACAAAATTCCAAATATATTTTAATTATGTGATTAACAATTATGAACCTGAATCAATAGAATATGAAATAGAACAAGATTTAATTGATTATTCATATATGGTAAACGCAACACCACCCGTATTAATACCTTTGTTTCATAAAATACTTAAACCTTCACCACCAATTAAAAATCCAATACTTAGATTTTTTAAAAAAGTTAGATTGTTTTTAAAATACGAAAGATTTTTTATTAAAAAAATTGACCCGAGTTTAATTAGGATTGGTGAAAAAATGACAATAACTCAAGATTTAAGAAGAAAAAATTTCAAAAAATTGTTAGTTAAAAGAACAGAACATGGTCTTGAAAGTGTTACTAATTCAAATGTATTTTGGTCAAATGAAGAATTTAAATATTTGAGAGGAATAAAAGATAATTCTACCGAATATTTGAATTGTCAATTTAATGGGTATAAACCTCATTCGTTATAATTAATTTTATTCTTCTTTATATTTATTGATATGGCGGTAACATACGGTATAGATTATCCATTTAGAGACAGTTTAAAAGGTGATTTTTTAAAATTAACTGAATCACCTGAAAGAGAAGTTAGAGCTAACTTATTACATCTTATTCTGACAAGAAAAGGTACCAGATATTATTTACCTGATTTTGGTACAAGAATATATGAATATATTTTTGAACAAAACGATTTCATATCACACGCACAAATAGAAGAAGAAATAAGAGAAGCGGTTAGAAAGTATATACCAAATTTGGACATTAATTCAATCGAAGTATTATCAGCGGAAAATGATGAAGATTTAGATTATGGAGCAATGGAAGATGAGGACACAAGATTATTTAGAGCCTCGTCATCATCTGCTAAACCGTATACCGCTAGAGTTAAAATCGATTATACGGTAAATAACGGTGCATTTGCGTCATCCGATTTTATAATTATAAACATATAATATGGCAAAAAAGATATCATACGCTATTAGAGATTTTGCGGGTTTAAGACAAGAGTTGGTTAATATGTCGAAAGAATATTATCCTGACTTAGTTAAAAATACTAATGACGCATCAATATATTCAGTTCTTTTAGATATAAATGCTGCGGTTGCGGATAATTTACACTTTCATATAGACAGAGTTTGGCAAGAAACAATGTTGGATTTTGCTCAACAGAGACAATCACTATTTCATATTGCAAAAACATATGGAATGAGATTACCGGGTAACAGACCTTCAGTGGCGTTGTGTGATTTTTCTGTAAATGTTCCGGTTAGAGGAGATAAGGAAGATGAAAGATATCTTGGTGTGTTAAAAAGTGGTGCTCAAGTTTCAGGAGGAGGTCAAATATTTGAAACAATTGAAGATATTGATTTCTCAAAACCATTTAATAGTAGGGGTGAACCTAATAGATTAAAAATACCAAATTTTGATGGTAATAATAAATTAATTTCATATACAATCGTAAAAAGAGAACCTGTGGTAAACGGGGTATCAAGAATATACAGAAGAGTAATTACAGAATTAGACCAAAAACCTTTCTTGAAATTGTATTTACCAGAACAAAATGTTTTAGGTGTCACTTCGGTTATTCATAAAGAAGGGACATCATTCGGGGGTAATCCAACATCAAACGAATTTACTTCACAAACAAATAGGTGGTATGAAGTTAAATCTTTAGTTCAAGATAAAGTTTTTGTACCAAATCCAACTCAAGCGTCAGATACATCTAATTTTATTGCGGGTGATTACATAAAAGTAGAAAATAAGTTTATCACAGAATATACTCCCGAAAATTACTTTTCATTGACATTTGGTTCAGGTGCGGTTGACCCTATGGAAAATTTAGATAGTTTTATTGAAGGTAATATGAAAGTTAATTTAGGTACCTATCTCAATAATTTATCATTGGGTAGAACACCTAAAGCAAATACAACTGTTTTCGTAAAATATAGAGTTGGTGGTGGTAAGGATAGTAATTTAGGTGTTAGTGTAATAACTAGTGTAGATAACGTTGAATTTAATGTTCAAGGACCTAATTCAAACACAAATACTCAGGTTATTCAATCTTTAACGGTTACAAACGTAACACCAGCAATTGGGGGTGCGGATCAACCGACAATTGAAGAAATGAGAAACATGATTGCATATAATTTTGCTGCTCAGAACAGAGCGGTAACATTAAATGATTACAAATCTTTAATTGAAAATATGCCATCAACTTACGGAGCGCCTGCTAAAGTAAATGTTATGGAAGAGGACAATAAAGTTAGAATTAAATTATTGTCATATGACCAAGATGGTAATCTTACTGATATAGTTTCAGATACACTTAAAAATAACATTTCAAATTACTTAACAGAGTATAGAATGTTAAACGATTATATCGATATCGTGACAGGTGAGGTTATTGATTTAGCTTTAGAAATTGATTTAGTTTTAGATAAAAATGAAAGTCAAACGGATATACTTAAATCTGTAATTCAAGAAATTACTACATATTTCTCCATAGATAAAAGAAAAATGGGTGACCCTTTACTTGTTGGTGATTTGAATAAAATGATAGGAAATGTTGGCGGAGTTGCTAACGTCATCGACACAAGGGTTTTTAATAATATAGGAGGAGAATACTCAACCGCTGAAGTGTCTCAATCATATAAAGACAGTATTACTAAAGAAATTCAACAATCAGATTCAACTATATTTATGAAATCTAATCAAATTTATCAAATTAGATTCCCTAATAAAGATATAAGAATTAGAGTTAAAACTTTAGCTACGACTACATTTTAAAATCATTTTTATTTATTTTAATAGAAAATAACATCGTTTCTATTTATTATAAGAATGATACAAAAGCACAGAATTTCGACAAATATTGGTAAGGACCAAAAAGTAACAGTTGAACTTAAACAGGATTACGATTTATTGGAAATTTTATCTTTAAAATTTTCACAAGTTGATGTTTATAGGTCATTATGTTCCGACTATGGCGTCGTTGTAGGTAGAATTTCCGCAAATAATGGGTTTGGAATACCCAATGCAAGGGTTTCTATTTTTATTCCACTGGCTGACGAAGATGCCGATGACCCCGTTATTTCTGCTTTATATCCATATACTGCAACTGATGATACAAACGATGGTGGTTATAAGTATAATTTATTACCATCAAGAAGACAACATGGTGGACATGAACCCACGGGTACTTTTCCTGACCAATTAGATATTTTAACTAGAGAAGAAGTACTTGAAGTTTACGAAAAATATTACAAGTACACAGTTAAAACAAATGAATCCGGAGATTTCATGATATGGGGTGTTCCGGTTGGACAACAGACATTACACGTTGATGTTGATTTATCTGACATTGGTTGTTTTTCATTAAGGCCTGATGATTTTATTGCTCAAGGTGCGGGCGTTGATCAATTTATGACGACGTATAAATTCAAATCATCACCAGACCTTGCGTCACTTCCTCAAATTATAACATTTGAACAAACAATAGAAGTTGTACCTTTTTGGGGTAACGTCGAATTATGTGAAATCGGTCTAACAAGAACAGATTTTGATTTAGCCGACCAAGGAATTACAATACAACCTAAAGCATATCTTATTGGAGGGACATTTTCTGATACGGGAAAAAATTCAGTTAATAAAAATTGCAGACCCAGAAAGAAAATGGGTCGAAAATGTATGATGACATCTGAAAAGGGTCAAATAGAAACAATTAGATTTACATCAAAAAAAGATTCGCAGAGTAGGCCAATATTAGAAGAAGTGGAGTTGGATGAAGATATTGATGAAAATGGTTCATTTATGATGTCCGTAGATATGAATATGGATTATCTCGTAACAAATGAATTTGGTGAAAATGAATATAGCAACGACCCAAATAAAGGTATACCAACGTCGGCTGTTCAAAGATTTAGATTTACAATTAAAAATGAGAGTTTAGGTAGGGTTAGGACAACCGGAAGTTATTTAGTCCCTAACATTAAAGAACATGTTAGTACTTTTACATATCCTGACGAATCGACAAAATCATATGCGTGGTCTACAAATTACGATGATTATCCTTTTTATGGTCAGTCAGATATTTTAAATAATGTTGATGGTTTTTGGTACCCACAAGATTATTTTTATAGATTTACCTACAATAAAGTCTACACAGTATCTTCTTTTCAAAATTCGTATGAAACTGACTACAATGTTAAAAAAGAACAATTTTTAGGTATTAAAGAAATTGTTCCTGCGGAAGAAGAAGATTGTGACTCTTCAGTTAATACTTTTCCTGTAAATTTTGCTGTTAAGAATTACACTTTTAGTTTATTAATTGCTGATATTTTATTATATATTGAATATTTTCTAAATATAGTAAAATTAGGTTTTTTTAATGCTGCTGTTAAATCAATAATGGGACTCGCATGTTCTATCGATGAATCACCAACAAGAAAACTTTCACTTCTATTAAAAAATTGGGGATTAAATATACAAGAAAGGTCACAAAAAACTTTACATTTAATATCGTATCCCGAATGTGATGAGTGTACTGATGAAAATGACGCAAATAATTTACCACCAATTTTAACCGGATCACCAGTGGCAAATCCGTGTTACGTTGGTACATTTTTAATAAATAATACAGGTAGAACACAAAATGGGACATTACCTATGAGTAATTTTATTTTTTCCGCATCTACTGAAGGTAATTGTGTAAATTGTTCGGACCCTAATTTAGATATTGTATTAGCATCACAAAATAACCAATACTATACTTCCGGGTACACATCTTTGGCACATTTTTATCAAAACATAAATAATTATATTGCAATCACATATAATTCGAATGCTAGTATATTTAGTGGAAATAAGTTTTTCAATATCTTAAGTGATCGTGTACAAGCGTCACCTATTTATTGGAAAAGTTACACATATAATTTCAGTGCGTATGGTGGAATATCAAATTTAAGTTTAGTTTATAATGGAGTGCCTTACAATATACCTTTTCCAATTAGTGCAACAACTTTTTTTCAGAGTTTATCTGGAGGTACGTTTGGTCCATCTGGTGCAACATTAACAATTACTAATCCCAATCAATTCACCATTGCACCAAATTGTACAAAAATTTTTGGTAATCTTACTGTTGTACATACCGGAGGTACTTCACCAAATACGGTGTCACCGTCAATAACAACTAGTTCAATTATTATTGATTATGAAAATATTACATTTTATGATGAAGATAATGCCTTTATAGATTTAAATCCACCATATCCTGCAGTACCAACAGGAAGAACTGTTCCAATTATATTAGCAAACTCTGGATGTACAGAAACTGACCTATCATTAGCGATTACCGCGGAAATTGAATCTGGTTGTAATTTGTACGATTCACCGTACAATGAAAATTTGATTAATTATTATATCACTTCTACCGGTAATTTAAGTACTGATATCGGTGGATTTGGTGATAGGTTTTCAGTTAGTGATGATGATGGTAGGTCATATGTTTTACCTGGTAGTTATACTCCGGGGACTCAAATATACGCCACAGTGGTTAGTGACATTTATAATCTTAATGTTTGTTATTCATCAAAAAAAGGTGGTCCTAATTTTGTTTATTTTGATGACATGCTAGTACCTCTTCCAAGATTGTGGGATGGCTACCTTAGAGGTAAAATTACGAAATCAGGTGTATCTGAATTTAGTAACGGTGTTTTTTATATTGTACCAGGGTCACAAACTTTTTGGAGATTAATTGATATACTTAGTGAATTTAGAAAAAGAAAAAGAGTCGCAAAATTATTTTGTGGGGGTATTGCCAATTATAGTTTTATAAATAATTGGTTATCTGGTTCTTTGTATTTCTTTGCATTTAAGGCGAAAAATAAGAGGAGAAATAACACAAAATATTGTACCGATGTTGTTAAATGGATTACAGACCAATCAAGATTTTATTATAGGTCATGTAGATATGAAGACGCAACAAATACATGGGGTTCCAATTGGTATGGAGGAGAGAAAAAAATAAATAGACCAACAACATTTGTTGATTTGGGTCCTCGAGATGAGTTCATTAAAGAAATATGTACTGACCCAAGTGTAGACCCTAATTGTTCTGTGTCTAGACAAATTGGACCAACATCGTTTAAAAGTTTTGGTGAAATACAAGGACTTAATATAAATTACAGACTTGATGTCACAAATGCGTCATATAATATAAATGATTTTTTTGATAATACCGGATTTTCAGGATACAGAAGAGTAATGAACGGTGATGTTTTACAATTAATATCAATTAATAATGAAGTAGGTATTGAAGAATTTGATTTACAAAACCCTAAATACCTCGGTTATTCGTATCAATTATTAGACCCCGAATTTTATCCTGACGTATTTAGTACGGATGGTGACGGTACACCCGGAACATATATGAGTGGAGGTAAACCAAACGGACCATTACCAGTAACATTTGATTTTACTGAAGATGGTGAGAGAATACGTGCTTGTTTGAATGAACCTACACATATTGACTATAGTGGAAATCATGTACAAGGTAGATTAACTGAATCTTCGCAACCTGTTCCTTTTTATTTATGGGAAAAAAATGCCAGTGGATTTGGAGATAACACACTAAATCAACATTGGGATTTTACACAAATTCAAGTTCAACCTTTACAAGGAATGACTTACGCGTACAGTTTAACAGGTTCACCAAATGATTCTTCAGACCAATATTTGTTATTACCGATGACATATACGTTCCCTGGTGAAACATTTACAGGAAATACCGGTAATGCAACAAATGAATTACCTTATGATGTTGTGGTGGTTTCTCCTGACCCTGATAATCATACCATATACGATAGTGAATATCCAGGATTCACTTATTTATATGTGACTAGTGGTTCTACCTCAGGCACAGAAATAACTGCATATTTGGGTACACTTTATACAAGATACGGTACTGCAGGACAATGGCATTCAATTGCGTGGGATTATACTAACGATTTCTTAATTAGAAGAACTGAGAATTATTATAGTGGTAGTAAACAAATTTTATCAACCCCATTCTTATTTTATTTTGGTTTAAGACCGGGCAATACTGGCTTGGATAAATTTATTGAAAGGTTTGGACCCACCGGAGTGTTCCCTACACAAGAATAATGGAAAAGAAAAGAATTGTTTTACCAACAAAAAAATTTTTTAAGGCGAACGAACAAGACAATAGTCTAAGAATAAATTTATCTCAATCTGAAAATTTATTAAGAGAAGGTGATAAAGATATTATTTTAGATATTGCAGAACAATTTAATACAGAAAGAAATGATAGTAAAAACTATAAGATATATGGTAAGATAAGAATGGTTTTTAGAAATATATTTTCCGGACAAACATCTTATGTTCCATTATCTAGAGATTTATATTTACTTGGCGATGGAACAGGTTCTAATGATGGGTTTTTACCATATAATGAATTTGCGTTTTTAAGAAATGATGTTGTTAGAGAAAAAAACTCACCAAATTCAGGAAGTACTTTAGGTACATTTTCTCAAAATATAACAGTAGAAGGTTATACTGGACATACAACTGTAACACCAATTATGGCACCATATCATAATTGGAATTTATATCTATCTTATGTGTATACTGGTGACACTTCTTTCCCCATGAGATACACTTTGACAGGTAACACATATGCAGATTTTACTGCGGGAGATGGAATACCTTTTAGAGTATATACTAGTGGTAAATACTATAAGTTTATATCACCTGTTGAACACGGAATATCTGCGGGAGAATACCTGATTTTATCAGGAGGTTCGTTTAATAACTCAATACCATTAAGTGGAAGAACATATTATGTGGATAGTGTTGGTGATGAAACATATAATTCGTCAAAATATGTTTTGAATATTTTACAAACACAAATTGAAACAGGGTATACGTTAAGTAACATTATGGTTTGTAAAAGATGTATTGATAAAAATAACATCAATGGTACGACATCACAATATTATGTACACAAACATAAAACACTTACAACATATGATTCTTATTTATTAGACAAGTTAGGTTTTGAATCATCAATATGGGAAGAAGAAAAGAAATTATTATTTGAAAATAGTTTGGGGACAAATGATTATTTGGTTGTTAGAAATAGAATGGAGTCGTTGTATTATTCATTTAAGCAACCGTTTATATTAACTGGAATAACAAATAATTTAGGGTACACACCAACTGATGTGTATGTGTCAGTAATCTTTAAGAACGGAAACGGGTATTTTAACTATCCACCTAAAGTAGGTTACAAATTTCATTTTCATGACACATGGATTGACCAACATTTTAGTGGTAACACCAGCGAAGAAACATCATTAACATCAACAAGTTTTAGTTCTAACACACCTATTTATAGTGCGTTTACATTTAATTCAGGTAATTCGTTATCAGTTGGGTCAACACTTACGGGTGCGTTTGTAGAATATAATGACAGAGATTTCAAAGAAAGAATAATAAGTGAAGCGTTTCATAAATTATCTACACCTAATTTAATTTTTGACCATGATCAAGACGATCCAACAACATACTCTGGAGCGTCCGCAGATAATTTAGTCGGTCTTTTTTATCAACCACATAATAGAGTTAAACTAAGAGAGTTATCACCATACGTTGAATCGTATAATACAAATGACATTTTTAATTTACCTGAGAATGTAAAATATGATAATAATGAAAAATTGTGGAAATGGAGAGACTTATACGACCATGGTTATGTTGACCCTGATGGATACGGGACAGATTTTCCTTTCATGAATAATAATCATTATGTACATAATGATATAAATTTTTACCTAAGAAACGAACAACAATATAGAAATAAGGCGGACGGTATAATAAAAATTAAAAATAGAAATATAGACTGTTAAATGGAAATTCTTAGAAAAACGGAAGACCAAAATATTTTATTGAATACTGAAAACCAATTTAAAACTGATTTAGGTTGGCAAGAAAATTTTCAAGAATTAGAAAGAGAAACTTTATTAAGTATTATTAATCCGATTGAAAATTATGAAACTATGCGGTATATACATAAACCATATACCTCATCAAACGGTGTCTCACAAACAGACATATGGTTTTATTTTTATTTTATTGATTCAACAGGAACAGGATACACAAACGGATTAGATTATGAACTAGTTGGAATAACAGCTAAAGAGAACGAATTAATGTTGAAACAGTCAACCGAAAGTTTTTTTAGATTAGAATTTTATAAAACACCAAATGGCGATATACCCGACAGAACAAATAGAAGACTAGTTTTTGCAAAAAATTTGGCGTTACCATTAGGTGAAAAATATTTGTACACTACGTTGAATGGATTTATTCATTTACCTGTTTTTATGGGTTCAAACTATAAAAATAAAGAAAATATGTATTTGTTTTGGTTTAGTGACGATTCAGCATTTAATGAAACAAATTTAACTGGTAACACATTTTATATGACCGCTAAATTTTATAATGCTAAAGACGGTACTATTTTAGATTTTACCACAACGGGATTAACAATGAATCAACAAGTAATTGAGCCAAGAGACATGTATTATAAAATGCAAATAAATCGTTCAGATTATTCTTATGAAGTGTATAGATATACTAGTGGAACCACAGGAACAAGAATTGGTGAAGCTCATGACCCAATAATATTTTATGAGAAAATGTAAAAATGGAAAAAAATACGTATAAAATATTAATAAATCAAATACCAAAAGTTAAGCTACATTCATTAACAGGACAATATTGGTTTGATAGTTTTGGTAATTTATTTCCGTGGTCAGGAGGTACAAACTTATCACCTGAAACCGGTACAACATATTTTAATGTAAGTGGAGGTACAGTCACTAGTGGTTATTATAGATGGAATGGAACTACTTGGGTAACATATACTGGTAACACTGGTTATGATTATTATGTACCTATTTTTTTAGAAAGTAGTGTTGATGAAATGGGTGTAATGGTTGGGTTTGATGGTAATATTACTCAAATGAATCAATTATGTAATTTTTCTTACACTCAAACAGGTTCAACTATACAAGTATATAATACCTCAGACCCTTTAGTTTTAAGAACATTAAAAGAACAAACATATACAATTAATTGGGGTGATGGAAGTGTATCCGGAATTACAATAACAGACGGAACACCATCAGCGTCATTACCATCATTAACACATACATATTCAACATCGTCAGGATATACTATATCAATAACTTTAGATTCACCTTGGTCTAAACAGAAATTAAGTAAATTAGTAACAATACCTAAAAATATTTCAGTTGCAAATCCTTTAGGTACTTTCAGTGGATTTACCATACCATTTACAATTAATACGGGACAAACAATTGATTATTTAAATGATTATGATTATGTTCAAGGATATACTGGATATACCACAATATCGTTTGCTGCAATTGGTAAAAGTAGAATTTCTGAATTGAAATTATATGGGTCAAACACATATAGTGGAGTAACAACAGGTACGAATAATGGTATAGGATATAGTGCGTATACAATTGATGGTTTATATTATACCGATTATAGTGATGGGTATACTATGATAACCGGGTCAACATCAGGGTATACAAAAGAAGAAATATTCAATAATTTGATAACAAGAAATGAACATTTCCTTGGTTTTATAGATGAACCAACAGTCTATTCTGACATTTTTATTGAAAGAGGTAAACAATCACCTTTGGAAAATAATTTAAGATTATGTGAAATTGATAATGTTGGAGAACTTGACTTGTATGGAAATGGATTTTTTAATGTAAAAAAACAATAAAAATCATATTTATTAATAAAAGTTTATGGCAGTAGGATCATATGGTATAGTAAGACCTTCAGATGTTTCACCAGCGGATGTTGAAATAATATTTCATTATGTTTCTGAAAGGACATCTACTTCACCGGTAACAATGAAAAAATTAAATTCAGAGGATATATTGACCCCTGTTTTTCATAATGCAAATACAACAAATGACACAAATGCACCTAATGTTGAAATTTTGGGTGGTTTATATAATTTAAAATTAAGTGCAGATGACTTTTCAGATTTAGGTATATATACACTACATATTAGACCAAAACAAATCAGAACTACGATTTCTGATTGCGGTATTTTGGCGTCATTACCATCGGTAAGAGGACTAATTATTGACTTAAGTAACATACCATCTGAAGATAGGAATAAATTTACACCTCAAGGATTAGTTGGATATAGAGTTGAATATATAAACACGGTAGATAATAAGAAAATACCTAACTTTTATAGAATAGTTACATCATCTTTTTATTGTACACCTATTGTATCAAATCTAACAAGTACGACACAAAAATCTATAAGGTATCAATATACCGAACAAGCGACAAATTTGATGTTTTTAACTGTAACACCATCATCCGCTCCGTCAAATAAACCTAATACAGTACCATTTATTGGTTCACCATCACAAAAAATTATACTTACAAATACTTTTGTGAACCCAACAACTATTGAGATAGAAATGGTTGAACATGATGCGTCTACATTGGCGAATGCGTTGTATGGTAATCAAACTAAGGCGGTATCTTCCGGTATTTATACGATTTATGATAATAACAACAATATCTATAAGCAATACAACCTATATGAAGTTAAGGATGAATTTAACGAAACGTTGTACGAAGTTCGTGAACAGAGAACAGATATTGACGAAACACTAAACTTTGACACTATTACAACAATATAATGGCCAAATATATAGTACCAAGTAAAGCCGCAAGTGGGGCACAAACATTCAGTGATAGTTTAGTTGGTAATCAAATTACCGATGGTACTAGTCAATTAACTAATACTAATTTTATTTTAGATAAAGTTATCCCTGAAAAAGACAGTAAAAAATTTAGAACAGGTACATTCTCAGATTTTTTAACTCTTGATGATTTAAAGGAGGAAACCAAATCAGTAACAACTCAGTCTAAAAAACAAAAAGAAGAAGAAGTAAAATTTAAAGGTAGTAAGAATGATGCGGGTAAATCTTTATTTGGTTCCTTAAAAGAAAGATTATTAGTTTCATTATCAAGAATAATAAAAAAATATCCGGCAGCGGTTTTAGTTGATAAAAATAAACCATCTAGTGCGAGTCCTTATAGTGCGGAAAATATTGTTTATGACAATAATTTAAAAACCACTGAATTCTTTATACAAACATCGTTGTTTTTTAATCCAATTGATGTTGTTTTTTCTACACCAAAAAGTAACATTATACCAGACTCAGATAATGAAATAAGAAATTTTTATTCTTCATATAAAAATTATGTGATTGATATAAATGGTGTAACATATGGTATTATAAATTACGTAGAACCAAATGCGGTAAATAAAATAAAAATCAAGGTAAATGGTCAACCTTTCCCTAATCTTACAGCATATACGGGAAATTATTTGATTAGACCAACTGATTCAATAACGGAAGAATTTTTTAATGGTTTAGATGATTTAGAAGAAATATTATTAAATAGAGAAACCACACCAAAATATAACGCTCCGTTTTTAATACCTAAAGACAATTCCGATAATTCAAAAACCATTTTAGCAACAGTAGAATATAATTGGCCAATATCGAGAGATGGATGGAATATTGAAATACTTGGTGTTAATTATGAAAAATATGTCACAGATTTAATTGATGTTGCAGACCAAATAGACGATTATAAATCTAACTTATTTGTTAGATTTATGTCATCACCTCAACTTTATGAGTTTGATACAGAAGAAAAGAAGGCGGAATCTGTTTTTCAGTTGTATGGACAAAGTTTTGATACAGTAAAAAAATATATTGACAATATCGCGTACATGCGTAATGTGTCTTATGATGGTATTAATAATTTACCAGACGTACTTTTAAAAAATTTAGCAAATACGTTAGGTCTATCAACAATTAAATTATTTGATGAACAAAGCTTAGACCAAATTTTATATACAAGAATTGATTCACAGTACACCGGAGTTAATTTAGGGTATAATCAAATTGAAGCAGAATATGAATTTTACAGAAGAATACTCATTAATCTTGCTTACTTATATAAATCAAAAGGAACAAGATCATGTATTGAATTTTTCTTAAAATTTATCGGTGCACCTGAACCAATGATTCAATTTGATGAATATGTTTATAATGTAACATCATTTCCAAAATCGTTTGATATTGACCAAGACATTTATGATGTAACATTAGGTGTCAAAAATTTAACGACTGCAACATTTATTCCAAGTGCGTACACATATACTAATACAGTAATTACTTCTTCAACAACATATACTAGAGATGAGTATCCTGTTGAAGAAGGTACAGGTTATCCAAGAAAAGCGTTTAGTGAAGCAAACGACATCTTTTTTGAAAAAGGTGCAGGTTGGTATGATATAACAATTGACCATAGATCGAGAGATATACTTGATGTTGATAATTCAATTACAACTGGTAGAACAAAAACATTAAAGACAAAAATGAAACCATATACATATGGTGAAGAATACTTTGATGTTTTTAGAACATTACCTGGATTAGATACTGGTTATGAATTAGAAGCGGATATAGATAATAGAAAGAGTGAAATTTTTGGTGAAAGTTCATATTTTGTTTTAAATAGAAAAAACATACAACTGTATCTTTCAGCATCAAGAACTGTTGATTATGACATCTATAGAAAATCTAGAAACTTAGAATTAACATTCGGTACCACAACATTATATCCACAAACAGGAGTAACTTTTGCTGAGTATCTAAATGAAGTTTTAAGTAGACTTATAAAGAACTCACATAAAATAAGATATAAAAAGAATTATATAATATTGGAAGATGTCTTTAGAGATTATCTTTCAAGAACAACATATACCCCATTTAATTTTATTGACGTAGAAGAATATATAAATCGAATGAGTCCATACTGGACACAAATGATTGACCAGTTTATTCCTGCTACAACACAATGGTTAGGTGGAAATGTGATTGATAATGGTGTATTAGGTAGACCAAAATATCCATATAGATTTGGTTGTCAACCTAAAAAGTTTATTGAAGAATTATTTCCTGATTTTGAAACAGCGATTGAAGAAGATTTAGAAACATTATTAGGTTCAGAAGAAAATTTTAGAGGTTTAATTAAGTTGACCGGAGTAACTTATTATCCTGTAATCATTATTGATGATGTTGTTTATTCAGGAACAAATTATTCTGTTATAATAAGTGGGACATCAAACACAACAAATAGTGCTCAATTATTTGACCCATTCCCTATGACAGGATGTACCAGTTTAACAAATAATGATCCAGTAAATTTGGCGTTAATTTGTGATTACAAACAATATATTAATCCTGACGTAACGAAAATCAAACAATTATGGATAACCGCATTATCAAATTTAATTGATGATTATATCAATACTTCAGAAACTATGGATGAACCCGGTTGTATTGATAGTTATGCTCCATATACCGCAGAAACGGGAAATAGTTCATGTCCACAAGTACCTAAACCACTTTTAACTTATAATATTTTTGTAGATACAGACGGTATTGATAAAATAGAAATAACATCTATAAAATATGGTACAAATGATTGTTCAGTAAACGATTATTTAGACTATATGTTTAATGCGGAATATTTGACTACACCATCAACTTGTGGGTTAAACGTAAATTTAATAAGTGGTTGTGATGTTTATGAAGGAGGCACTGAAGATTGTTTATTAACCGGTAATTTAGTAATTGAATTAGAAAATGCGGTTGGATTACAAAATAGTCAAGATGGTTGGCCGGTACATATATACACAGATTGTTTAACCGGAACTAACTTAAACATAAATTTTGTTTCGGGATATAGTTTACAATACATAAGTGGATGTACTTTTCAAATAACAGGCGTTACAGAAAATGACGATTTTACCATTAGTGTTTTAGACGGAGCGAATTGTGAATCTAGAGTTCGTTTTAAAGGTTGGCAATTAAAGGCGGAACACGACCCATATGTTCCGGCTAGAAGCCATTATCAAGAATTTTATATTTCTTCTTATGATAACAATGAAGGATATGATATTGATTTACAGACTGGCGTGACATGGTGTGACGATTATACTGGATATACATTAGTATCAAATACTGAAATATTAAGTTCGTACAATTACGGACTTAAAAACGATTCTAAAATAATAAGAATTGAACAAAGTAATATTGCTAATGTCTTATTGGAATTTGCTAATGGAACTTTCACTAATCAAACTTTAGAAGATTTTTTAATATCTGGTGAATTAGAAATTGTTAACGTACAAGATATTAATATTACTAATTGGTTAATAATGGCGGAATATAAACCGTGTACAAGTTTATCTAATCATTCATTTGTTGTTGCACCTGAAAGTGGATATTCATTTAGTTACGATTATTCAGTTGGTTATGTGAATCACATCGATTGTTTAAGTTCAATTAAAAAATCATTAATTACCGGTTTAACTGTAAACAACACATATACAGTGTTTGAAGTTTTACCAACTAGTAAATTTAGAGTTTATACAAATAAAATTATTAGCAATGGTAGTGTAATTAATACAAACTATTTCTTTGATGAAAGATTTCCTGAAGATTTACAAGTTAGACAAGACGAACCAATTGAACCTTGTTGTGATTATCCTGAGGATTATTACAAATATTACAGAGGCGATTTCTTAATTGATAGAAATGGTTACCCAATAGAAGTTATTGCGGTTGATTTAAATTATTGTGACTTTAGTTTTTATTATAATTTTAATGTGACAGGACAGTCAATCGGTGATTTAGTTGTGTTTAATGGTAATGATGACCACCAACCAATTGTACAACATAATTATCAATTACATAACACATCGTTGTCATTCAGTGCTGAACAATTCTATACTGACAGTGAAAATTGTTCAACAGTTCCTGCAGTTGGTTCGTTGGCAAGACCTATTTATACCGGTACTTGTACAGGAACACCTGTTGTTACATGTGTTGTTCCAACACCAACTCCAACCCCAACACCAACTCCGACTCCAACTGCAACACCAACACCAACTAATACACCGACTAGTACACCTACACCAACACCAACAAATACACCAACACCAACACCGACACCAACTATAACACCAACACCAACAATACCACCTAAAGCAACAACAACACCGACGCCAACACCTACACCTACTGCGACGCCAACGCCAACACCAACAGCGACTTCTATTTCACCAACATATATTTATTTGGCAGAAATGAGGTCTTGTGATGATTGTGGAAGTAATGTGGGTCAAATAGTTGTTGGTTCGTATACAACACTAACAATAAACAGTTATGCGATTCAAATCGGTAGTCCCGCACCACAAACCACAGTATATAAAATTTTAGCTGGTAGTAGTGGTTTTGCTGCTATAACTGTTGTACCAACAGGTTCAAATAATTGTACAGTTGCTTGTAACTATGAAGTAATAACTTAAAAAAATATAAATTCTAATAATGGGATTAAACGTAAGAATATATAATGTAACATTCACACACAACTATAAAGTAGAGTATAGGACAAATACCTATGCAGGTACATATACGTTTCATAGTTTTCAAAGTGCGGGAACAAATAATGTTACAATAGGTAATTTAGAATTTGATACTCTTTATTATGTTAAATTAACAGATTTAATTACGGGTCAATATGTGATTACTCAGATAGTAACACACGATAGTAAATTTTATGATTGTTATGACCATATTAATTTTACTATTTCTGCTAGTACTTGTAGTTGTGGTGATTATCAAATCCAATTAATTGATTTAACATCACCGAATGGTAATCATTCATCAGTAATAAACGGTATTCCTAATTCATATTACATATATTCCGGAACAACACACCATATAACTGGTGCGACATTTATAACAACAGCAACGACTAATCCGTCAACTAAGGTAATTTATCAAACATCTGGTGAAACCGAAACACCAACATTAATTTACTTCTTTGTTGTACATAGTGATGGTTTTTTAACTGGTACAACAGATAACTGTCCTTGTTATTTAAATCAACCAAAAAGACAAGGTGGATTTGAAGTTAAATCAATATGTTTATGTTGTAGTGGAGGTGCGGGTTATGAATGGAGACCGTATACTTATTACTGTGAAGTTGAACCTGAATTTGAAATTACATATCAATTAACAGGAATTTCTACACCATATAATGTATGGTACGATAGTGATACAGATAAAGTTTGGGTTGCCGATGCGGATAATTATCTTGATGGTAACATTTATTGGTTTAACCCATCTACAGGAAATACAAGTGAAAGTGCTGTCACATATATTACAGGTGCTACAGGATATACTAGTCATCTTAGAGCAAATAAATTATATAGTACATTTATAGACACAATATATAAAAGAATTTATTTTGTTGGTAAAAGTGATGGTCCGGCACCAACAGTGGTAAATGGTATGATTATTTACGATATTACGGGAAACACTATTCAACATATTCCATATGGTAGTAATACCGATTATAAGAGAGGATTATTATTTTATACTGACAATTATATATATAGTAACATTTTTGTAGGTTCAACATCGGCAGTTACTGCAACTCATACTGATTTGATAAGAGTTGATAGAATTAATCCAAGTGGAACAACACCAACTGTTTTGTCTGGATTAACTGAGTTTGACCATTTCTTTGCGGGATTTGTTCCTGTTGGTGTTGAAGTTAATACAGGAACTACTTTAAGTGAAACGAGATATTGGTTTGTATCTTCCGCAGGTGCAAGTTCGACTGGTAATATCTATATATTTGACAGTGATTTTAATTATCAATCAACAATTATATTAACAGGTCAAAGTACAACTGGTACTACTGGTTTGGGTGGTAGGTATTGGCAAAGTATATTTTATGACAAAGTTAAAAATAAAGTATATGTTAGTGATATCGGTGGAGGATTTACATGGGTATTTCAACCAAGTTCAAACTATGAATCCGCAACAGTATTGAAAATATTTGATTTCAAAAATGTTATGGAATCAAAATATTCAGATTCTAGACCTGTGGTATATTTTTCAATTGACCCTGTTTCTGATAAACTATATTTTGGAGTCGCGATTACAAATAACGTAAATGGAGACGTAACCGCAATTAAAAAAACATACGAAGTAGATAGAGATACTTTTGAAATTAAAAGATTGATAACAGGTTATACCTTACAGAGATTAGATATAGTGACTGATGAATATGGTAATAATAGTTTAATGGGTCCGGATGGTGGTAATCCTTATTGGGGTGGTGGTTCATGGAATACAGATGGTAAAATAGTTTTTTATAATAACAGTGTTGGTAATAGTAATACTGGTAATGTTGTTGTAGATGAACTACAATTATATAATATAAACACAGGTTTACCAACAGGTACAATTATAGATAATACATCTAATCTTGATCAATATATCGCACCATTTCCTGATACTGTTGCAACTGGTAGTACATATGAAGGGGTGTCAGGTTGTCCAATTACATATACATTAACTTGTCCAACAATTACAAAGACATCGCCAAGCACAACGCAAATAAATTATGAAGTCAATATAGTTGATTCAGTAAAAAATAACCCAAATATTGCAACAATCAAAGTATCTGCGTTAGATTCTGGATTGAATGTTGATGATTTTGATACGTATAGTCCACCGTTTAATAATTATTATAGTGGTATTTTCAGTGGATTAACTGTGGACACATACTCAATAAAAGTAGAATATTTAGATTCGGGTGCAACAGTGTTATCAGGATGTACATAATAAAAAAAATAAAATATAAATGTCAAATTTAGTATCAATACAGTTTCAACCAACAATATATCCACACAATGTGTATACTGGAAGTACATCAGGTTCAACAAGTGGAATTATTTGTAGCGCACAAACAACTTCTTGTTCATTTACTGTAGATGATACGTATAAAGCATCGTACAATACTATTTGGTTAAGAATTGTATCTGATGAAGGATGTAAAGAACAATTATATCAAGTTTTAGTAAATGAACCTGATTGTGGCGGTGAATATTGTGAATTCTCGGCAACGACTGTTTATAATGGACTTATAAATGATTGTGATTTAGAAATTAGTGTCTCGTCAACAGAAATTTTAACATCTGGTGGAACCGCAAGTGCAACTGTAACATATACAAAAAATCATGGTCCTGTTTCTATCTTGTGGAATAATGGTCAAACAGGTCAGACTATTACGGGATTATCTGGTGGAACATACACTGTTAGTGTTACTGATACTTCAGTATCTGGTTGTACCGTAACTGGTTCAACAACAGTTTATGAAACAATGGTGTTCTCTGCAACATCGATAACATCATTTAATCAAATTAATTTAGAGTCATATACGAATCGTTTGGCGATAAATTGGGGTGATGGTGATGAGAATATATATACCACAACTGGCGGTTCTACAACTGTATCTCACACGTATTCAAGTCCATATACTGGTTTAGTGAAATTAAAATCTATTGATTTAAGTGACGTAGAAAGATTCGATATATCCGCCGCCACCCCAACAACAAATGCATACACGGTAGATACATCCGAAGCGAGAAAATTAGAAAGGGCTAGATTATATATAACTAGAACTCATGGTAAAACAACAGGACTTGTATCTCAATTACCGGGAAGGTTATCCCCAACCACATTAACATTAACAATTAATAACGCGTATATTAGTGGTGGCACCGCTGATTTACCAAGAAATCTAACGGATGGTAGATTTTATACCGGAGTATATATAACAGGTAACACAAATCAATTCCCTACCGGAGTAACAGTACTTGATATTTGGGGTGTTAATACAGTAACGGGTCTAATTTCGGATTACCCAAGATCACTTCAAATTAGTAGAATATATGGTTTTAATACTATTTCAGGATCTACGAGCCACATACCAACAGGAATGACAAATTTTGGTATACAAGGTTCTGCATATATGTTTGGTGATATTGCAAATGTACCGACAGGAATAACAAGTCTTAATATATATGGACAAAGTATTGTTAGTGGAAATACAAGTAGTCTTAGCGGAAGACCATTGGTGGAACTTACAATTGATAATGAAGAAGGTTACGAAACATCGGGCCACACTATAACAGGTTTACTTTCTTCATTACCAAAAACACTTACCAGAATTCAAATCGGTGGTGCAAATACTATAAGTGGTAACACTATTGACGTACCTACTGGAGTAACATACTTCAATTTGAAAGGTCAAAATAGGTTACAAGGTGATATAGATAATTTACCGAATAAATTAACAGATTTATTCTTAGGTGGGCAAAACACTGTTTCAGGTTTAACATCTAACATACCAACAGGAATCACTGTTTTTGAAATCGGTGGTTTAACTACTGTTACGGGTTCACTAAATAATATACCAAATAATGTGTATTATTTTGTTCTAAAAGGTAATTCTAATCTAACAGGGTATACCGCAGGAAGAACCTGGGTTAATAATATGAATAGATTTATTTATATACCAACTAACGCAGCAAATAAATTATCTGACGCTAATCTGGATTCTTTATTTATTGACTTTACAGGTTATACTTGGACAACAAGTTCTAGATTCGGTGTTGCTAAACTTGAGACACGTGGAAGTGGAACAACCGCGTCGGATTCGGCTAAAGCAATATTATCGGGATATGGTATAAACATAGTATTCTATTAAACTATAAAAATGATTGATTCACTAACTAAGAAAAAAAAACTATATTCTATAATAAATAAAAATGAAATTAAATGTTTTATATAAATGCCATTACCAACAGTATCTGCTAGTATAACTATTACAGTATCAGGACCAAATACCGGACCATTTGATTTATACTCAAATGTTGATGGATATACAACACCTTTTGAAAATAATGTACCAAAATCGTTTTTAGCCACTGGTTATACGGTTACAACAATTCCTATGGGTACAACAACTATTGAAATACGTTCAGATAATTTTACATGTACTAATAGTGCGTATATAAGTGTGTCAGGAGCACCAAGTTGTTTTTGTGCAACTGTCACTATTATCAATGGTGATTTATTAGTTGCGACAGGTAACACGAATACATCTTTAAACGGGGTTTTATTTTTAGATGATGGATTAGGTGGGACAGATGGTGTTAAATGTAATGGTGACAGTCCAAACACACAATATACTGAAGATGGTATTGATTATTTTTGTACAACATATTCTGGATTTCCGTTAATTAATTTATATTATTATCAAGATGATGTTGTTGTTTCAGGTGCGACAGTTTTAAGTGATGTTTTAAGTGGTGAAATATGTAACAGTGATGGTGATTGTAGATGTTGTGATTATGGATTTACAGAAGTTGGTGGAATTTGTACACTGACCGCGAGTACATTAAGTGGCGTTAGTGGAACGACATATATTTTTACTACAGGAGACACTAATTTGTCATATTTAAGAGATGGTACATATTTTTATGAAAATATAACAACAAAAACATTACCATTAACTTTTGCTAATAATGCCAGTTTTATAACAAATGGAGTTTTATCAGGTTCTTCTTTACCTAATGGGCAATTTGGAGGATTAGTGGATGGTACTAATTACACAAACAGTCAAATATCAAATTTATATGGAACAAACGATTCAAATATTTCAGGAGCACCAATAACGGTTGTTACGAGCGCAACAACAGTACCATGGAGAGAAACGGTATCTGCTTCACCTTGGAACGGTATAATGAATAATGCGGGAATAAAATTTGCCACAGGATTTAATCAATGGGTAGGATTTTATAAATGTTTGGATGTACCATCAACTCAAACGTATCATTTATTTCTTTCTGCAGATGATATGTTTGGTTTGAAATTAGATGGTGAATGGTTGGTAAAAAGATTAAATAAAAATTCTGCAGCCTATCCCGCATTAACGGTTGGTAACGCAATAGGTGCTGATGGTTTATTTGACAAATCAGTTTCACCCGCTAGATTTTTACCTTTTCATGTAGGTCATGTTTTACCTATAACATTAGACGCGGGTACACACATTTTTGAATTTTTCTTTTCGGATGCATTTAATTATGGTGGTACATGTTGTACAAACGGTTGTTTTGAAATATATAGTGGTGTATCTGTAAATACATTAACAGGTGTAACTACATATAATGGGTTATCTGGATATACCGCGTTTTCAACAAGACAAATAACAGGATTAACGCAAACAATACTTGGTAATTATGGTGATAATTATGGTATTTTTTGTGATGTTGATGGGACATTATTAAACATATGTGGTGGACTTGGCGCAGCTTATTGTTATTATGAAGAAGTTCCGGTTTGTGATGATTGTACTTCTTGTGATAACAAATATACATGGACACCAATAGGAGGTGGTTTATGTACAGCAACAGATACCGTATCTGCAACACCACCCGTAACTCCATATACCGCATATACACGAACTAATTCGGTATATAGTTCATCTGGAACAATAATTTATGATGATGATTGGGGGTTAAATGGTAGTGGTACAACAATAACAGCATTAACAACTGCTGACGTTTGGAAAAACACAACAACATCAAACGGACCATTAAATAGGACTGCGGTATGGGCATATCCGGCAGCATTTGACCCAATTGATTATCCATTAGATGTTTGGTTAGGATTTAATAAATGTCTTGAAGGAATTGAGGCAGGAACATATTATATTGGAATTGCTGCAGATAATGAATTCAGGCTTGAACTTGATGGTAATGTTATATTAGACACATTTAACTATACAGGGATAACTGAACTAAATAAGTTCATGAAATGGCACGTTTATCCAATAAATCTTCTTGCAGGTGACCATATTCTTGGTTTATATGGTTATAATTTTAGTATTACTGGAACACCAAACCCGGCAGGATTTGGTTGTGAAATTTATAATAACACGTTGTCAGAATTAACTGGTGCGACAACAACCGGAGATTTAAATATAATATTTACGTCAGCGTCTTTTAATGGTTCAATTATTCCTGTTATAAAAAATAATGATGGGACTTATTTATCATCAGGATACACATGTCCAAGTGGATATGAATATGCACCATGTGATGGTAATTGTTGGAAGATATTATATTGTGGTATTGCAATACCTACACCCACACCGACTCCAACACCAACACCGACTCCAACACCAACACCGACTAACACACCAACTAGTACACCGACATCAACACCAACAAATACACCTACTAGTACACCAACACCAACAGCAACTAACACACCAACTCCGACCCCTACCTCAACACCAACGCCAACACCAACGAATACTCCATCAGGAGACTTTTATTTTTTACAGAATAATAGTGATGATGGTAGTATTGAAAATGTAAGGAATCTGATGGGACTATCTTTTGGTTTTATAACCGTACCTGTTGGTCCTGGACAAACTGAATCGGGAACATATGGCACAACTTATAATACTCCTTTGTATGTTGATGTCATAGCACCGTCTGGTGGAGGATCATTAAAATTATATAAAAATAACGTATTGGTTGATTGTATTCCAGTTTTAGCAACAGACGCATACCCACTTAATTTAGCACCATCTACCACTTTTACAATTCCAAATACTTTAAAAATTGTTTTAAGTAATAGTGGATGTTAATGATAAAATAAAATTAAAAAAGAATATTTATAATATATGAGTTATTTGAGTAGTAACAATTCTGAGTTTTTGTCAGCTCGAATTACAAAAAAAGGTAGACAAGCAATTGCAAAAGGTAATTTTGTTATAGAATACTTTCAAATAGGTGATTCTGAATTTGATTATACGCAACCTTTTAATGGATATACCGGATTAGGTAGCATACCACATCAAAAAGTATTGTCTCCTTTTGATATTGAGGCGGGTGTAAAATACCCATATAAACTTGATTCTTCTGATGATGCAACAACTTTTGGTAATCCTGTTCAAAATGCATCAACGGTTACTATTAGAAATATTATGGGACCTGCAGGACATGTTTCAAATTATTTAGAATATGACGAAAACGCGTGTACAGGTACAACCGTTGAATGTTTGACTGAAAGAATAAATTTAAGTTCAATTAACGGTACAAATACAATTTCAGTTAGTACGGGTAACACATACGATGATTGTGGGTTTATTACACTTGTGTTTAGTCAGTTTGTTGGTATGGATCCGAATCATCCTGTAATTTCAGGTAATTCAACAAGTTTAATATATAGAATATCAGGGATTACAACAGGAGTAAGTACAAATACAATTTATTTAGACAGAGAAACACCTGATTTTTCAATGTTATCTGGATATACTCAAGTTGTTTGTAATAAATGTAATAACGAATATCCAATAGACACACAAATTTCACCAGTTTGTCATCCAAATGATATTGATACTCAACAACAATTAGACCCATGGACTATGGAAGTAGTTTGGACTGATAAACCAATTGGTTTTGATGTTAATGGTCTTGACGAAAATTTATCTGGTTTTACAAGTAATGTTTATGTCTCTACAAAAGAATTATATGGTTATACTGAATCTTCAGGTCAAACATTCACGAATTATACCGGAGGTACATTATCAAATGCAACGGCGTACTATAATTCATTTAATGAAGAAATAATTGTTGAACCTGAAGCACAAAGGTGTGTTGCAATTATTCATTATTCTGAACTCGGAGATGTTGTAAATGACCCTGAAAGATTTTTTAAGTACGATGATTATATTAGCAATGATACTGATTCTGCTGGTAACTCAATAATCGATGACCCTAATGGTATACCATTAAGTGATACCGAATATTTTGAGGTATATATCCCATGGATTTACTATCATAGAAATACCGGTTCTACATTTGGTGCAATATTTCATATGGACGATACTAATTATTATATAAAATCTACCAAGAATCCTTATCATTCTTTAAAATACAGATATCTAATTGATGAACGAGGATATCGTGTTGGTAAAGTATTTGTAAATAATAAAGTAATTGTTTTTGATGACCAAGAACTTGTCGCTGTTTTAGATTATAAATCCAATAGAAGATATACTTTACCCGCAGCAAAAGTAAGTGTTGTCCCAAGTGACACTGACCCATCTAATTCTATTTTAAGTGGTGGTACAGGTCAGACAATATGGGTAACATATATGTTTGAATATACTGGAGATACAAAATTAAATGGATTACCTTGTAACTATTACAATAGTTCTAATTTAGACCCGACTTTAAATTCATGTGCATTCAATGTTTGTTCTAATGTGACAGTTAAAATAAGTGGTAGTACTATGCCAAATATGAAATCAATATTTAGTGGTTCTACCGATGGGTTCATTGCTAACAAATTTTATATACTAGCACAAGAAACTAATGTTGGTGAATTACCTTCACATGATCAATGGATTTTAATGGATTATACAACTGAAGCCGGTGGAGACGGAAGTAATTTGTTAAATCCAACTGGAGTGACAGATGTGACTTATACCATAACTAAAACTAAATTTAATAACGGAACAATATTTGATTTAGAAACTTATTTAGGACCCATACCTAATGAACCATCAACTGACCCGCAATTTGGTGACGAACAACCGTTCCCTGGTAGTATACGATTAATAAGAGCAACTGACATTGAACAAATGAATTTTTTGGTAAACTTACCTTCTTCACAGTTTACTGAAACACAAAACCCAACGTATTCAAGTGGTTTAGATAAAAGAATTACCGAAGTTGCATTGTTAAACTCAAATAAAGAACCTTATGTTGTTGCAAAAACAGCTAAACCAATTAAAAGAATTGGTACACAAGTATTTGCGGTTCGACTTGATTTTTAATATTTACTATTTAAAAAATATTAGTTATATATTTTTATATGAGTATTAAAATCAAAAACAACCCAAAAATTCTCGGTTTAGACATCAGCACCAAGACCATCGGCTTTGCATTGTTTGATATATCAACATCCAAATTGTTGGAATTAACCCATTTCTCACCTAAAATTAAACCACAACCTGAAGATAAGATTGAGGAATTAATTAAAAAGGCGGATGCGTTTAAAAAACATTTAGAAAATTATAGGGATATGTCGATTGAAAAGGTTGTTATTGAAGAACCTTTATTAAATTCAAATAATATCTATACAGTTCAAACTTTATTAAGATATAACACACTTATTTTAAAAAATTGTTACGATATATTAGGTGTTTTACCTACGTTTATATCCACATATAACGCTAGAAAGTTTGCGTTTCCTGATTTGGTCGGAGTAAATGAAAAAGGTAAAAATGTTTTATTTGGTGGTTATCCAAAAGATATTGATAAAAAACATGTTATTTGGGAACATGTGAATGCTGTTTGTCCTGAAGTTAAGTGGCAATATACTAAAACAGGTAATTTAAAGAAAGAATGTTACGATCAATCGGATGCTGTGACATGTGTAATTGGGTATATTAACATGACAACAAAAAATATGGCAAATAAAACTTCCAATTAATAAAAAGATTATTTATAATTTATATTAGGACGGGACATAGTAATATGTGTTGGTTAGTTTCCCCTGAAGTTGGTGTCTTCAGGGGATTTTTTTTTATCAATTTTTTTCACTATTATTTGATAATATGGTAAAACAAGATGTTGACTACTCATTAATTACTGACATTCTCGAAGACATTTTGGGTGATTATAAAATGCACAATGAGAATAAAGGTCAAATATCTTTTGATTGTCCAGTATGTTCATATGAAATTAAAGGATTAGATTATGGTGATGGTAAAGGGAATTTAGAAGTAAATTATAAAAATAACGTTTTCAAATGTTGGTCTTGTTCAGAGACAAATGAAACACATGGTTCTATATACAAATTAATTAAAAAGTTTGGTAACAGTAGACAATTAAAAAAATATCAATTATTAAGACCGGACGATGACGATTCATCAAACAAAAGATTTTACAAAAAAATTAAGTTACCAAAAGAATTCATACCGTTTACTAATGTGACACTTGGTATGAAAATGACGCCTTTTTATAAACAAGCTCTTAATTACATTAAGAAAAGAAATATTACAGATGAAATGTTACAAAAATTCAACATTGGATTTTGTAACACTGGTATGTACGAGAATAGAATTATCATACCATCATATGATGAGGATAAAGAATTAAATTATTTTGTTGCCAGATCTTACTTAACAAGAACTAAATTAAAATATAAAAATCCCAGTGTTCAAAAAGAATTAATTATTTGGAATGAGTATTTGATAAATTGGGATGAACCTGTTTACTTAGTTGAGGGTGCTTTCGACAGTATATTTTTACCGAATTCAATTCCTATGTTGGGTAAATTTATGACTGATAAGTTATTTAAGAAATTATATGAGAATGCTAAAAAAATAATTATTGTATTAGATGGGGATGCGTATGAAGATGCGGTTAAGTTATATCATAAGATTAATTGTGGTAAACTAATGGGTAAAGTTTGGATAGTAGAATTACCAAAAGATAAAGACATCGCCGATTTACAAGGTGATTTAAATAACTACAACATAAAACAAATTGATTAATGATAAATTTAAATGATGTATCTCTTGAAATAAGGGATTTAATGGAAAAAAGAAGAAATGAATTGGAATTAACTTTCATAGAAGAAGAACATATATATCATATGAGAGATATTGATGGAGTAATAAAAAAGAATTTTCCATCTGTATCTAAAGTAGTTAAAAAATTTCACTCACATTTTGATGCAGAAGGGAAGGCATTACAAATGTCAAATGGTGACCCCGAAGGTCAACAAAAGTTATTGGCGGAATGGAGGGCTGCTGGTGAGTACTCAACTAATATGGGAAGTAGAGTACATTATGTTTTAGAGAATGACACAATAAGTAGATTTGGTAACTACAAAGAGGTTAGACAACCAATATTCAGTTGTGATGAAACACAAATCACAAAAAGTGATTCTATGATATCTGCAGGTAAAAAGTTTCTTGATTTAATGACAGAAAGAAATGCAATATTATTAGATACTGAGAGTATTTTAGGTGACCCTGAATTAGGTTATACTGGTCAACCAGATAAAATATGGTTGATGATGAATAAAGAAAAAACTGATTTTGGTTTTGTTGTTACAGATTGGAAAACAAATCAACCTAAAAATTTTGAGGCTCAATATTATACTAAAAAAATGTATCATCCTTTCAATGAGTATGATGATACTGCGTTAGGACATTACTTTCTTCAATTACCGTTGTATGGTAAATTATTTATTAAAATGTTAGAAGGTACAAAATATGAATCAATAAAAATGTTGGGTTGTGTGATTGTATTACTAAAAGACGATGGGACTTTTCAAGAATATAAAGTTCCCGGTTATGTAAATAATACAATTTTAAAAATGGACATTAAAAAATATTTAAAGAGATGATAAAAAAAATAGTACACATTGCAGATATACATATCAGAACATTTCAGATGCACGATTTGTATAAAAAACAATTTGAAATTTTATTGGAAGACATAGGAAAAAAATGTGTTGAATGGTATGATGAAAATATTAGTCCATCACAAATAAGAATTGTAATTGTTGGGGATATTGCACATCAAAAGATAAACATTTCAAACGAACAATTAATGTTGACAAGTTGGTTTTTAAAAGAACTAACTAAATTTGGTAAGGTTGTTATTATACCGGGTAATCACGATTTTTTGGAAAATAATGTACAAAGATTGGATAGTATTTCTCCTGTTGTAGATTTATTAAACAATGAATGGATAACATATTATAAAGATAGCGGACAATATAATGATGATAACATAGATTGGATTGTTTATTCCTTGTATCAACACAATAAAAGACCTGAGTTTAGTAAAGATGATAATCAATTAACGATAGGGTTATTTCATGGACCAATCCAAGGGTTATCAACTGATTTAGGTTTTGAATTTGAAGATGCATATGATAAACTAAATTTTGTTGATTTGGATTTATTGTTATGTGGTGATATACATAAAAGACAAATGTTTACATTACCAAGTGGGGGTAGAGCGGTAATGATTGGTAGTTTAATTCAACAAAATTTTGGTGAAACGGTAAAGCATCATGGGTATGGTATTTATGATATTGAAGAAGACAAGTATGAGTTTGTTGACTTACCTAATCAACAACCTTTCTTACACTTTTCAATCTCCGATATAAAAGACATAGAAAATGAAACAGAAGAACTCGTTAATATTGGATGATGAATTTATCAGGTATTGTGAAATAAACAATGTTGATGATGTTCAGAAACTTGCAAAAGATACTTTTAATCGAGGGTATTATATATTGAAGTATGGAGAATCACCTTTCTCTTTTAGTAATAAAGAAAAGATTGTAGAAAAAGAAGTCATTAAAGAAATTATTAAAGAGGTACCGGTTGAAGTGATTAAAGAAGTTCCTGTGGAAAAAATAGTTGAAAAAGAAAAAATTGTAGAAGTAATAAAAGAAGTTCCAGTAGAAAAAATAGTTGAGGTAATAAAAGAAGTACCGGTAGAAATTAAAGGAGATGAAAAAATCGTGGTAAAAGAAGTAATTAAAGAAGTTCCAATAGAAAAGATTATTGAGAAAGAAAAAATTGTAGAGGTAATCAAAGAGGTAACTAATGATGATGAGATAAAAAAATTAAAAGAAGAGAACACTAAATTAAAAGAGGAATTAGAAAAGATAACATCGTCATTAGAAACATTAAACAAAGCAAAATACATGAAGAATAGTAACATGAATTCTATATATGATGAATAAAAACTAGAATACTTTTTTTATTTGTATTTTTTAGTTATATTTTAATATAAAATTTTAGATTATGATTTCATTAATTACAACATTACTTTTTTGGACTTTTATGGCTTATGGTATGAGTACAATAATTGTTTATGGCACTATTTTCGAACCTTTAAGGGAATGGTTTAAAACAAACAATAAATTTTTAGGTGACTTGACCGGTTGTATTATGTGTACATCTACGTGGGTAGGATTTTTCTTGTCACTATGTTTGGGTGGTTTGGCAACTAAATTTTTTGATATACATTGGTTACCATCTATTTTTTTTGATGGAATGTTTACCACTGGAATTGTTTGGGCTGTTAATACTATAGTTGAACATTTCGAATAAAAAAGGTTAAAAACAGAAAATGGGGTTTATTGGTAAAAATAATTTAGATGATACATTAGTCAGAAATGAAGTAATAAAGTTTGCAAATATTACTCTTGGACTTAAGCTTTATTCCAATCCCGCATATAACAAGATTGACTTAATTTGTAAGAAAGAAAAAAATATGGGTGTTGAAGTTGAACATGGTAAGTGGTCCGGAGATTTTTGGAAAAATGATGCGTATTCGTTAATATCTAATTTAGGTTTTCGTACATTAAACATTCCTAAAAGAAAACACAAATATTGGTTAGAATATTATAATGGGAAATTTAATCCATCACATGATAAAAACTTATACATAAGGACAAATAAAGACTTTACACAATTTTTGGTTGTTGAACCACATGTGATTAAAGACCCCAAAAAACTTTATGAGTGTAAATTTCAACCTAATAACAGTGATTGTGTTGAAGAATGGTTATCACTCAAAAAGAAAGACGTAAGAACATACAATTTAATTAAAGGACAATTTATATTACAAGATTAATGAATTACGAAAATCCATTTATAAGAGTAACGTGGGAAGACACTGCAGAAAACTTTACACCAGAAAAAATTAGAAGAGTAAAAACTTATTTTCAAAATAAGTATAACTCAAAAAATGTTCAGGTTGTAACAAAAAATTTATCTGACATTCAAAACACTAAGTTGAAATCATTAGATGTTTCTGATAACATAACTGATAAACAATATCAGAAGAATTTAATGAAAGATTTTATTAGAGAGAATGCTATTGCCGTAAAGTGGGAACTAATTGATAGGTTAGATAATAAAATAAATGCAGAAATTGATAAATTAAATCCAAATAAAGTTAAGTATAACAAGTGGTTTATAAAAAAAATAAAGTTTTCTAACTTCTTATCTTTTGGTGACAATAATGAAATTGATTACACAAAACTTGAAGGTATCACTGTAATAGAATCGACACCTAAAAACTTTGGTGGCAAGTCCACATCAACAGTAGATTTACTCATGTTTTTGTTTTTTAATTCTACTACAAAAACAAAAACTAACGCAGAAATTTTTAATAAGTTTACCGATAAAGATGAAGTAGTTGTAAGTGGCGAAATTAGTATTGATGGAGAAGATTATGTAATTGAGAGAAAAATCATAAGAAAAAAGTCAAAGACAGGTGATTACACAATAACTAATAAATTAGAATTTTATAAAATAAATTCAGACGGCACTATTCTCAACTTAAATGGAGAACAAAGAAGAGAGACAGAAGAATTTATATCATCCGCTATTGGTACTGAAGAAGATTTCTTATCAACTATTTTGACTACAGGTTACAATCTTGAACAAATGATTGAATCTAAAGCAACCGCGAGAGGACAAATCCTTACTAGATTTTTAGGATTAGAAAATTTAAAAGTTAAAGAAGAAAGGTGCAAAGAAATATATAATGATTGGTCCAAAAAACTGACATCTAATTCGTATAACATCGTTCAGTTGGAAACTGATAACTCAAAATATAATGATGGAATAGTAAATTCAGAAAAAGAAATTGAAAAACTTAATGGTTCATTAAATGATTTGAATAAAAAATTAAAAAATCTTGAAGATAGAAGAGATGAAATATTAAGTTCAAGAAACAATGACATAGATCAGGATTTAATCAGAATAAATCCTATTATCTTAGAGCAAGAAATTAAATCTTTGGGTCAACAAAGAGATGAAAAAGAAAAAAGTGCAAACGAAATAGTTGTTACCGAACCATCTGAATTTTATTTGGAAGAGGAACATAATAAGATAAAGGAGGAAATTAACAACTTGACTGTGGAAAAAAGAGTTTCATCCACATCTATAACCGGAAATGAAAAATTAATAGAAAAACTTGAAAAAGGTACCGTTTGCCCTACTTGTAGTAGACCTTTAGAGGACGTTGACAATACATCTGAAATAAATAAATTAAAAAAAGAGATAATAAAGTTTAAAGAAAAAATAGAAAAATGTGAAAAAGATTTAAACAACCTTGAAAAAAAAGAACTTAAATTTACCACCCTCAAGAAAGAATATGATGATTATGAAAGAAATAAATTGAGAAGGTCAAGAATTGAATTAGAGATAGAACAAAAACAATTTGAGATAGATGGAAAAAAGAATAACCTTAAAAGATATGAAGAAAACAAGAAAAAATTAGACGACAATAAAAAGATAGATGCGGAAATTGTTACTCTAAGAACCCAAATAGATTCAACAAATGGAGACATCAGACAAACAAACACATCAATAAACAATCACACTGTGAATATAAACAGTTTAAAAGATAAAATTAAAGTGAACCATGAATTGATTGACAAAATCAAATCAGAGGAAGAGTTGTTGGGTGTATTTAAAACATATCTTACCATTTATGGTAAGAACGGAATTTCGAAAGTTATTCTTAAAAATATGATTCCGCTTTTGAACATAGAACTACACAGATTATTGTCAGATAGTTGTTATTTCATTTTGGAATTGAATATCAATGACAAAAATGAAGTGGAATTTCTTATGATTGATAATGAGACAAGAGTGGTTAAACCATTAAATTCCGGTTCAGGATACGAGAGAACAATTTCATCATTGGCAATTAGAAGTGTTCTTACCAAGATATCGTCATTACCTAAACCAAATATAGTAGTTATGGATGAAGTATTTGGTAAAATTGCTGACGAGAATTTAGAAATGGTTGGGGAATTCTTCAAAAAAATTAAAAATTATTTTGAACATATAATCGTTATATCGCATAACACATTGATTAGGAATTGGTCAGACAATTTGGTAATGATTAATAAAAATGATAATATATCATCTATTGAGTTCGTAACAACAAAAATTTCTTAACATAAAAAAATTGTTTTACATTTGTTAAAATTTTAGAAATGACAGAAAAAAACCACAAGGATTTTAAACTATTTGCTAAGGACCAAAACATTAGTTCCTTAAAACTAGATTATTACAACAAAAGAATTGAAAACAGTCTCACACCATATATTTTGGAAGAAAGACAAATGAATGTCACCATCATGGATGTATTTTCAAGATTGATGATGGAAAGGATTATTTGGGTTGCGGGAGTTGTTGACGACCATATGTCAACAATTGTTCAAGCTCAATTGATGTTTTTGGATTCATTAGATAATAATGACATTACTATGCATATTGATAGTCCGGGTGGAAGTGTAAAATCTGGTTTATCTATGGTTGATGTTATGGATTACATTCGTTCAGATATTAAAACTATAAACACAGGAATGGCGGCGTCTATGGGTTCAATTTTACTTGGAGCAGGGACAAAAGGTAAAAGAGGTTCTTTAAGATTTTCAAGAACGATGTTACATCAATCTAGTGGAGGATTTAGAGGAAATATTCAAGATGCAGAAATAGACATGATTGAATGGAAAAAAATGAATGATATTCTTTTTGATTTACTTGGAGGATATTGTGGGAAATCATCTGACACAATTAAAAAAGACGCAACAAGAGATTTATGGTTATCATCAGAAGAAGCGTTGGAATATGGAATTATAGATGAAATTGTTGTTAGAAAAAATAAATAAATCATATTTATATATAAAAAGAGTATATGACTTCGATAGGAAAACACATAAACACAATATTACTCTTAGTAATAGGCTGTGTAATAGTATATTGGTTATTTTTTGTTTTATCACCAAATGTAGAAATGTCTGCAGAATCTAAAGCGAAAATTGATTCTTTGAATAATAACATTAAAAAATACGAAGAAGAAAATAAAAAAATTGATTCAGTGATTACTCAGTATCATAATGAAATAGAAAAAGTCAATAACAATATAACAAGAATAAAACAAGAAAAAACAATAGTAAAAGAAATATATCATGAAAAAATTATTAGTATTGATACTTTTAACAGGACTCAGATTGACGAGTTTTTCTCAAACAGATACGGGAATAGACAATGATGAAAAATGCTTCAAGATATCAACTATTAGGTTGATAATGAAGGATTTATTGAGTGGAGATTCCGCTAAAGCCGTATTAAAACTAACGGAAGAACATTTGAATGAATGTGAAATCAAGTCTGTATACAAAGACAGCATCATCAACAAGCAACTGATTAAAATCGATAACCTCAGCGGAATTATTAGTGATGAAAGAACGAAATACGGTATTTTAGAAGATCACACAAAAAAACTTGAGACATCATTAAAAGTTCAAAAGTTGAAAAACAAATGGACTTTTGTTTCCGGTGGTATATTAGTTTTAGTTCTTGGGGTACTTAGCATTGTAAAATAGAATACATGAATGAATCAATACATTTTGTTTGTTTATGGACAATTTGAAGACCATGAGGATGTAGAATATTTTTGTAACGAAATTTTTTCACAATCAGAAACAATTGAATCCGTAAAGTATATTATAGAAAACCTTCAAAACATCATTTTAATCTTTGAATCCTCTACTGACCAAACTAAACTTTCGATTGAAATTTTCAATCTTTTGGATAACGAAAATATCAATTATTACTTTCTTTTTCAAAAAAGCGGAATGGTATCTGCACACATTCCAAGTTCAATTAATGAACATATTTTCAAATTTAAGGTGGACGAGTTACCAAATACGAATGAGGAAGCGAAGATGGATTTGGATTTAATACTTGACAAAATTAAAAAGGAGGGTATAGGTAGTCTTACTAAAGATGAAAAAAATTTCCTTGATAATTTTGAAAATTGAATTTTTTTAGTTATATTCTTTTTACGCACCCCCATCAATCATTACAAATGAAAAAATCAATTATAATCAACACAGAAGAAATAAATCAATACATAAAAGATATTCGTAAAATCCCTGTCATAAGTCATGAAAGACAAGAGCAAATTTTCCAAAAATTAATCGACAATAATTTAACAAAAAATGAAAAAAGAGAACTATACAATGAATTAGTTATAGGTAATCTCAGGTTTGTAATTTCGGTTGCGAAAATGTATCAAAATCAAGGGATGGATTTACTTGATTTAATATCTGAAGGCAATTATGGTTTAATCAAAGCAGCGGAAAAGTTTGACCCAACATCAGGGTTAAAATTTATTTCATATGCTGTATGGTGGGTAAGACAATCAATAATGGCATCATTAAATGAGAATTCTAGAACAATAAGAATCCCATCAAATCTTGTTCAAGAGTCACAAAAAATAAAAAAAGAAGAAGTAAAAGAAGAAGATAATTTGTATGAAAGATATAGTGATGACCCATACAATCCAACTAATTTACCATATTGTATTGGTTTAAGTAAAGAAATTAATGAAGATGGTGACCAACTTATTGATTTACTCCCAAATAAAAATATTGAATCACCGGATGCGATTTTAAATACCCCTGATGAAATAAAAAAGAAAGTCAATTATATGTTAAGTGTTCTCGATGAAAGAGAAAAAACAATAATTGAAAGATATTATGGATTGACCGGTACTGAATCTAATTTAGAAGACTTAGGAGAAGAGTTTGGATGTACAAAAGAAAGAATTAGACAATTAAGAGATAAAGCAATAAAAAAACTTAGAAACGAAAGTTTTATGCTATTAAACTATTTATAAAATAAAAAAATTATGAAAAAATTTATTGAAGAAAAATTCACAATTATTGTTTTAGTGATTATACTATTATCATTTTTTAAATCATGTGGTGATAGTAGAGAAATTTCTAAAATTAGAAAAGAATTAAAGGATTTAAATGATTCTACTTACAATAAAAAAGAATTGGATATCAGACTACAAATTGAAGGTTTGAAATCAGAGAAAAGAATGATTCAGTCTACCGATCGTAAAATTCTTGATGTTAATAGACAAACACAAATTGACCAAGAAATAACTACACTTGAAGGGAAATTAAAGTAATATGAAAACTTGGTTACAGAAAAATTATAAAACATTAATAATTGCTGCATTTTTAATACCAATCTTTACAGTTGCAATAGTATCTATTTCACACGTAACAAAATGGTATGGAATATCAAATCCGGTAACGTGGTCAATTTATCTTTCAGTAGGTATTGAAATTGCTGCATTATCAACATTAGCCGCGTTATCTGCAAATATGGGAAAAAAAGTGTATTTCCCTTTTGCTATTGTAACCATAATTCAATTTATTGGAAATATATTTTTTGCATATAGTTTTATCGACATCGAAAGTAAATCGTTTCAAGATTGGGTAGGTATGGTTTCACCTATTGTAGAATTTATGGGTGTTGATAATAATGATTTTGTTGGACACAAAAGATTTTTAGCATTATTTGCTGGAGGTATGTTACCAATTATTTCATTGTCTTTCCTTCATATGTTAGTTAAGTTTACTGAAGAGGAAAAGAAAAAACAACAAACCGTAGAACCAAATGTACAACCCGTAGTTGATATTGAAGAAATTAGTAAACAAGCAGGTAAAATTGAAGCAGAAAAAGAAAAACAAAAATATACACCTACTAACGAAGAGTTGAAAAAATTGGAAGAAGTTTTGATAAAACCATCTCAGGCACCAAAAACCGCATCTGAAATGATGTTGACAAAAAATGAAGACATTATTAATTCAATACCACCGGATGATGAAGTTTCCGATTTGGATATTAAACCTGAGAATGAATCAGAAAAAGAAGTAATAGAGGACGAAGAAAAAAAAAACTTAATTCCTGAACCTACAGCAACACCTGTTTGGTTTAATAATCTTTTTAATCCTACTGAAACACCCATATCAACACCTGAATTAACATCCACCCCCGTACCAACAGATACACCAACACCTACCCCCACACCAACGGATACTCCAACACCAGAACCTACCCATACACCCACACCTGAACCAACGGATACTCCAACACCAACCCCCACACCAGAACCTACCCATACTCCAACACCAATTCCAACTGATAGTGACGACCAAACTATGGAAGAAAAAAAAAACTTCGAAATATTATCAGAGGAACCAACAAAACTTTTGGATTCAATCCATTTAGTTGGAAATGACGTTAACAAACCAACAAATTCACCAAAACCGATATTAATAAAAGGAAATAAAAAAACAGTTTTGAGAAATGTTGGTAATTCACAACGTAGACACGTTAGATAACAAAAAACTAAACGTAGTCAAAAGAAGAGTAAAAAAAAATCAAATTTTTTTATACGACACTAATAGAAGAATTGACGATTTTATTAGTAAATTAAAGTATCGTAAGAACGGAAAATACGAAGATATCCCACATTTTATTGTTTCTAAGTTAGGATTAGTTTACAAAGTATTTGACACTAATTATTATTCAAGAACTTTTAATGATAATAAATTAGATAAGAGATTTATCAAAATTGCTATAGAAAATTTAGGTTGGTTAAATAAAAACACCATAACCGGAATTTTACACAATTGGATAGAAGACCCATACAGGTCAGTACCCGCCACTTCAAATTGGAGAAATCATTTTTTTTGGGACAAATATGAAGATAATCAAATAGATTCACTGGTTGAATTATGCGAAAGTATTTGTAATGAACATAATATACCATATAATATAGTACCCTCACAAGAATATGATAAAAACATTCATAATTTCCGTGGAATTGTATGTAAATCCAATTTTTCAAATATTTATACAGATATAAACCCTTCTTTTAATTTTAAAAAATTTTATGTCAATACAGAAGAAAACAAATAATAGTTACGATGAGATAAGAGGTATGCTTAAAACCATCAGAACAATTAAAGAATCTAAGAATCCTCAAAACATTATAAAAGAGGAGGAAGAAAAAACAGATTTTAGTACAGACGGAACTGATGAAAAAAGTGACGTAATTGTAATAAATGATGTCGAGACCAAATTAATATCCAGTGATAAATCTGATATGAAACTTGATGAAAAACAAAAAACAGGTATTTCATCTATGATTGATAATTTTAGAACACAAGTTTCTCAAATAGTTGATTTTGAACCTGGTTTTACGATTACTGAAAAACAAATAAGATTAGATGGTACATTAACCGATGAAGAGATAAATTTTGTATTTATCGCTGGAGAGGATGGAGGTTTGTATATGAATAGTGACATGTTAGAGTTATCTGAAGAAGTTATGATACTATTAGATAAGTTAGTAAAATTTGAGAAGGTGTTTAAAGATGGTATGGAACCACTGATAATACAAAGACAAACAAATGTATAATGGCACTAACAAACGAAGATAAGAGAGAAATTGAAAAAATAGTTAAGAAAGAGATTAAAGATTTTATGGACTCAACACAAGCACATAAAATCGTTGTTAAAGTAATTCAAGACGAATTGGGAACGAAAAAGATAGACGATAAAATCGTAGACTTATCTACTAAAGTTGTTGTCGAATTGTTCAAAACATTATGGCAAAAAAAGTCATTTTGGGAACAATCCCTTAAAAGTGTAAGATAATGAAAAAGAAAAATTATTCTAAAGAAGATATATTAAAATTAGTGAGTTTAGCACATAAGGATATTACAAGAAAAAAAGGTAAAGACCATAGTCCAAACGTAAATGAATTACAATCTTGGATTGATGAATATATTTCTAAAGGAAGTGAAGAAAAGACAGAAGTAGAAGAAAAATGGTCACAAAAATACAAACGTTCAATTGATTGCAATAACCCTAAAGGGTTTAGTCAAAGAGCACATTGTCAAGGTAGAAAGAAAAAAGTTAATGAAGGAGAAAAATTAAAAGGTGGTTTAAGTGATAATAAAACACTTGAAGATATTGCTAAGAAACATAGTAAAAAAAAGTACCATGATACTGACAATATGATTACTTTATTGAAAAAGCAATTGAGTATGGGAATGAAGGTTGAAATGGAACATACCAAAAGTAAAGAAAAAGCAAAAGAAATTGCACTTGATCACCTATCGGAAGACCCAAATTATTATACTAAATTAAAAAAAGTGGAGGCAAAAGAATCGATGGGTGCAGATTCATCTGGTTCATTTGAAGCTGGTGCTTTTGGTGGGAAAGTAATTAAGAGAAAAATCACTAATATACCAAATTTCGATACTGAATTGGATGAAGCAACAGATGCAAGTTCTTCAGGTTCTTACGATGTACCTTTTTTAGGTTCAACAACAAAAGGTCGTAAAAATCCGTTAGAAATTAAAGGACCAGACTCAATTAAGAACAGTAGAGCGGTTAAAGATAAGAATTTCCCTAAATGGGGTGGTCCCGGTGGAGTTTTTATAAAAATTAAGGATAAATGTAAGAAATTTCCTTATTGTAATCAGGGTGATATTAACGCATTGGAAGTTTTAAGGGAATCTATCGATGAAATATCTAAAAAAACAGGAATTCCTAAGACTGAAATCGAAAATTTAGTATTAAATGAAATAAAACAGATATTTATTTGATATGAAAGCAAATGAATTAATGAACATTGTGGAAAGTTTTCTTTACGATGAGGTTAAGAAGAATATTCTCAACGAAGGAAAAGATGTGTTTCACATAAAATGTGAAGGACAATTAGTTGATACATTTAAAACAAAAGAAGAAGCTGAAAGTCATTTAGATATTTATAAAAAAGACCATCCAGGTAAACAATTTATAATCGAAAAAGGTATGTACGAATCATACGAAGAAATGATTGATAAATTAGATGAAATGGGTGAAAAACTACAAGAAAAAGAAAATACAGATATGAAACATCAAGAACCAATGGAAGGTAATGCATTTGTTGCCGCATTAAATAAAGCTAAAGAAGCTGGAGAAGATACATTTACCGTTGACGGTGAAGAATATGACGTAAAAGAATCATGGCAAAGTTTGGAAGAAGAAGAAATGATGAATTATGAAGAAGAAATGGGTGAAGGAGAAGATTGTATGGAATGTGGTCAAATGGAAGAAGAAGAAATAAGTGAAGAAGAGTATTTTGGAATAACAAATAAAACTTCAGAAAAGAGTTTAAAAGAGTCTTTACATCGTCATTTAATGGAATTACACCCTTCACATGTTGAAGGTGATGACTTTAGTGACCTTGAGTGTATGAAATGTCAAGGTGCTGGTGTGGACTCTATGGGTCATGAATGTAAAGGTTGTGGTGGTACAGGTATGGAAACACCTCACATTGAAGATATGGGAGATGATGATTATGATTTTGAAGATGAAGTGAATGAAACAGACATGTATGAAGAAAAACAAACATGTAATGAGTGTGGAAGTGAAATGAAAGAAGGAATGTGTATGGAATGTGGTTCAATGATGGAATCAAAGAAAAAAATTCGTGTAACTGAGTCTGAATTAGTTGATATTATTAAGGGTATGGTAAAAGAATCTGTTCGTGGATTAGAAGTTACCAAAAAAGCACAAAAAGGAAGTAAAAAAGACAATGACGAATATATTAAGAGTGTTGGTGATAAGATGAAAAAAGCAGCTTCTTTTAACAATAATGACAATCCAGAATTCCCTAAACAAATTGGTAAAGGTGAAAAAGCAACTGTAAAAAGAACAAGTGAAGAAGAAGAATTTATAAGTGATAATAGAGGAGGTGGATTACAAGATTTAAGATATGAATTTGAACCATCAGATAAATTTAAGGATAGATTAAAAAAGGCGTTAGAAGGTCATTCAACTATGGGTAATTCACAGGATGCTGCAAATGTTGTTAAAAGTGATTTAGGTAAGAATGTCGCTAAAAATGCAGAAAGAAAAGAGAAGAAGAGAAAAGAAGCACCGATGTACAACAAAGATGCTCAACCTGTAAAAATTGTTAAAGAATCAGAAAAAAAAGTGCCAGGTGTTTTATTAGAAGAAATGAATAAAATGAAACACTTGTTATCTTATAACAAAAAAACTCAGTAATATCTTCTTTTTATTTTCTTTTATCCTTATATTAAATTTAATATAGGTTATGGAAAATAATGAGGATTTTATGGAGTATATTACATCAGAAAGTTATAAACATCAAATTGATATTTGGTGTAAAGCGTACAATATAAGTCGTGAAAAAACAGAACTTTTTTACGACTTTCTAATTTCCTTATACGATTTAGTTGAAGAAACTTATTTAGGTCCTGACGTATTGATATATGAAAAGGATCAAAGAGGTCATTTTACATGGTGTTGGGACAGAATTATAAATTCATTTAATAAGGAAAAAATACATTTTAAATCCCGGGGTAATCATTATGAGTATTTTTGGAATTTCTTCTTAGAAGCATATTATTTTGTTCAACTTGATGGTGAAAAAGTAAAAATATCTGAGTATTTGTTCAAGTTATTTGATTTAAAATATCAAAAAACCAGATCCGAACTTGATGTGGTGATAGAAGTTTATAAAATGTTTGAAAATAACTTGAAAAAGTAGAAAAAAATCCGTATATTAATATTTAAAACAGGATATTATTATGGATACGTTAAAAGAAATAAAAGAACTTGTTGAAAAAATGTCTGTTGAAACCCGAAAAGTTTTTGATAAAGGTAATCACAGTGCATCTATTAGGGCAAGAAAATACGCACAAGAAATAAAAACATTAATTCCTAAATATAGGAAGGAAATTTTAGACGAAATTAAAAAACATGACACAGGAAATTAAAACATTTTTATTTATTTTAAGTATTGTATATATTTTAAGATTTGTTGTGGAGTTCGTTTTAAAATTAATGGATAACAATCCATCAGTGTTAAAAGTTTCTAATACTAATCAAGTTTTCTTATATTTTGCAATATCTTATTTTATAACTTATTTTCTCATTTAACACATTTATGTTCGAAACAATAAAATCACTAAAACCATATTTTTTCTCATTACGGGAAATTGATAACAATGTAAGTTTAGATATTAAATTACCTCTAAATTGGAAATATGATGTAATAGTTGCACCTTATAGGTCAGTAAAAACTAAAGTTCAAGACAAAAACGATAAATTTAGTTTGTTGTCATTAATTTCTAATGCCAATCAGGAAGGATACGATGTTGTAATAAGTTGTGCGAATGAAATTATCACGATTAATAAAGAGGAAGAAGAAAAACAAAGATTGTTTCAGCAGAAAGTAAAAGAATTGCAAGAGTTATTTCAAAAAGAATCATTAAGTAAATTAAAAGATATAAATTTATTGAACGATTATGGACAAGAGATTACACCAAGGATTGGAATGGTTGAACAAGGAGATGTCGAAGGACAATTTGGAGATACAGAGCCACAAGGAGAAAATGATTGAGGATATAAAAAAATTAGACAAAACAAAAATGTTCGCACCCGAACCTAAAAAAACAATGTTACAAAAAATATTGTTAATATTTGGATATGGAAAAAAAAGGTGATTTATTAAATCAATTGGCTATAGTATCAGATTTATTGGAAAAAATGAATATTGAATCTAAATCGAGAACAATAATTGTAGAAGTAAGTGAAAATGAATTTGACAGAGTTTTCAATTTAGTCGAACAGAAATATGCAAAAAAATTAGAAAAACCTAAATCAAGTTTTAATATAACTATTGGAACGGTTGATATTCTTTTTAATACGAGTAGTGTCTAAATAATTCTGTTCTTTTATACCCTTTATCTTCCAACATTTTATAGAGTAAACTTCTTTGGTGTGTTGTAATATCTTTTACAAATATAAAATTTGTTTTCTTTTTACTTAGTAAATCATTTTTTACAATTTCAAATAATCTGTTAGCGTCTTCAATATTTTTGTTACCAAATAATCTCACATCGTTTTCTATCTGAACAAACAATTTATTATTAAGTGTGAATATCTGAGCAATTTCTGTTACTGAATTAATATATTCCATCATTTGATGGTATCGAATTCTTTTTTTAGTGTTAAAATCATAAATAAGTTCTTCTTTCCAATATGGAATAATTTCTTTAATTCTGAACTTATTATCTTCAATTTTTGCTTCTACGTTTCTACCTAAACTATCTCTGACATAAGTTTTTGTGGCCCATCTATTATTTGGGAAAATAAGTCCTAATTCAAAGTGAAGTTTTTGTTGTCTTTTACCACCTTGTTCTTGAACAAATGCAGGTTTTTTCTGAGTCTTGAATTCTCTCCAATACTCATAAACAGTGGTTCTTTTCATACACCGGAATAAAATTTTTATTCTTTTCTTATTACAGAAAAGAACTATGAAATATTTTCCGTTTTTCATAAAAATTTAGATATCAATGAGAAAAGACCATATAAACCCAAAAGAAACCAAACTAAGATAAACCAACCACCCCATTTATCAACAAAGTCGGCTCTTCTTTGAAATTTTTCTTCACCAATAACTTCTTTGTTTTTTTGTTTACAATTTGAACATGCCATATCATAATATATACTATTTTATTCAATTTTCAAAGCATTTTTTTTTATCGTTTTTTTTGTTTATAATTTTTAAAAACAGAACAATGATATCTTATATTGGTGGTAAAGCAAGAATTGGTAAATGGATTGTCCCTTTCATTCCAAATGATATAGAAACCTATGTAGAGGGGTTTTCCGGTATGTTTTGGGTCTTTTTTAATATGGACCTGTCTAAGTACCCAAATCTTAAAACTGTGGTTTATAATGACTTTAATGGTCTTAATGCAAACTTATTTAGTTGTACTAAGGAATATGATAGACTTTGGGAAGAATTATCTAAATACCCTTGTCAACAACTTGGTGTAGTTGATACACCACCCGAGTACGCACAAATGTTTAAACAATATCAATCCGAAATATTTGTTGATAATTTGGTGATAACAGAAGAAAACAAATTTGAGATTGCGTGTAAATATGTCTATGTATTAACGCAAGTTTTTTCTGGTTCAAAACCTGAAACATCATCATATACCGACTATAAAGGAAAATATCGTTGTAAGGTTCTTATTTTCATGGATAAATTGAAACATCCAAAATATAGAGAACATTTTGATAAAATAACATTTATTGAAAATATGGATTTTGAATTGGTTGTTAAAAAGTACGATTCTGAAACCACGTATTTTTATATGGATCCACCATATTGGAAGACGGAAAATTATTATTCAAATCATGATTTTGACAGAAATGACCATGAAAGATTGGCAAATTGTTTAAAAGACATTAAAGGAAAATTTAGTTTATCATACTATGATTTTCCTCTACTTAATGTTTGGTTCCCACAAACTAATTATAGGTGGGAAAATAAGAATTTCAAAAAAGCGGCAGCAGCTAAAAAAGACGGTACACAGAACGAAGGTACTGAATTGTTGATAATGAATTATTAAAACATATTTATTTACATGGAATCATTTTGGTATGTTATAAAAGTTATGCCGGGTAGAGAAAGAAAATTAAACGAACAGTTTAATCAACAAATACAGACCGGTAAAATAGAAAATATTAGTAGATTTATTTGTCCAACAGAACACACATCAGTTTCAGTTAAGGAGAAAAAAATAGTTAAAGAGAAAGTACTTTATAGTGGTTACTTATATTTTGAATCATTTAAAAGATTAAATGATAGTGAATTAAAGTATATTTCAGGGTTCGAAGGTATCATGGGTATGATGGGAGACAAAACACCTCTTTTGGTTAGAAATGAAGAAGTTGAAAAAATACTAAAAGACGATGCGTTGGAGAATCACTTAGAATCAAAAAGGATAAGACTAATGAAAGGGGATGAGGTTTTGGTTTTAGAAGGTCCTTTTCAAACATTTCACGGTATAGTTAATGAGATTAGGGATAACAAAGTAGAAATTAATGTAAAAATATTTGGAAGAGATACATCAGTTTCGTTAACTTTGGACCAAATTGAAAAAACACGATAATATGTCACCAGAAGTTTTAATTTATATTCAGAATGTGAAAGATTACTTTAAAAAAAGTAAAGAGACTCGAGATTACTTTATTGGAAAAAAAGATGAAGACACATTTTTTGAATTTTTAACCGAATTCGCACAAAAAAATTTTGAAGACGCTAATCAACCCGAACTTTCTAGAGAACAATTTGAATTATTAAGAGAAATGGTAAATGGTTCAAATTTTGAAAAAGAAAAAGATAGTAATCTATTTTTTGAGGTTAATGGTTATGGTTCTATTTGTTTAAATTAATAATAAAAAATTACATGTCATCATTAAAGTTAACGGAAAAAACACGTCCGTCATTCATACAGGTTTACGATACCTCGTATGGTAGTGAAATTCCTGCGGAACAATATTTTGTTGTGAATTTTGATTCAATAGTATCAAAATATTCAGATAGTACACACTATTGTCAGAGCATTATAAAATATTTTGAATCAATTGGGTTTGAAAAACACTCGTTAATATCCACCGTTAATAGAAGAGAAGATAAAGTTTCAAACGCATTGTTTGTAAACGAAAAGTTAAGGATGATGATAAAAATTGATAACCAAATGGGTGATAGCGTTTGGAGTTTCAATTCATTCTTTTCTCCCAAAAAAATTGAAACAAATAAAAAAAATGATGATTTAGTTCAAGTTACATTTTTATATGATATAAAATTAGGTAGTTTAGATAAACAAATTAATCTAAAGAAAATATCTGAATTTAAGAGAGACAAGAAAAAATCAAGTATCAGTTTGGTTAAAAGTGATATGGGTCATTTAGATGTTGAAGATTATGACCTAACAATTCCACCTATGGATTTAGGTTTAAATTATGGTGAAGAATTTATTAAAATACATGATTTAATAGTTAGTAGATTAAATAAACCAAACGGTAAAGGTATTATTTTACTACATGGTGAACCAGGTACAGGAAAAACTTCTTACATAAAACATTTAACTAGTTTAATTGAAGAAAAAAATATCTTGTTTATTCCTCCATCAATGGCGGAAATGTTATCTGAACCATCAATTATACCATTTCTTATGTCACACAAAAATTCTATATTAATTATAGAAGATGCTGAAAGAGTAATTGCGGATAGAGAAGGAAATGGTTCGGCGGTTGGTGTTTCAAACATATTAAACATAACTGACGGTATTTTGGGTGATTGTTTGAATATTCAGATAATTGCAACATTCAATATGAAAAGAGAAAAGATTGATCCAGCATTACTTCGTAAAGGAAGATTAATTGCGGAACATAAATTTGAAAAACTTTCTGTTGAAAATACAAATAAACTACTAAAACACCTTGAAAAAGATTATACTTCTACAGAAGAAATGGCTTTAGCGGATATCTATAATGTAGACGTTGAATTTTATAAAACAAATAATAAAAGTAAAATAGGATTTTAAAATGGAATTTATTGACACAAAAAAATTAGAAGAATTACAAAGTAATAATACAAAAATGTTAGTGGACATAACCGCGTCTTGGTGTGGTCCATGTAAAACCTTAGTACCAAGATTAGAAAAAATTGAATCAGATTACCCTGATATCAAATTTGTAAAATTAAATGCTGACACAAATAGAGATTATTTAATTAATTCTGGTATTAGTTCAGTACCTACCGTTATGTTTTTTGATGGTAATAAACTTATAAGTCGTTCAACAGGAGTACAATTGGAGTCGTTTTATAGAGAAATTCTAAAAAATATGTAATGAAGAATACTATTGTTATTTTTACACTAAATGGTTGTTCACATTGTTCAAGTTTGAAAGATAGACTTGATGAAATTAATATCCCATATTTAGATGTTGAAATAACACAAAATGAAAAAATTTGGGAACAAGTAGTAGAACAAACTGGTGAGGATTTAATACCGACAGTTTTTATTAAACAAGAAAATTCTGATGACGGATTCATATATATTCCGGGAAAAGATTTCGAAAGTGAAGACGAAATAGTAGAAAAAATAAAAAATCATTATAATGAGGGGGTTTAACCCCCTTTTTTAATTTATTAAACGTCAAATAAAAGTATTTATTTAAAAGATAAACTTTTATATGTCGTTACAGAAAATAAATTGGTCACAAATTGATACTGACCCATACTTTGGTGATGTTGATTTAGGAACTCAGGAAAATTATCTAAAAAATGTATTTGCGGAAAATTTATTCGTATCGGGTATAACCGCAGGTACTATAAATGTCAATAGTAGTGACATACTAACCAAAATAAGTGGTGGTACAGGTATATCTGTTACTGGTGGTAACACAGGTATAACGATAAGTAATTCTAATCCAGACCAAACTGTAACAATATCCGGTGGTACAAATATTCAAATAACAGGTACATACCCAAATTTTGGTGTAAATTTTACAGGAACAACTGGTTCCGGTGGAGGAACATTTACAGGTGGTACCGTTGCTGGTCAAACGACATTTCAAGCAGGTTTAACCGCAACAACAATTAGTGGTGGTACGTTTTTTGGTAATGGTGGTTCATTATCATTTACAAATACAGGTGCAACAACAATACAAGTAGGGGGTATTGCTGAAAATACAATATTAACTGGAAAAACATTTCAAGAAGTTTGGGATTTATTATTGTATCCATATGAAGAACCGGCATTTTCGTCATTTAGTGTTAGTCCTACGTTACCGACATTTGAATTAGGTCAATCTGTAACAGCAGGAACAAAAACATATAGTTGGGGAATACAAGATAGTCAAAATTTAAGTGCGGGCACAATATCAATTATAGAGTACACTGGAACATCACAATTCAGAACAATATCAAATGGTCTAACAGGTACTTCAAAATCAATAACAACCACATCTCCAACATTTTCAAGTACAACACCAACAACTCAACTTATTTATACAATTAGTGCGTACGATACTCGAAGTAATTTATTTACTCGTTCAATAAATGGTAACTGGAGATATAGATGGTATTATGGAAAATATTCCGGTACCACCATAACACCATTAGAAATTACGGGTTTAACTGATACTGCATTAGTGACAAGTGTCGTTAACAATTATATTACTTGGGACCCAACTGTAAATCCAGAATACGGATACTTAATAATTCCAACTGGATTAACACAACCAACAAATTTAAGAAATTCTACATCAGGTTGTCAAGGTTCTAATATACCGTACACAACTGGTGGAACAGTGTCGTTTACAAACACATACGGTGTTTCGACAGCGTATATGATATATAAAACAGATAATCAATTCGCAGGTCAATATAATGCTTGGTTATGTCAATGATAAAAAATAAAAACATTAATTAATTATGGGTGAAATATCAGGAGGAGTACAAGTTTTAGGTTTCATATCACCGACAAACACTTCAGATCAATATGCAGTTATTGACCCAATATATGGTATAGATGGATGGAGAAACGTTGGTTCTTTAGCGGACATGTATGCAATCCCTAATGCGAGGAGAAGAATCGGTATGGTGGTTGGTGTTTCAGGAACACCGGTAACGTATTATACATTAACAGGAAATACATGGACAGGAGCAGCATCCGATTGGACACCATTCACAATAGGTAGCTCAGGAAATAATTTTTTATCTTTAACTGGTGGTACAGTATCAGGAGATACGATATTTCAAAGTGGGATAACAGCAACAACAATATATGCAACATACTATCAAAATTTACCTTCTTTTTTATCCACGACCGGAGGTACATTAACAGGGCAACTAAATGTACCAACAATATCTGCAACAACAATATCTGGTACCACATTTTATGGTGATGGTCAGTATTTAACAAACTTACCTAAAATAACAGGATTTACATATCAACCACCAGGACAACCCTCACACAGTTTATTTATTTACACAAACTACAATACAGGATTTAGTGTGGATTTATCGTCATTGGCTGCAGACGTAACTATTACGGGAGGAACATACAATCCAGGTAATGGAGTAATAACATTTACAAGTAACGGTGCACCTCCTTTTAATGTTTCTGGATTAACCTCAGGATTTACTGATACATATATAACAACAACAACATTTAACGATACTAATGGTGAAGTAACAACAACTACAAATACGGGTTCTAACGCATTTACAATAACAGGATTAACACATGGTTCAGGCACAGACAATAGAGTGGTTGTTTGGGATGGTGCTGGTTCCACCAAAAAACAAAAAGCAAGTTCATTAATAACCGATAATGACACATCAGTTGGTATTGGTACAACAACTCCAAGTGCGTTGTATATTTTAGATGTTAGTGGTGATACAAGAATTGGTATTGGTACTGGTGACACTACAACATTTGGTAATGGAATAGTTTTTAGTTTTGGTGATGGTGCACCTAAAATTTCCGGTGGTAGTGAGAAAATTCAAATCGGTGTTCCAAATAAGTCTGGAACTAGAACTTTTATTGGTACTGTTGGTGGTAATATAATAACAAGTGGGTTTACAGAACTTGAAGTAGGTTTTGGTGATTTGTCACAAAATGGAGGAACATTTAATAATACAAAATTAACAGGTAGGGTATTAAGTCAATCTGGTGACACCACATTTAATTTTTTAACTGTTGAACCAATTTATCAAACGGTTGGTAGTCCATATAGTGGTACAGTTAGAGCATTTTATTATAATCCAAATGTAAGTGCTACATTTAATGGTAGACAGATAGCGTTTGAAAATACCAGAGGTGATGTTTTATTTAATACAACATCTGGAGGTGTAGGTATTGGAACAACAGGGATAACTAGTGGTAATATATTGGATGTTGTTGGTAATGTTGATATACAAGGTAAATTAAAATTCTTTGACACAATCAACATACCTCTTAAAACTGCAATTAGAATTGGTTCGGGTGTTGATGATGTTGGTAATGACGACAACAATCCACAAGACGGTGTTTTTATAGGTAGAGGGGCTGCAACATCTATTTTGACTGGAGCAACCTCATTAATTTCCATTGGTGTCAATTCCTCGTCATCAACAACATCTGGTGGTAGGTACTCAGTTCATCTTGGAAGAAATAGTGGAAGAGGAAACACCACAGGAACACAAAATACATTTATTGGTAGTGGAGATCAAACTAATATTCCTTCTTCAACAAGTGATTCAATACATATCATTGCTGGTGGTGGATACGAAAATAACGATGCGTCACAAGTACTAACAGGACTAACATCACAATACGCATTTATTGGTGGTGGATTTAATAGTTCATCATATGTAAATAATTTTTATTTAGGTGCGGGACCATATGTTAGTGGTACTTCAAGTGCTAATTTGAATTTATATGCACCATCGGCAATTGGTTCAAATGTTGTTGGTTCTAATTTTGAAATTAATGCT